ATCCTTCACGACCAACCTCTGAGTGTCAGAGAATCTTGGGGACCTCAGACCATCCAGAATGGTCTTGTTAGTCATTCTGGGAGGGATGGAGGACTCCCATCTCTCATAGTCCCTTAGAGCAGCATCTACATCACCTTTGATTCTTTCTTTCAGAAGTTCTGGATTGTTAAGGATTTCATCTTGTATTGGATTATCTTGAGGTAATATATTTCTTCTAATTAATTCTCGTTGTATTTGGTCTATCCACATCCATATAGTTTTTTCATTGACTTTGAATACTGATGATAAAAGTGCGACTAAAGAAAAAAGGACTATGCTCCAAAAAGCATAGTCCCATATTGTTTTTTGTTTCTTTCCAAATTGGAAGTTAAACTTCATCCCTCAACACCATATCTCCTGTCTGACTTGGATGTGTCCATCCTGTCTTTAGCCATCTTTGTGGCAGTAGCATACATTACTGATTTTGCTCTTGCCCCATATCTTTGTTTAAAATCACCAGCAGACTTCTTGAGACCTTTTACAAGTCTTTCTTTTTCTCTGGTTTCTGTTGGGTCAAGTTCTCTTTCTGAAAGTTCAGTTTCTTCAAAATGTCTTGAGGCAGCTTTCACCATATCTTTGTGTGCCTGAGTTCCTATCATCTCCTTTCTTGCCTTTTCATTCTCTTGATGTCTCTGATTCATCAGAGCATTCAATTTCTTTATTTTTGCAATTTGAGATGGTTTTCTAGCTTCATCTACAAGGTCTCCTTCAACATCATAGGAATCTGCCATTCCATGAATGTGCTTACCTTTTGATTTCTTATCTGCTCTTGCTGCTGATTGTGCTTCTGACCCTGCATACTTAGCAGCAACCTTAGAGTCCATTCTACTTGCCTTTCTATCAGCAACCTCTGCTCTTCTCAGTTCTCTTTCTTCTGGGTCCATTCTCTCAACCACTTGAGCATAAACTTGGTCATATGCTTCTCTGATGTTGTTTAATCCAGCCATATCTAATACAAGTTTTTAAGTATTTATAAAAAAAGAGGGTCACAAGGACCCTCTCAAATCTTCAACGAGTTGCCATATGAAGTTGTGCTTCATACAGTCTTCTTTCTTTCATAATTTTTTGTTTGATTAAAATAAGCGCCATAGGTTTGCTCCTTTACTTTATGGGTATTGGTGCGTTCCTTCAGTTTCCCTACTTCCGTTTGCTATTTGCAAATAGCAAATGAACGTATATTATTTTATAATTTTATTTTGTATAATCTGCTACAGTTTGAATCCAGCAAAGGTATCTTTCTTCACGTCTTGTTTGATTCCTCCAACCACATAACTTTCAACTTCTGTTTCTTGTGGTGCTACTTGAAGTCCTTTAGAGGAAATCCAGTGCTCAGTCCAGGGAAGTGGATTATTTTTAGCAGCAATATCATAAATTGTCTTAAGACCAATAGATCTCATTCTTCTATTAGCAATCCACTCAACATAATTGTTGAGAAGTTTATCATTAAGACCAATCATAGAACCATCCTTGAACAAATATTGTGCCCATGCTTTTTCTTGGTCTACACAAGTCTTGAATGCATTGATTACCCAGTCCTCTTCTTCTTTAGCAATTTGTTGCATTTCTGAATCATCTCCTTCACGCCACTTGTTGATGATGTTTTGAGTAATGACAAGATGCTGATTTTCATCTCTGGCGATAAGAGAGATAATTTTAGCTGATCCTTCCATAAGTTTGAGTTCACCAAACGCAAACGAGCAAGCGAAAGAGACATAAAACCTGATACCTTCGAGAATGTTGACATTAGCAATTGCTCTGTAAAGTTTTCTTTTTAATTCAATTCTTTCTTCTTTAGCATACCCTGCACCTTCTTGTGCAAATATCCAATCATTAGAAGTTCCATACTTTTGTGCTGAATTAATAAAGTCATCATAAGCTTGTGTTACTGAAGATGCCCTCTCCAAAATCTTGTCGTTGGTTAGAATAGTATCAAAAACTTCTGATGGATCTGAGTATACATTTTTGATAATGTAAGTATAAGACCTAGAGTGAATCATTTCCATGAATTCCCATACAGTCATACATGCCTCCAATTCAGGAAGAGAGCAGTATGGAATAAATGCCATACCAGGACCTCTTCCTTGAACTGAATCAAGAAGAATCTGATACTTTAGATTTGATGTGAAGATGTGTTTTTGTTCTGGTCTGAGAGTATGATAATCTGCCCTATCTTTTTGAAGAGAAATTTCTTCTGGTCTCCAGAAGTATCCAAGTTGTTGTTGAGTTAATTTATCAAATACAGGATATTTGTATTGATCATATCTTTGAACACCCAAAGGGTTTCCAAAAAACATTGGTTGTTTTTTGGTATTGACTTGTGTTGTATTAAATACTGTCATTCCTTCTGGCATTTTGTTTTCTTCTGAATTAACTCTAAATTTTACAGGATTCACAATCTTCCTCTCCTTCTAATAGTTCTTGAATAAGTGTATCTAAATTAACTGGTTCATCCTTTATTTCATCAGTCTTATTATCATATGTATTCTGATAATAACTTGTCTTCCATCCATACTTATATGTGGATAAGAAATCCTGAGCCATCACGCTAACAGGGACTTCATTGTCTTGATAATTCTCTGGGTTATAGGACCAGTTTCCACTAATCGCTTGATCGAAGAATTTTTGCATAAGAGCAACAATGTTGATATAACCACTATTGCTAGACATGTCCCACAGAAGAGTGTAATTGCTCTTAAGAGTTTGATACTGGGGGACAATCTGCTTAAGAGGTCCCTTCTTTGACTTTTTAATAGACAAGAATCCACGAGGTGGTTCGATTCCATTGGTTGCATTTGACACAACGGAACTGCTCTCCGAAGGCATCTGTGCTGACAATGTTGAATGTCTAAGTCCATGTGCCTGAATCTCGGCACGTAAAGTTTCCCAATCATGTTGGTAGGTAATAGAGGAAATTTCGTCTACATCTTTTTTATAAGTATCAATTGGAAGAATACCATCAGCATATTTGGTCCTGCTAAAATACTTACAAGAACCTTTCTCTTTAGCAATCTGGTTGGAAGATTTTAACAAGAAATACTGGAATGATTCAGAAAGACCATGAACTGCGTCCCATGCCTCTTGTGAATCATAGTTAAACCCAAGTTTAGCAAGATAATGTGCCAGTCCAATAAAACCTACTCCAAGAGACCTGCGTGCCTTTGTAGAAATCTCTGCTGCTTCTACTGGATAGTTCTGATAATCAATCAGTTCTTCCAATCCTCTTACTGACAAATCACAAAGTTCCTCAAACTCTTCATCATCTTTAACTTTACCCACATTAATGGCAGAAAGAATACACAATGCAATTTCACCTTCAGGGTCATCAATGTGATGAAGAGGAACTGTGGGAAGAGTAATTTCTTGACAAAGATTTGACATCTCAATTTTATCCTTGAAGGAAGAGTGAGAGTTGCAATGGTCAATATTCATAATGTAAATACGACCAGTTTCTGCCCTTTCCTTGAGGAGGTCAAGAATCAAACTTTGTGCTTTTACTGTCTTTTTAGGAATGCTTGAATTTTGTTCATACCCTACATATAACTCATCAAATCTGTCAGTGCCAAAAGCATCATACAGTCCAGGAACATCATGTGGAGAGAATAATGTAATTTCTGCATCTTGAATAAATCTTTCATAGAACAGTTTGCTAATCTGAATAGAATAATCTAATTTTCTAACTCTATTATCTTCTGTTCCTTTATTGTTTTTGAGAACAATAATATCTTCTATTTCTTGGTGCCAGATTGGAAAGTGGACAGTAGCACTTCCACCTCTGATGCCATTTTGAGTGCAACATCTGACAGTTGCTTCAAACTTTTTGAGGAATGGGACAACCCCTGTATGAGCAACTTCTCCCCCTCTGATTTTAGAATTGATGCCCCTGATTCTACCTGCATTGATACCAATTCCTGCTCTTTGAGCAACATAGCGACCAATTGCCATATCACTGCTGAAGATACTGTCAAGGGTGTCATCAACATCAACAAGAACGCAACTTGCAAATTGGCGAAGTGGGGTTCTAACACCTGCCATGATTGGTGTAGGAATGTTGATTTTGTGCTTTGAGATTGCATTGTAGTACCTACGAACATATTCCAAACGAGTTTCTTTTGGATACTCTGCAAAGATTGTCAGAGCAATCATAATATACATGAACTGAGGAGTCTCATAAACCTTACCAAGACTTCTGTCTTGTACCAGATACTTATCTACTACCTGACGAAGACCTGCATAGGTAAAAAGCATATCCCTATCATGGTCAATAAATCCATTTACTCTATCTATTTCTTCTTTAGAGTATTTGATAAAAATTTCACTATCATAAACTCCCTTTGCTACACAATTGTTAATGTGCTCCTCAAGGTGAGGGAAGTCTTTGATACCACCATACAAACTTTTTCTAAGTGAAAAAAGAAGAAGACGTGCTGCAACAAACTGATAATTTGGATGGTCCAAATCAATCAAATCTGATGCAGAGCGAATCAAGATTTCTTGAATTTCTGCTGTGGTGATACCATCATAGAACTGAATTCCAGATTGCATCTCAACTTGACTTGCAGATACTCCTGCAAGACCTTTACATGACTCTTCAACCATCAAATGCATCTTATCCAAATCAAGTGATTGAATAATACCATTTCTTTTAGTTACCTTTAACCCGTTGCTCATACTCTTTTCCAACTAATAAGTTTTGCTTTTGCTTCTAAACCTGAATAAGTATTTGATTTTAGCATACTATCCACATCAAGTCCAGATAAAACCATATCATTAATATCCTTTTCCTTTACATCTGATGGCCAAATAACCACAGGGAAATGTGTATTAATTGCCTTTTCAATCCTATCTACAATCTGTTTATTTCTTTTTTCATTATCATAAATCATAACAAAGTTAGTTTCAAAGTTCGTTACAAAAAACATTTTATCAACATCAGCACCAACCATAGCAATGGCATTATCTATAAACATACTATCAAATGGACCTTCTGTTATATAAACAGTTTTATCCCAATTGATTTTATCAAGACCATAAATTTTTGGATGGTGCTCATCTAAAATTATAGTAATATATTTAATTTTAGAATTTTTGTTTAGACTACGACCTTGAAACCCAAATAGTGTCCCTTTGTTGATTAATGGGATAATGATTCTTGGTTCATCATGGTCTGTAGTTTCAAATGTATACTTTTGCTCATTTGTCCATGCTTTAAAATTTTCACAATAATACAGTTCTCCAAAAAATTTTTCTGGAATTTTTCTTTTATGTAAGTATACTTTTGCTGGGTGCTCAGTATTTAGTTCTGCTATTGTTGGCAAATCTACCTTACAATTTTTAACTTTTTTAGAAAACTTTGGTTCCTGAAAATTGAACTGAGGTTCAGGAGTATTGGAATTTTTCCCAGTAATACCATTCTTATATCGTTCCATCACATACTGGTCATATAGTGATGTGTCCAAATCCTTTAGAAAATTAGTAAAAGATTTAGACATTCCACAATTATGACATTTATAATTGTGGTCATTTTTAAGTTGGTAAATATATCCTCTTGCTTTATTTTTATGCCTCTGGGAATCCCCACAATAGGGACACCTAAAATTATAAAGATTATTTTTTACTTGTTTAAATTTTTGAAGTCTTGGGGATATCAGTCCAATGTATTTGGAATCAACAAAGCTCATTCATAAAAATTATTTTTGTCCTTCTATTTTAGCAGGTTGGTGGGTTGGGGTCAAGAAGTCAACAACAATTTCTGACTGAGAAAACATAAACGACATAATCAAAGCTGCTCCTACAATTATCCAGCGAAACTTTACAAAATCTTCCAATTTAGTTTCCAACTTTTCTATTCTATGTGACACTGATTCATGCTGTTCTCTATTTTCGTCCCTCATCTCATCTAACACTCTGGTAATCATATCATCAGCTTTATTGCACTGTTCTATTCTTTCTTCATGAACAGCAAGCATCTTGCTAATGTTTTGACTGGTTTTGCCCATTAGTTGAATTGCTTCGTCTATTTTTCTCATCATAAGTTCATATGCGGAAAGACGTTCTTCTAAAACAGCAATTTTAGTATCTGCAGCTGTGTTATTGTTAAACATGTGTCTACTTTTTCTTCTTTAAAACGTCTCTGAAGAAGAATGGAATTCTTTTATATTTTCTTTTTCTCAAGTCAACTGGAGGCAAATCAGGAGGCAATCCTGCAAGGTTGCCTCCAGTAGCAGTCATTTCTTCTCTAATAATATTTATTATTTTATTCAACTTAAAATTGTTCATTATAGTGATTCCAATATTTTTAAACAGGTTTGGTCAATAGGAATATCATCTAAAAATGACTTTGGATACTCAGGTATTCTATTGAGATATAATAAAAAAGTCTTCATAGAAGACCATAACTCTCTTTCTATTTTGAAGAACAAAAGAGGGAGTGCTGCATCATTAAAAACATTGAAGACAATAATAAAATGATTAATCAGGAGAGTAGTTTTTAGCTCTCCTGATTTTACATATCTTCTCAATAACTTTTTGATATATTTAAATCTACTTAAGTCCTCAAAGAAATCCTCTTTAGTTATAGATTGAGGATTATCATAATACTTAATGGCAAACAGGAGGTAATTGTCCTCATTCAATTCATCAAACTTCATAGATTAATTATTTTGATGTTGGATAAAGAATGCCATCAGTTCCTGTTTGGATACCAGACATTGCAACAAGGACTTCACTCTTGACTCTCAGACTGCCATGACAATCAACATAGGTTGTAACACCAACCCAACCAGCATGAGTATATCCTTGATATGCTGCTGGAACATAAGAGGTTGTTGAAATACCATAAACTTGCTTGTCATAACCATCAACATATCTCTTGAAGGTTAAGGTAGCACCAGTAGCAATACCAACAGAAATAGTTGATCCTAAACTAATTGTGGTAGCATCAATAGTAGAAATTGTAATATTGTTACCACCATTTACCAGCAAGTCCCCAACAATCAATCCTACTGGAGGAATGGTTGGAATAATAGCAGTTCCTACACCAGCATTTGTAGTTGCAGTTCCTGTGATTGATAAAGTTGCTAAAGATTCAGCAGCATCAATTTTGTTACTGTAAGTGCTATCAAGAACAGTGTATTTTGGAAGTTCACTGATATAGAAACTTGTAGAAGCAATTGAAGCCCCACTAAGACCAGCAGTTGATGCAATCGAACATTGGGTAGTACTTGCAATGCCAACAATAACTGCATCTCCAAAATAGGTTCCACCAGAACCTCTATAACCAAATCTAATTACGTCTCCAGTTGCAGCAGCACCTACTTGTCCAAAAGTAGTTCCAGAACCTGTAACAACCAAGGCTGCATAATCTAAAGATACTGTTCCACCTGAACCCTTGTTGTCGTTATTTCCCCAGAGTGCCATTCTTTGTACCTAATAAATTTCTTTGTCTAAGAGTATTTATAAAAAAAGGAGACCTCAGTAATCGATCTCCTTTGTATTAAAATTTGATTAAAAATTATGGAGTTAAATCTGTTGCACCCTTTTTCTTCAAGTGATTTTGCAATTGAAGAAGAATGAATGAAAGAATTCCATTTGATTTGAGTTTTGGATTTGCTCCAAGTGCTTCTGAAATTAAGAGAAGCACTGTTGCAACCAAAGCTTCATTTGCTGCAAACCAAGCACCAATAGCTGCTAAAGTCATAATACCTCCTGGCAATTATGTAACTATTTATTTTTTAATATCTTTCAGAACTTTATTTGCTGCAGCAGCAAGTTTATCATAGCGACCTTTTACTTTTCTATTTGATGCTGGTGCTGCTGCTTTTGGTGTAGGAGTAGTTTTAACTTTTCCTTTTTTACCTTGTGGCATTAACCCAGCAAGAACAGTTTCACCTTTACTATGAATTTCTGCAGTTCTTTGTGCTTCTTTTTTTTCTGCCTTTCTTTGGGCATCAGTCATTGCATTTTTTGATCTTTCTGAAGCAGGTCTCATTTTAGACTTTTTGGGGTCAAATACTCCCTCTTCAAGATTCTCAAAGGCATTAGGTCTTTGTGAAAGGTACTCAACAATTGAGTCAAACGACTCATTTGTGGAAACTTTCAGTCTCTGTGATTGCTGAGCAACTTGAAGGTCTGCTCTTTCCTTTGCCACTTTTGCCTTTGCTGCCTTTACTTTTGCTACTGCAATAGGGTCTACTGTTACTGTTTGAGCATCTCCTGCTGCTGGCATACCAGCAGTTCCCTCATCAATAAACTCAGCAGATTCATAAATTTCAAACATTTCCTGCCAAGTAAATTGAGAAAGGTCATAACCTTCTTCTACAAGTTCACCAATCCAAGTCTCAAGTTCTTCTTTGATTTGGGGGTTAATTTCAACTTTGTTTTTGATTCCCTTTCTTACATCAAGCCTTGTTTCTTTTGAATCATTTACTTCATCAATATATTCTTCTTTATTAAGTTGTTTTATGATTTTCTTCTGACGACCATATTTCTTTTGGCGATCTTCATCTCCTGTTGAGGGAGAAACAATATCTCTACCAAGATTTCCTGCCTTACGAAACATCTTGTTTTTGGGAAGGGGTTTCATCTCCTCACCAACTTCTTCTACTTCTTCTTTCTTTAAATGGGCATTATAATTTCCTTTATATTGATATGGAGCATCTTCAATTTCAGTTTTTCTAAATTCTTTTGGACTTTCGTATTTCCCCTTATATTTTCCTAAAGATTTTCTTTTTGATGATTGACTTTGTAAATTTACATTTTCACCAACTTCTTCTACTTCTTCCTTTACTTTCTTCTTCTTAAACTTACCTTTTACTTCCCCCTTCTCATATCCAACACCATCGCCATCATCATCCCACCAACGCTTTGGCCCATTTTCTTTCTCTTCTTTTTCTTTCTTTTCTCTCAAAGTATAGGGGTCTTCCATTTCAAAAAATGGTTTCCTTACTTCTTCAAAAGATTGTGTCCAAATGTTAGTCATTTACTTTTTGTTAGTTCTTTCCTTTTTTTATTTATAGTATCCACTGTTGCTCCAGGAGTCATAGAGGCAACATACTTTGTATATCCTACAGTTCCTACAAGAGTATTTGGTTTTCCTGGTTCTCTTGTCATCTTATCCATCTTGACTTCTGTATACTCACAAACGTCCTTTATCCAAGACTTGAACATAATTCCATCTTCAGTTACACAGATTAAATGATTAGCACCAGACCTTATAACTTTTCCTATCAACCCTGTATTACAACTTTCAATTATTGTGCCCACTTGATACAAATGCCCAAAGACATAATTTTCTCTCAATCCTTTCCAATCATATTCAGGAGCAATTTCCCAAAGTCTATAACCTTCTTTGATATTCATAGACTGTTGAAGGTCAGTGAACATTTGTTTAGCACCGCTAAATCCTGAAGGAAGTGCTTTCTTGAATGTTTCAAAATCTTTTTCTGCTGCTGCTTTTCTTGCAACATCAGATGATCCACTTTCTGATTCAGCATCTTTTGAACCAGAAGATACTACATTGATTGATTGGTAATCATACAACTGTCCATTACTTTTATTAGCAAGATTATCAATCTCAGAAACTCTTTCTGCCCCACAAACAATATTAACTCCAGTATATCCTTCTTGATTCAAGAACTGAAGAACATCAAAGATGGTTTGAAACTCATCACTATCAATAATACTATCAGCATACTCAGGGAACATTTCCTTCATATACGAAATCTTTGTGTCTGGGTCTAATGGATTCTTTTTACCATCTTGTGTTCTACTTGGGAAAACGTAAAAATTTCCACCAGATGCTGTTTTCTTTGCAGACTCCAATACCCTTTTATGTGCTTGTGTTGGAGGATTAAACTTACCAAAGACAACAGTAACTACTTCATCTCTTATAGTTTCTTTTGGTTTTGGCGTTGGTTCCTGTGCTGTTGCCTTTGGTCTTGGTGTTGCTGCTGGAGCTGGTGCTCTTTTTGCAGTTGGTTGTGGTGCTTTAGCACCTAGTCTTTTCTTTCCAGGTTTTTGTCCTCTAAACTTTCCTGTTGATACTCTTGATGGTTCTTTACCTTCTTCACCATCACCATCTTCACCACTCTTACCTTTCTTCTTACCAGAAATAAATTGCAGTTGTCCTTTGACAGTTTGTGCTACTCGTTTCTGTTGTTTATCAATCCAATATCCGTGCCCATCACCCTGTAACCCAAGCTTGTGTGCCTTTTGAGCTGCTTGGGAACTTCTTGCTTCTACTATAAACTCAGAAAACTTCTTCATTTATTAATTTTTTTATATATCAAATCTTGGTTTTGCTGAATATATTGCAAACCAAGTCGTTTTACTTGTAAATATTTATCTTTCTTATCTTTTGGATTTTTGTCTTGGTCTACAAAACTTACATAAAATCTGGAAAAATTTTCAATAGTTTTCTTTTTTAGTTGCGTAATTCTTATGTGTTGTTTGTATAATCTAATTAAGTCATCGAAAAATTCTTCCATCAGGAAAGTAAGGTAAAGATATCTCTTTCTGTATTTACCTCAACACCACACTCTTCGGTAAACCTTTCAAGGTCTCTTCTGGATGGATTATTGATTCTTTCTTTTGCCATAGTATGATAATCATCAGAAAGATCAAACCCAATGTAATCATGACCAAGAAGCGTAGCAGCAAGACCTGTAGTTCCTGATCCACTGTAAGGATCAAGAATAACACCAGGAGATTCCATTACTGCTTGGATGCAACGAAGTGGAAGAACAATAGGAAATGGTGCAGGATGAGGATTCTTCATCTCAGGTCCAAACTTCCAAACACTTCCATAGTTTACAGACCTTCTGGGAAGTTTAGGACGCTTAGCACCTTTACACAACCAGTAGATTCTTTCATCAATCTGTGTGAATCTGTATCCAGAAATCTCTGGACCACTACCTCTGTTCCAGATAATCTCTTCTCTGATGTGCCATTTAGTTTTAGGCAACCATGCCCAAGGAGAAGTTGCATTACCTTCAAGATACCTGACTTTATGATTGTAAAATAAAGAACCACCCTCTTTGGTTTTGTCAAAAAGAACATTCAGAAGTTCAATCTGTTGCTCTTGATAAACATCCTCTGGAAGTGAATCATCAAAATTATCATATTCAATTTTACGAAACAAACCACCACCAATCTTTTGTTTGTTGTATGGTGGTGAAGTTACAGTGCAATCAATAGAGTTGTCATCAAGTTGTTTTGCCAACTCAATACAGTCTCCAGTTCTCAGGTCAATCATAAGGTCTCCAGTATTTTACCAGTATAGCACATCACTGGACCTTGATAAAGGGTCCAGACAAGTCTGCTTGACTAATGTTCATTTTTGATGACAAGAAGTACGCATGAGTAATAAGTTCTGCTAATTTTCCTTGTCTTTTTGCTCCAATAAACATTTTAATGTATCTCAAAATTCTTAACTTACTTCTCAACTTAACTGCAAAGTTTTTACCAGATGGATTTGGAGATACCTTATCCAATTCAAAAGCTAATTCAATAAAAACTTCTGGAGAAACTTGTCTTCCCAAAACAGAAACTTTACCAAAATCTTTTTTAATGGTTCTATCAGAAACTATGTCTTTAAAATACTTTTGCCAATATTTCAAATGAGCATCTGTAAATTTTCCACTTAAAGGAATGTTGTAATTAATATCTTCCCCAGTATACTTTTTAACAAGGTCTGCCATTTTTGGAGCAGGAATAGCACCATTTCTTGCAGTAGCATTTACATATTTTCCTTTATTATTAGGAACTCTATCTCTTGGTTCTGTTGCATGAGCAGCAGCACTTGAAACTTTACTCTCCCAAAAATATCTTTTAATATATTTTCCTGCTTTAAATTGTGCCTCAAAGGTTAAGGAGTTTCCTGCAAAATCAGTTTCACCACCTCTTTTACTTATTTCCATATAAGTAAACATTTCACCTATAATATTACCTTCATGAACTTCAATTCCATCAGGACCAACATCAAGATTGGTTTCATATACATGAGATTCTGGTTCTGCCTTTGTTGGCTTTTTAAGAGAAATACCTACAAGTTTTTTATCTCTTAAAAGTTGGCTCAAGTAAGCATTAACAGTTCCAACAAATACTTCTGGTGCAGTTGTTCCATCTGAAAATTCATCTTTTAACAAATCTACCATTTGTTTAATTTTATATTCTTCAGATGATTTTACCATATAGACATCTGTAGTATTCCAACTATCTTTTTTACCTGTAAATAATTGTTGCTGCTGTCTATTAAAACTATTCCAAATATAATCATAGATATCAGTATCTTTATTTGGAGGTAGAGTTTTTGTTTTACCACCATATCTTGCATATTTCCAAGAAGTATCTTCAGCACCTTCAGAATGAGAAAGATATTTTACAAGTGCTCTTGCTTGTTTGAGCAAACCTTCATACCATTCTTTATCCATATTAGGAAATTCTTTTTTCAAATCTTCAAAAAGAATTAAATCCTGATTGGGGATTAAGTTGGCACCTTTATCTATCGCATAATAAAAAGTAACTATAGAAGCTGCTTCAAATAAATCTGTTTCTGTTGCCATAGTTATAAAGAAAAAAATGGGTTTAACTTTTTAGTTCCTGGGTGAAATGAATATTGACTTTTTACAATACTATTTTTATTAAACTTTGCTTCAGGTTGAATTTCATAATAATTTTTTGAATTTAGTATAGAAAATCTAACTAACAAATTTCCTTTTCCATTTAACATAGGAACATGTTTAAGATTAAAAGTATCATGTTCATTCATTCTAAAAAAATTGTCTCCCAGTTGTATGTAGTCTGCAGGAAATGTTTTTCCAGTCATATAATGTAATTTAGCTAGTTCACTCATATCTATATTTTTAATTTCAAAAATATATTGCCTACCTCTTATTCCTCCACCATCAGAAAAAAATTTTTTAATTTGTTCTTTAGATGGAGATACATCAGCATATTTTTTTAAATTTCCAAAAGTTGTTGGAATCTTTAATTTATCTAAAGGTATTTTAATAAATTGAGATAATTCTTTTACAATATTTTTTGTTATCGTTGAGGAATTTAGTTTATCTACCATAAATTCAGCTGCTGCACCAGGATTAGTAGATCCCCATTTTCCAGGTAATGTAATATTATAATTAAATCTTGTATTTACAATTTGTGGATATTGTCCCTTACTATCTTCCATCTTTACTTCTACAAAAGAGGTTTTTCCATTTTTTGTAATTTTTACATCAGAATAATGAACATTTGATGCAGGTCTTATCGCAGTAAGACCTTTTATTTTATTAATCTCTTCTGCAATTAGTATTTCATACCTATCAAATTTTGCAGTCATAGGTTTTTATTATTATCTATCGTCTTCAGAACGATGTTCCGAATAGAATACATCAAATGCACCTTCAGGATAACGCTTCATCAGTTTGTCAACATTCCTCGAAACCACATAATCCAAAGGAACTTCAAGAGCAATACATGCCTGCATAACATACCACATCATATCACCAAGTTCAGTAATCAGGTGGTCTTTGTTATCTTCATTCCATGGCTTACCTTGAAAAATCATCTTCTTAACAATCTCAAGAAACTCACCACCTTCAGCATTGATGCCAACACCAGCAGTGAGAAGGCGTTCAATATTAGCACCTTTGCGATCCAGTTCTACAATACGATCTGAAAATGCTACAAAATCTTTTGATGCATCTGATGTAACTGCATCTACAAAGTTTTTATACTTGTTAAAATCAACTTTATCAATCATGAGAATTTAAATCCAGCGAATTTGTCTTTTTTAGGTTCTTCTTCATAAGTATACTCCTCTTCCTTTCCAGAGTCAAGAATATTATCTTGTGCCTTCTGTTCACAATCATAGAGTCTCATTTTTGCTCTATCAATACCAACAACAAATCTTTTATTGATGGTAGGGTCATTATATCTATTTTTCAATTGCTTTACCATAATCTGCCCAAGTTGCTCCAACTCTTCAGTGCTAATAAGGGCAAACATAAGATCAGCAGTAGCAGGGAGACCAAAGGACTCACTAGTATCAGTAAGTTCAACATCAGAGTTGCCATAACCACTGCGGGTAGTCTGGGTAGCAGAGACAATGGGAACATTGAATTCCACTGCCAAACCTCTAAGTTCTTCAGCAATTGCTTTGACATAACTATAAGAATTGACTGAAAAGTTTGCCTTATACCTAGAGGAACCACAAATATTAAGGTAGTCAATGAAAATAATATCAGGTCTAAATGATTTCTTGAGAGAAAGTTCATTGAGAAGTGCCTTAAAGTGCCCTGTATGAGCAGAAGCAGTAGGGTATTCTTTAATAATTAAAGTCCCTTGAGTCTTTTTACTAATGCTATTTACTTTAGTTTCAAAAACTTTCTTGGGAAGTTCTTCAATATCTTTGATATTAACATTCAAAAGATTTGCATCAATTCTTTCAGCAATCCTTTCTTCTGCCATTTCAAGTGTAATGTAGAGAACATTGCGCCCTTGCAGGAGGACGGAGCTAGCCATATGGCACATGAATAAACTTTTCCCGACACCTGTGCCAGCCAAAGCGATATTGAGAGTCTTATTAGGTATGCCACCTTTTGTAATTTTGTTGAAGTAATCAAGGTCAAATGGAATTTTGTCTTCCTTCCTGTGATATGATTCATATCTTTGTTCATAGTCATTTAAGTAATCATGTCCAATATTGTGGTCAAATCCAATAGCAAGTGCTTCTTGCAAAATAGATGGAATGGCATCTCTTGATTTTGTTTCTTCCTGACCATCAGCAATTTTAATTGATTCCATGAGTGCCAGATAAATGGCACGATCTCTACACCACTTTTCTGTAGTGTCAATCAACCAGTTGAGTTCTGCTGGGGAATCATCAAGATTAGAAACATATTCACAGATTGTTTTATAAGTATCTTCACTAATATCAGTTCTTTTTTCTGCCTCAATCAAGAGAACTTCTTTGGTAGCAAGACTGTCATATGTAGTGATAAACTTACTCATTTCATCAAAGAGAACTTTCTCATGAAAGTTCTCAAAATAATCTAATTTAATAAAAGGTAAAACCTTTCTGCAATATTCATTATTAAAAAGTAAATTTCTTAAAATTGTAACTTCAATACTATCCATTCAAATCAACCATAAGAAAATTCTTTTTTTGCTACTTCATCAAGTGCTTGGAGGATTTCTGGCGTAAAGTATTTCTGTGGAGCTTCCATAATAGTTTTTCCAAACTGAGTAATACCATTTCCCACATCATAACGAGTTCCCACCTTCTTGAAGATTTCATATTTTTCCGCCAACTCTAAAAGACCATAATACTTATCCAATCCCCTCTCATCATAATAAAGACGAATCTCTACTGTTTTATTTTCTTTACTCAACCTTGATTTGTGGGTTGTTGCCTTGATGATATTACCAACTACTTCAGTGCCATCCTTTTCTTTCTTTTTAGAAAGATAGATGATTGTAGATGCTGCATACTTAAGACCAGAACCACCACTCATTTCTTTAGTTGGTACATATGAACCAACAACATCATAAGTGTGATTAGTTACAATCATAGGAATCTTTGCTTGTCCCAATTTAAGAGTCAACATTCTAAATGCACCTTTGATAAGTTGCGATTTAGTCATGTCACGAACTTGCTTATCATCTAAAGCATCTTGAATTTCCTTTTCTGTAGAAAGCATACCAAGAGAATCAAGAACAAACATACAAGGTTTACGTTCTCCTTCTTTTCTTTTGAGATACAAATCAACTGCTTTAAGTGCCTTTGACCTAAACTCTTCAATAGTAACAACATTAACAACTACAACTCTACTGGTATCCAATCCTCTACTTTCAAGCATGGATTTTGTTATTGCAGCTTCAGTATCAAAATACAGACAATATCCATTAGTATTATTATCAAGAAAATGCTTGACAACTGCAAGAGAGAAGAATGTTTTTCCAGTAGAACTTTCACCTGCAATTGCAGTGATTTTGTTACCAGATACACCACCATTGATACTCCCAGACACAAGAGCATTGAATATGTAACTACCTGTGTCCACATATGTTTCAGTTTCATCAATGTCTGCTGCCAGTTGTGTGTATTCTCCACCAATTTCCTTTACGATATCTTTAAGAAAGTCCATAGTTATGCAAAAAGTGAATCTAATGTTGTTGTTTTTTCTACATTCCAACCAATACAGTTTAGAATGCTTTTGAGTGGTTCAATAAAACTCTTTTCAAATTGTAAATCATAATCTACATATTTGACTAATCCAAGTTCCTTGGGAAACTGTTGAATGAATGAGATTACATTTTCTCTAATTGGGTTTGCCTTCTTTAGAAAAATGAACTTGATTTTTTCACCATTGTTAATCAATGGATATTTTGAGTCCAAACTTTTATCTTTGATATAGTGATTATACAACAAAGCTCCTCTGGTGTGAATAGGGGTTCCTTTACTATAAATTGTTTGATTTGACTTATACTTAAGAAGTTCATTAACTGATCTGGGAAAAGCAATGTCTTCTGGGTTAAGATTAGAAAACTCTTTCTTAAAATTACTCACAAAATCAATCAACTCATCTTCAGTCTTAGTCATAATGATATTGAGTGCTTCTTTAATTTTCACCCTACAAGGAGCAGGAGTTGAAGATTTAACTGCCTCAATACCCATCATCTTCAGTTTAGGAGTTTCATATCTAACACCTTCACTATCCCAGACATTGAGAATGTATCTTTTCTTGGCAGTCCAGATTCCACGATCAGCAATGTTCTCACGCTTCATCTGCATCTTCTGTTCATAGGCATTTACATAGTTCGCCAGTTCTTGGTAGCAACCTTCAATATACTTTTCAAGTTCCACCTGACAGATCTTATCAAGGAACGTGACAATGCTTTCAGTAGTTTTCTCTCGTCCCTTGAATATAATTTCAACCAAAGGACCCATATTAAGATACACGGAATCAGTATCCACAGCAATAACATAATCTACCTCATCAGTTTTGAGAAGTTTGTTCAGATATTCATTAAGTTTATTTTCAATCCATCTAATTGAAACTTGACCAGAAAGTGTAACTGCTTCTGCATTTTCCAACTTGAAGTATCTGAAGTATTCATTGCCAACAGCACCATAAGCAGAGTTTAGAGAAATCTTCTTTGCCATCTGAATGTTATTACATCTGGCAATTTCTTTTTCCAACTCTTTAGTGGGAGTTTTTTCATACTGTTGTTTAGCAACAAGCATCTTCTTTTTATAGATGACACGATCACTATACATCTTTTCCATCAACTCTGGAAGAAATCCTTTAATATCCTTTCTATACATTGCACCATTAGCACAAACTGCATAGTCTTTGTAATCAGAAAAATCTATAGATTGTTGCAAAATCCTATCAACAGTTGCTGTTGGATGTTTCATACCAACATAAGTTTCTGGACTAATGTTATACATCATCAGAAGGTGTGGATATAGGGAGTTGAGGTCAAAAGACACAACCCAATCATACTTTCCAGGAATAGGTTCTTTTACATAAGCACCAGCAAACTTAGCATCTTTTTTAGTTTCTTTTTTGAAAGGAATAACAATATTTCGTTCCTTCAAATAATTGTAGATAATAGAATCCCAAGTCCTTACCTGAAAGAATACATCATTATAATTTACTTTAGCATCATAAGCCATAGTAATTGCCAACTCAATCAGTTTCATCTTGTCTTCCAAACGGTCAACAAGTTCCACGTCAACGATGTTGTATTCAACAAACTTCTGCCAACCTTTGGTATAAAACTCTTTAAAAGTATCAAACTCAGAGTGGTCAAGTTTTTTCTGACCAAGCTCTACATCAGCAATGTGGTCCAGACGATATGATTCTTGTGCTTTATATGTAAATTTCTTATAAAGTTCAAGATAGTCAAGAATAGTTACCCCAGCAATATCATATCTACTATGAGTCCTACCTTTTATGAAGACTTCATTTTCTGTGACAATTCCCCAAGGAGAAAGTTGTTTAGCAACTTTCTCACCAATAATTCTACACATCCTTCCATAGATGTATGGAATATCATACAAATCACAGTTCCAACCAGTAATAACTTCTGGAGAATAGTTTTCCCACCAGAAAATAAACTGGTCTAACAGGTCTGCTTCTCCAGAACACAAATGATAAGTTACATTTTTTTGTTTGTTATTGAATGGTTTTACTCCCCAAGTAGTAATCTCTTTTGTATTATAATCTTGAATAGTAATTGTCAGAAGTTCTTCTGCACAACTCTTAACATCAGGAAACCCATTTTCAGAAGCAACCTCAATGTCAATAGTAATCAATCTAATTTTAGAAATATCAAACTTGATTTCATCAGGATAGTTTTCTGTAATATATTGATTGATGTATCTGGTATTTCCAGATAGTTGAAAATTTTCTACATTTTCATATCTTTTAATAAAATCTCTTGTTTCACGAATAGTTCCTGGTTTAACTTCTTCTACATAATTACCTTCAAGGGTTTTAAACTTAGTCTTTTTATTCGTCTGAACATAAAGAGTTGGATAAAAATCCTCTCTGTTTTTATAATGTTTTCCGTTAGAATACCCTCTGGAAAGTATTTCATTTCCAACAAGAACTACATTCGTGTAAAAGTTCATTTAATAGTCTTCAAATAAAGTTCAATTTGGTCAGGTTTAGGGTCTACAATAGTAAAGATAGAATCAGAATGAATCATTAGTTCTTTTTGGTCAGTAAAGACTGGCCACTTCCTCATATCATATACTGCTTCATCAGAAACAATCATCTGACAAGGATTTACTAATTTACAATCTGGTCCACCAAGTTCAGTTTCTATTTCATGAACTTCAGTAATTAGAATTGTATCATTCTTCAGAATCAGAATTTTCAGGTTTTGCATTCAATCGCTCCAAATAAGAATCTTTTACTTCATCAAGGGGTTCCACAATAGACACTACCCAATCACAAGGAATTGGAATATTTTTATCCTTTGAAAGTGGAACATAAGGATAAAAAGAAACTCTTGCTGGCAAATCTTCAGTGTTATCTTCAAGTCTAATCAGATATGGATTATTTAAAACATATCCTACAACCTTATCACCAGAGAGCATTTCTTTTACATCAGCAATCACATCTTCATATGATTTTAGAATCAAAAGTTTAACAGACATAATTTTCTAAAGTTAATGATTTATCTTGTAATTTTATAATATAATCAGCAAGTTTGTCTATGTATCCTTTATTTCTCAATTCTTTGAATACAAGATTTTCAAAAGCAAACTCGCCAGATTTATCTAACCCAGCATTTCTCATATCTCTGATTTTTTTCAGAAGATTTTCCAACACAGAAACATTGTTTCCGGTTTTAATAACGCTGTCAATCTTTCTCATCATATCAGAAACCTTTGTTTTTAGCAAGTCCCTATCTACAGTACCATCAAACTTGCCAGGAAAAACAATCCATTTGTTATTCTTAACTGAATACACCCCTTGATTTTTTCTTCTTTTCTTTCCAACTTCTTCAATATAAGGTTCTACAGAATGTCCATAGATTTTTATATCATGTGTTAATGTCCAAAGTTGTTTTTTATCTTTAAAGTAATCAGAAAGCAAATCTGGACAATCTGGTGCTTTATCCATATCAATGACTACATGCAAATCCAAATCAGAATACTTTGTGTAGTTATATCCTGCATTACCACCAAGAAGTAAAATATCTTCTACAGAATTTTTATTTAAACCAACATAATCAATCCAAGCCATGGCAATTTTTTTGAGTTGCGATCTAACTTTAGGACGCAAAACTTCACCATCCCAAAAAGTAGGATTTAATTGATTATGTATTTGGAAAGATATAGATTCTTTAAAAAACCCAGTATATGTCTTCATCAAATCCTTTTATTGATATTTATAAAAAAGGGGGAAGTGGATGGTCTTAGTCATCCTTCCCCCAGCGGCAACGATATTCAATTATATTTAGAGATAATTTTTACGTGTATGATGCTCTGGAACAATCTTTCCTAATCGAATGACAAGTAATCCATCTTCAAAGATGACTTCTCTGACCTCTGTGTCATCTGAGAGTGTCCATGCTCTTTTGAAACTTCGTTGAGCCAAACCCTTGTGGACAAACGTCCTATCCGATTCAGTATCTGATTTTTGTCCTTCGACAAAAAGTTTTCCATACTCTGTGAAGACATTTACTTCCTCCCTTTTGAATCCCGCAAGTGCAATCTCTAAATGAGATTCTACATTATTTACCTGAATTAGATTATAGGGTGGATAATTTGATGTTGTTTCATGAAGATTAAACAATCTATCAAAATACTCATCCATTCCAATACTATTGCGAGTAATCCTATCCATTAGAGCAGGAAGATCCGCAGATGTAAACCGTGAGGTTGCAAGGTTAGTCATTATGGTAGCTCCTTTTTTTAAGCGAGTTTGTGATTTGTGGATCCCTAAGGCATCCAATACTAATTATATCACATACAATAAAAAAGGGAGTGTTGAATTCCCCACAAAATTATTCAGTTTCCTCTACTCTTTTCTTTTTAGAACCAATATTATACTTGGTTTCAAGAATCCATTCATCTTTATCTTTGTAAGATAAGACTTTGATTTGATTCAATGGAGCAATGTCTTGAATTTTAGTAACATCTTTGACAGTAATTAAACCCCAATCTGCAAGAAGTTGAGCAATTCTATTCCTTCTCTGCACATCATTTACAGTCAAATTAGCGTGCTTACCATCAAGGGCAAACAGTTCTTTAAAATGAACAAGATAGTATTTACCCTGTTTATGAAGAATGTGACAAGATTGGTAAATTTTTCTCTCTTTGCGAGAAGCAACTCCAATTCTTGTAAGTGTTTCACGAACCTTCAAGAAATCATCAGGTTCATTTAGAAATACTTCTACCATTTGGTCTGGGGACCATTTCACTTCAGGTTCATTTACAACGCTCATTTTCTTCCTCCAGTTTCAAGTTTTGATTTAATAAATTTAATTTGTTCTTTAGAAAGGATTTTCAAAGCTTGTTTTGCTTTTTCATTACTATACTTATAGTAAGATTTGACTACTTCAAGGTCTTTGATTTCTTCTTTTTTAATCCAAGGAGAAAATCTTTTCTTTGGTCTCAAAGTATTTATAAAAAAGTCATATTGGAGTTTTTTATCTAATGAGTGATACTTATTCATTTCATTAGCATACATCAAACAATCAATATGTCCAGACAAGCATCTATTAATAATATATGGAGGATATTCCTTTGTAGAAGAGGGGTCTTCGTCCATAATATTGGTTTTGGATTGGTTAATTGAATTTAACCAATCTTTCAATTCATAACTCATAATTAATCAATACTAATTCTTTTCGTTCATGTTGGTCTTTCATATAATCTCCAACAGACCTCATTGTATATGTGTGAGAAAACTCAATTGCCTTCCAGTTTTTAAATCTTTCTTTGATAAGTTGACTTGAATTATAACTGACCATCATATCCACATTGTTAACATCACAATCAGCAGCAAACTTATCGTGATCAAATCCTTTATGCATTGAACCTCTGTTCCCATAGAGATTATCCTTAATGTCATAAGGAGGATCAAGATACATAAAAACACCTTTGTTTCCATCCATAAGGTAGTCATAAGAATAATTAGTTATGCGCCAATGCTCAATTAATTTTGAGTATTCTGGGAGTTTTTCAATTCCCCTTAAACTAAAATTGTTTTCTGATGCTTGTGCAGAAAAGGATGAACTCTCTGTAAGACCAGAAAAAGAACACTTATTAATAATATAAAAATCAACAGCACGATCAAGATTTGAACGTCCTTCTTCGTGTAATTTATCCTTACAATAAAGAAATAGATCCCTTGCTAATTCTGGTTTATCGTTTGCTAATTTTATTCCTTTAAGATTATCTTTCAGATCTGTTCCAAACATCTGGAGTTGCTGCCAGAAGTTTACCAGAGGTTCATAAAGGTCATTCACCCAAATATCCAGAAAAGGATATTGTTTTGTAATGTATAGTGCAACACTTCCTCCACCTACAAGAGGTTCTCTAAACTCATCATAGTTTTTGAGGTCTGGAAAATATTGTGCCAGTTTTGGGACTGCTCTAGATTTCCCACCAGGGTAACGAAGGCAAGTTTTGAGTTGTGTCATTTGAAACTACACTCCACCATTAACTCTGTAAGTGCTGCTAAGATGTTAATTTCTTGGTCAGCCACGAACGCACTTTGGTATTGATACTTAGCAATAACAAGAACGGCAGCAGGGATAGATTGGGGTGAAAGACAACTATAACAGGCGTCATAAACCCTGCGAAGAAGGACAGAACTATCGTTGTCCAAGTTGGAGACCACCCACTTTCTGACTTCTGCAAAGTTCTTTTCCTTAAGGTTTTTAATGAGTTCATTTACTGCTATGTCTGAGAAGGTTGCAAGAATTCCTGTGTCAATTTTTCCCCCTACTGAGTGTCTTTGACATTCATTGAGGACTCTTCTGAAATCTGGGAAATATTTTTTGACTAGTTCTGCAAGGACTTTTTGATCATATTGGATGCTCTCTTCATCCAAGATGTTTTGTAGACGCTTGAAGAAGGATCCTGCCAACTTGGTTTTTTCTTTTCCTTTGATTGTAAAATCAATGACTGCACATCTGGAGTGAAGTGGTTCAATGATTTTGTTTTTGTAGTTGCAGGTAAAGATGAATCTACAGTTGTTATAAAATGTCTCAATATTAGCCCGTAGTAGGAGTTGTACGTCGTTCCCTGTGTTATCTGCTTCATCAATGATGATGACTTTGTGTTTACCAGTTGCTTGAAGTGATACGGTCGACGCAAAGTTTTTTGCTTGGTTCCGTACAGTGTCCAAAAATCTCCCTTCATCTGACCCATTGATGACATAAAAATCTACTCCCAGTTCATTACATAATGCTTTTGCAATTGTAGTTTTACCAATGCCTGGAGGTCCTGCAAGGAGAAGATTAGGAATCTCTCCTTTTTCTACAAACTCCTTAAATGTCTTTTTAGTTTCATCAGGCAATACGCAATCTTCAATTTTCTTTGGACGGTATTTCTCCACCCACAAAAAATCTTTACTCATAATATATTAAAAAAATTATTCAAAAGTTGAATCTGGTTCCAGTGCAATAAAATATCTCATGTTGTATTTGGTATTAGTAAATTCTGCGTGCAGAACTTTAGAAATCACAACATCATAAGATCCTGGAATAATCTTGATATTTTCTACCTTAAAGTTGAAAGTAAACTCTTTATCAGTTTCTCCAACAATGATTGAATATTCATTAGAAGTATCATTGTTTTTGTCTCTAACAACAAGACTAATAACTCCTGCTGCACCAACTACAGCAAGGTCTTGGAGTTTATAAACTGCTGCTGCCTTGAGGAGTTTATCAAGTTGAGAATGTTCAAGTTGGAAGCACACATCCTTAGAAGGAAGATTTACCTCCTTATCTGGAGGAGCAACAATCACTTCAGGGTCAGCACAAAAATATTTAACCCTTCTGTTACCCTCTTTAATGGAAATATAAGAATCATTGGCAAAATCTAAATCTGGGTCTTGATGCAAACCCAAACCATTCAAAAACTCATTTAAGTCATAGATAGCAACTTCTTTGGGAAAGTCTTCACCAACATTTGCTTCTGCATAAATGTTTTTAAGAATGCTCATGGTGCTAATCTTAGAACCTTTCCTAATCAAAATAGATTGATTGATATTAGAAAAGTTCTTAAGAATGGTTACTGTATCAGGGGAAAGTTTCATCATTTGAGGTTTCAGTTTCACTTGTTTTCAACTAGATTAAGATGATTAATTAAAAGAATCGTATAATGCAAAACCTTGAAGAGGTCAGCACGAGGAGTTCCTTTACTATCATACCTATCAATGTACTTAGTCACATTACCAGCACAAAATCCTTCTCTACGATTGTGCTTGATTTTGTCCAGTGTTTGTTCAGTGCTACCACCAGTCCTATCTACATAATGCTGATTATAGGTACTTGCGATATACTGTTCCAATTGTTTTAGAATTTTATGTTCGTTATATTTCCAAAAATGATTTGATTCAGGCATATAGGGTGTTTTAATAGAAACCTCATTTACATAATTAAGTTCATCTTCAGGTCCAAACATAATAAAAATAATAAACTAATCAAAGATTATAATACCATCAAAAGAGTCAAGAGTCAACCATGACACTGAATCCCTTTTGTTTTTCAAACTTAATTACAGAATCAAATTTATCCAACAATTCATCAGTCTTATGTGAAATTACAAATACATTAGATTTGTCTATCATATACTTAATAATTTTTGTAAAATATTCTGTTCCATACTCATCCAATGAGCTATCAAAAACTTCATCAAGTATTAGTAAATTTGTATTGATTGAATTTTTTAGTTTGGCAATTTCCCTCCAAGTAAACAGGATTGCCAAATCAATTCTCATTTTTTCACCTTCACTAAAGGATTCATAACTAAAGTCTTCATAAATTGGATTCAAAGTTTTTTCGCTAAACTCTTCATCTAATGTAAAGTTCACAGAGAACTCCATAATATCCAAATACTTATTCAATGTCTGATTGATTGATGGTAAATATTTTTTAATAATTTTTGTCTTTGCGCCATCATCCTTCAATAACAAATGAATAAATTCATAGTTAGATAATTCTTCTTTTTTGTTTGAAAGTTCAGTTAAAAGATTTTCTAATGTTTCTTGATAAGTTTCTAACTTTGTAGTTTCAATATTTCTGTCTTCTGATTGTGTGGTAAGTTCTTGAATTTCTGATTCAAGTTCTTTAATTTGTTTTCGGAATTGAACAATTTTAACATTGTTAAGACTGATTTCATTGTTGAGTTCTAATACCTCTTTAGTAATTTTTATAAATTGACTCTGTATTTGAGTCTCTTGTTCAATAGATTGTTTCAGTTGGTGTTGTCCATCCTTGATTTCTTTTGCTTTATTTTCAATCTCCCCAATCTTATTTAATCTAAAATCTTCTTCAATAGTTTGCGTGCAGGTAGGGCAAACACTATTCTTCTTAAAAAACTTGTGGTCATCTATAACTGATGCTATCTTTTGTTCCAATTTAATATTCAACCTTTCAAGTTTCTTTATCTTGTCTTCTGAGTAAGACAGTTCTTCTAAAGATTTAGTAAACTGATTGATTTTTTCTTGTATATTAGTATTATTAATGCTAATAGCATTCACATTAGAATCTATGGATTCTATTTTGTTTTGTTTGTCTTGAATATCTTTATCTTTGAGTTTTTCAATCTCACCAATAAACATTTTTTGGGATTCAATTTTATCTTCAATATTATCTTTTTTGTATCCAATTTCTTTGATATCATCCTTAATCTCCTTAATTTTAATTTTGGCAATATCATTCATTGAAGAAAATACTTTGATATCAAGCAAATCCTCTACAACCTCTCTTCTATGTTGAGAAGATAGTTGCATAAATGGAACAAAACTTGAAGAACCAAGAACAATAATTTGTGTAAATGATTTGAAGTTTAATTTCAATACATTCTGTTCTAACCATTTTTGTTGGTCATTAGCAGATGATGCTTGGTCTAATAATGTTTTACCTTTATAAATTTCAAAAACTGTTGGTTTAATCCCCCTAATAATTTTCCAGTTAGTTTTTCCAATACTGAATTCTATTTCAACAACACACTCTTTTTCGTTAGATGTATTAATAAGTTGCGTTTTACTAATCTTTCTAAAAGGTTTATTAAACAGAACAAAAGTCAATGCATCAAGCATTGTACTTTTTCCTGCTCCATTACTTCCTATGACTAAAGTAGACTTAAAATTAGTTAAAAGGATTTCTGTAAATTGATTCCCTGATGATAAAAAGTTTTTATATCGTAGAGTTTTGAATGTCAACATAATCAGGGGGAATCACAATGTCATTGGAAGTAATTATAGCATACTGATAGTCCATTTTATCACAAGCCATAAAAGCTACATGTGGATTGACTTCAGTAACCTCAAGTTCAGGATAATCAAGTTCTTCTAGCATATTACAATATCTGATAGCATCATCTTCCTCTTCAAACAAATAGAGAACCTTTTCTCCATACTTGTCTTCTACTGCATATGCACCTTCAGTATCTTCATCCTTGAGTGTTAGAATATACATTATTGCAACTGAAACGACTCCTGATAAATTGATTGTATTAAATCTTTAATCTTATTCTTATTTAACTTAATTTCAGATTCATCAACATACTTTTTTAATAGAGTCAATGTATCCTCATTTTGAACAATTTCATCAGAATCAAAATCAGAATTGAGTTTTATATGTTCAATAATCTTGAGTTCTACTGGTTGAACTTTTATCAGTTTATCTAGGAAATTTTCATATTTCTTTTGATTTGTTTTATTTTCTATGATTAATTTTACAATACAACCTTGATAAGAATCAAAATCTTCTTCAAGACAATCTTCATCATACTTACACATCTTGAACATTTCATATGGATTGTCTATGGAAATTATTTCATAAGTTTCTGTATCAAAAATTGTAAATCCCCTTTTATCATTATAATCATTCCAATACATTTGATATGGATTTCCTAAGTAAAAAATATTACCATCATCGCTTCTTGTGTGGTAATGTCCAGAAAATACTCTATCAAACTTTTTGAAGATTGATTTATCTTGACCATTTTCATTCAGGTGACCTCTGTGATGCTCAAACCCACTCAATTCTAAATGACCCATACAAACCTTTGCAGAGGTGCTTTGAATTGCTTGTAGGGTCTCCTGCTCACTATCTGGTGTTATCCAAGGAACAAACAGTATCTCTTGTTCACCAACTTGGACAGTAGATGGTTTATGATACACGTTGATGTTCTTATACTCATTCAACAAAAGCATTGGACTGTTTAGTTTTGTTGTATTCTTATAAAAAATATCATGATTACCCAAGATTGCATGAACCTTATATTTTTTTAGTGGTTCAAGAATAACCCTTCTTGTCCAATCAATACTCCAATAATCAGTTGATTTACGATTATCAAACATGTCACCCATGTGAATGACTGTATCAACTTTATATTTTTTCAAAGAGGGGAAAAAAATATCCTTATAAAATTTTTCAAAATAATCATGAAAAACTTTACTACCTTTTTTGAAGTTGAAGTGAGTATCAGTAATTATGCCAATTTTCATTGAAATCTATAATTAATATTATCTTTGATACTATTCATATCAGAATATCCTCCACTAAAATCTGGATCATCTATAGAGAATACTTCATCATAACCAGATCTTTCTATGATTGTAGATTTGATTTCTAACTGTTTCTTCTCTTTGGCAATTCTTCTTAAGAATGCATAATAAACAATTTGGGTAAAGTATGCAAAAGGATTGGTTCTGTTTATATCAAAGTTATGAATATATTGAACGCAATTTTCAATTCCATCACAAATCATATCATCCTTGAACATGTAGTTCACGAAGTTTGGTTTGTATGCAAGATGATTGGCAATGCGTAAGAAGCAGTCACCAAGATAATTTGTGATTCTTGGTTTAGGGAGACCTAATGACTTTGCTTCATCTACTTTCTTATTGTATTCAACAAGAGCTTGATAAAACTCTTTATTGTTTACATAATGCTCTGATTTCTTTTTACCTCTGACCATTAATATACTCATTAACTTTGTTTCATAATATAATTTAGTAATGTTAGTATACCATTAAATCAAGGAGTTGACAACTTCCTCGAATATGGTTAGAATCACTCTGTTAGGTTTGAAGGATAGGTACGGCTTAATTACTGTTATAGAGTTTTTCAAGTACTTTACGAGCTTCATCCACTTTAGAAATGAATCCTACAGTCTTCTCTAAAGATACTTGAGAAGAATTTTTGGTGTACTTTTCATAAACTCTAATGATTTGATCATTATAAATTTCAGTCATGGTAATGACTTTATTCATATCAATAATGTAAATATCATCATCAGGAATACACATCCAAGGCTTAACTTTATATCCAACTATTCCTTGACTTTTAGATACCATTGGTTCAATGATAACAGGAGTGTCAAGAATTAAAAGAGTTCTATCTTCTTCTTCTGATGGAGAGACCAATGCAAAGATTTCTTCACCTGATACTAATTTAATTGATGCATAAAATTCGTTATCCATTTATTTTTTAAAGTCTATTGTTACAATTTCATAATTAAAGTTTTCTTCATTGTAGATTTTAATTCTTTCTACTAAATGATTAAGAGTATAATTTCTTTTACTTTTGTTAGTAATATCATCAGCAATATCATAAAGTGTTGCTGATACTTTTTCTTTACTTTTTCTAAGAACTCTTCCTATTGATTGTAGGTTTCTGATTCTTGATTTACTTGGAGATGAAAATATTATATTGTGAAGATTTTTAATGTTTATTCCTGTACTGAATGTCCCATAAGAAGCAACTATGATTGCATTAGATTCTTCTTCTGCAATTTTTCTGACTAATTCTCTTTCTTCAGTATCAACACCACCGTGGATGAAAAATATTTTTCTATTATCACCTATGTTCTTATTTATGAGATCATATAAAGGTTCCCCATGAGTAGAAACCCTACTAAACAAAATCAAAGTATTTCCTTCTAAACTTATTGATAAGTTTTTGATAAAGTTATTTCTTCGTTGATGTGTAATTAAATATTGAACTTCATCTTCATAAGTTTCAAATGATTGTGGATTGTGTTTGAGAAGAAGAACTTTAATATTCAATTTAGAAAGATATCCTTTCTTAATCAATTCATCAGTTTTAATTAATTTATATGTTGGGCCAAATAAACCTTCAAGAACAAGTTTATGAGTCTGTGTTCCATCAAGTGTTCCTGTGAATCCAAATCTATATTTTGCATCATGAAGATTAGACATAATAGATACAAGTGATTTGGATTTGAATTGATGAGCTTCATCTCCAATTACTACATCAAATTTTTGAAAATATGATTTATCTAACTTGTATATTGATTGCCAAGTAGATATGATTACTTGCTTATCTGATACTCTATCACTGCCTCCATAGACTCTGTGGCAGTATTCCTCTGAGTTCCATCCATAATCCTCAAAGTCCTTATACATCTGCTCTACAAGGGATGTGGTGGGGACTATAAGGAGAACATTCTGATTCTGCTCTACAAAGTATCTAACTACAGAATAAATCATCAATGATTTTCCTGATGCAGTAGGAGATAATATTAATTTTCTTTTATATTTTAATGCATCATAAACTCCTTGTATTTGATAATCTCTTGGACTGTGAGAACAAATACTAGTCATGTAATCTTTAACACCTTCCATAGAAATAGACTCATCCATTTCTCCAGGAAGACCATAATATTTGTTATCTAATAATTCAAAAGTATAGTTGTGATTTTCGCAGAAGGAAATAAGTTTATCCAATAAACCAGAATAGATTTCTCCTGTTTGTAAGTTGAATAAACGAATTTTACCATCCCAGTACTTACTTCTATACTGAGGCATGAACTTGGCACCAGGAACATCAAAGGTAAACTGATCACTCAATTCATATTTGATATGTGGTTCGCATTCTATTTTTAAAAATATTTCGTTCTTTTTTGAAATCACTAAATCAGACATATTACATACCAGACTGGAATCTTAAAAAGTCAATGGAGTTTTTAATTTGATAAGTTCTGTTGGAAATCATTTTAATAATTTCTTCTAAGTATTTTAATATTATATCATAATATTCTATTTTCATAAACATTTCTGATAGTTTTTCATCAGCTTCAATGTGTCTTTGCATTCCTTCTTTATCCCTGACTTTATATGGAAATGGTTCTTCCTTATAAACATCAGGTGATGCTTTCCCTGCATAAAAATTATATCTTTCTAATCTTTTATGGTTATATTGAACCTCTGCTCTTTTTCTCAATAGTGAAATGTTATTGTATATTTCATAATATTTTGAGTGTAAACTTGCAACTTTTAAAGATTCATTGTGTAAGTCATCTATGTTGATTTTGGAGTCTTCACTCCACATAGATTGAATATTTTCAAGAGAAATCATAAACCTGTAATAATTCTATAGTAAGTATACTTGAAAGTTACCTCTGCAGTAAAATATCTAATGTCTTCTTGTGTAGCATCAAAGTCTAGACCTGATAAGTAGACCGGATATAATCCATCAAAAATAACTTGAGATTGAACATTGAAACTGCTGTTCAAAATGTTTAGGGTTGCATCAGACCTTTCATAGAAATCATTCTTCAATGCTTCAGAATTGTATTTGTCAGAATTTTCTCTTAGGTCTGCATACTGCTCTAAACTGTATGGGAACCCCAAACCAGTCATCCAGTTCCATATTTCCATGTAGTTTTCCATATCTTCATCTACAAGAAAACGTAGACGAAAATCTTCAAAGTTCATTTTATCGCCAGGAATATCAATATTCTTCCCATAGCGAGTTTGAATTGCGGAACCCAATGTAATGGCAGGAATTCCTGCATAGTTGGAAAAAAAGTCTACTTTGGGTGCCTTATCTAAAACGAACTTAAACCCTATTGGCGACAATAGGTTTTTATTTGTTGGAGTACGATTTAAATAACTAGAAGACATTTTTTTAATTATTTAGGACATAAAAAAAGGACCTCTTTTGGAGGTCCTTGAAAATATGTGAGATAAACTCACATGAGGTTCTTAACAGCAACTCTTCTGTAGTATCTGTTAGCACCAGCCTTGATGGCACCCAGATCCTTATCAAGACCATTTGCAAATGGGTTAGCAACCATACCATATCTGGTCTTGAATCCAATCTTGGGCTGGAAGGTGTCCTGACCAACAGCACGAACCATCTGGAGAGGAACGTATGGGCAGTAGAACAGACCAGCATCATAAGGATTGGTTCCCTTGTAACCAACAACATAGTATTGGTTAGCAGAAAGGTTAGCAGAATATGGGTCAATGTATACCTTGAACTTACCATTAATAACACCAGCAAAAGTATTGCCAGTATCATCAACACTCAGGTTAGCATTGAGTGCAGGGGTGTAATCCAGGATTCCTGCCATTGTGAGTGCAGAAGCAACATCAGATGAGCAAAGAATGGTGTTACCCTTCCCTCTACGAGTTCTATATGCAATAGCATTAGCATCTCTTTCGATCTGGAACAGAAGTCCTTTGAACTTCTCAACAGACCATCTACCATTTGAGTCAACATCAAGGTCAAAGGTGCCAGCATTAGCAACATTGACTTGTGCACCAGGCTCAGCAGCCTTGTAGATAGTTCTGATGACTTCTCTGTTGATTTCAGCAAGGATTTCTGAAGACAGAATGTTTGCCAATTCTGCTTCAGCATCAAGACCATGAATAGCCTTGAGGTCCTGTGCCAGTTCCAGAGTGTACTCAGCTTTGAGTGCTCTTGACTTTGCAGTCACAGAGATTCTCTCAATGCTGAATGCCATCTGGTTGAACTGGTCACCTGAACCAGCACCCAGATTTTCTGCATCATAGGTGGACATACCTTGTCCAACTCTGTACTCTCTTCCAGTTGCACCAGAAGCATTCAGGTCTGCGGGGTTGAAACCATAAGCAGTCTTTTGAGCAGCAGTAGCACCACTACCTTGGAAACCAGTAGTACCAAAACCAACTGAAGAACCATCATCTGAACCACCAGTGTAGTCGCCAGTTGTGGTATTGTAACCATCATCTTGACCAGAGTATGCTGAGTCAACTTCATCAAAGAAGGTCTCATTACCATTCTGGTCAACATATCTGCTTCTCATTGCAAAGATAAGTCCAGTAGGACCACTCATTGGTTGAACACCAGCGAGATCATATGCAACAAGGTTAGGCATTGAACGTCTGATCAATGAGATCAGAACAGGGTCAAAACCTGCAACTGGACCACCTGGAGCAGCACCATGACTGAAACCAGCAGCACCACCAGCACCAGCAGTGCTGGCATACATCCCTGCAGGGGTTTCAGAAAGGAAACCTCTTTCTTCTTGTAAAAATCTTTCTTGGTTTTCGAGCAGAACAGCAGTAACAGCCTTTCTATATGGGTCAGAGATCTTATCAAGACCTTCTGCCTCTAAAAGGGGTTCCCACTTTTTCTGCAATTGTTCTGAAAGGAACATTGCTTTTTCTCCTTGTTTTTCTTGTAAAAGTGTTGTTTTAACTGAAATTATTTATAATTAAGATTAATTTCACTTAGAATATTTGGAAATTGCTCTGAGATAAGCATTCATATGGGGACCAAAGTCCTCACCTGCTTGTTCAGTCAATACCTCATTTTTCGAAGAACCTGTTGCTCTATGGAAATATGATTCCTTAAGAGATTCAAGTTTTTCACGATATGTATCTTCACTATCAAACTCAACACTTTCAGCAAGACCAGCAAGCTTCTCCTTCTGAGTTAAAGCTAACCCTTCAGCGACATCATTGAAAATGGTATCGCTTACAGCCTCACTTAATCTTTGATTTAATTGAACATTTCTTTCGATTTGTTCGTTGAGTTTTTCTTCCATTTCATCTAATCTCATAACCATATTCTCTAATACATCATATCTATCTTCAGGGATTTCTACATAATGTTCTTCAAAGAGTGACTTCAGACCACTCATGAATGATTCTGAAAGTTCTCCTTTCAGTCCATTCTCAATCTGAAGAGCATTTTCATCAATCCACTCTTCAGCAACATACTCAAGATAAGCATCTACTCTTCCTGTTAATTCTTCTTTGATTGCAACAACTTCTTCAACAAGTGCTTTGTTGAACTTATTCTCAAGTGATTCTTTAATTTCTGCAATTTTAGTTTTAACTGCAGTTTCAAAAATGAGAGTTGCTTTCTCTTTGAACTCTTCGGAAAGGTCTTCACCACCAATCATTGCATTAACATCTTCTGTGAAGTTGAGTTCAAACTCTTCTTCCATATCTTCTTCTTCTTCTTCTTCATCCTCATCTTTCTTCTCTTCTTTCTCCCCCTTACCCTTCTCACCCTTATGCTCAGCTTCTGAAACTACTGCATTAGTATCTTCTTCAGAGTCTTCTACAAGTTCTTCATCAGTCTCAACTTCTTCATAACTTGCTTCCTTGCCAACAATTTTAGCAGGCATTGAGTCAGCAGACTTAGCTCCTTTGTTGACTACATTCTTAACTTGCTTAAGAGTAGCACTAGGAGTTTTCAACTTGTTTGAATCTCCTAAAGGATGATTCTCAGTTGGGGTAGGACCACCAAGATCTTCCCATGAACCTGATTGACCTTGTACTTTTGCATCAAAACTTGGCATTGATTCAGCAGGTCTTGCACCTTTGTTTACAGAGGTGACTGATTTTTTAGTAGATACTTCCATTTCTTGTAAGTTGTTACCGGCACTCATTTGTATACTCCGAATAAAAAATCTTTGATTTATTCTATATTTATTTATAAATTACAGATTTGTGAGATAATCATTCAGAAGTTTAAGTTTTTTCTGCTCACTCAATTTTCTCTGTTTTGAATATAATTCAATTCTTCTTCTTGTATTTTCTGCTGCTTTTTCTTTAAGAATACCACCTTCCCAAACCCACTCTTTACCTTCCATAATTCCCTGAACAAAAGCATCAGGAGCAGAAGGATCTGCAACAATATCAGCAGCAGTTGCTAACATAAAATCTTCACCAACATATTTTACTCCATTTTTTTCTACCATAGAACCAAGTCCTCTGGAAGAAACCCCAAGCTTAACACCCTCATCCAAAAGAGATTTGGCAATGTTGCCCATAGGAGTATCAAGAATTTTTGCCTTTCCTACAAAATTATTTCCTTCTGCCGTGAGGGCAGTAATCATATGAGAAACTCTATCAAGATTTACTGTAGGACCATCTGGATGGCCAAGTTCTCCAAGAGCACGACCATTTTTGATGAAGTTATCAGTGTACCTTTTTACTTCACGTTCAAGAATTGGAAATGGATAACATCTGCCATTTCTATTAGTGATTTCAGCTTGAAGAAAAGGTCCTGTAATATACAGGGATTGTTTACCATCCTTTTCTTCTTTGATGATTTCTACTGATTCTATTTCTTCCGTGATGAGTTTCATTTGATTATGCCTGTGATGCTATTTGAACTTCTGTAATGTATAAAGAACCTGAAGTAGTTGCTGCTGCAGACACTTTTACACTTTTTGAAACATATGCACTTGTAATTGTTGGAACACCAACAGCAGAACTATTGTAATTAATTGTAATAGTTGTATTGGCAATATTTTCAGCAATTGCTGTCACTTCATTGTGGGAGGTGTTGATACCAACAGAACCTGCAATAGTTACATAATCACCAACAACAAATGGATTTCCATTATTATGACCCAAATTTATAATGGTAGAAGACCCAGTAGTAATACCTACAATTTTTTGTCTGGCAACTTTTTCTTTTATAATTTCTGATTCATTTGGTGCCAGATAAAAATCATTAGTTGATGCTGATGGATTTGAACCAACAACAACATTACATCCAACACTTGAGGTTAATCTCAAGTATCCAGAAGTTAATTCAAATGCTGTGCTGGTTGTTACTCCAGAAACAACTGCTAATGTAGGTACTACTTGTGCAATTTTTAAAGCCATCAATCTCCCTCTGTTTCTTGATATTGGGCATCACCAAACATAGATTGTGCCACAACTGGTCTCAATGAATTAATTTTTTCTGCAGATTTTGCATAAAGAAGTTCCTTAATTTTATCAGAAACTTTTTCTGCAGAATTATCAGTCATTAAGATACTCAACAAATCATTATCAGAATCCATAAAAAATCCTCAAAGTTTATAGAAGTATTTATATTTTTGCTGCTTTGGTGTTAATATTGGTTGCGGATTGTGCTTCAGCATCAACAGAAGAACTTTGTCCTTCAAGTCCAGGTTCCATTGGAACTTGACCTAACATTTGCATTTGTTGGTCTTGTGTTATTGGTAAAATTGGTGAACCATTTGGTCCCACAGGAGGATTTTCTTTGGGATTGGCATAATCACCATTTTTAATTTCCTTATCAATTAATCTATTCTGGTCTACAATTTCTTGGTCAGTTTGTCTCAGAATTTTCCTTCTTACATAATCCTTAGAATAATAAGTTCCAATATAAGGTTGAATTGCTGCAGCAAGATTCAATCTTTCATTCATCAATTCACTATCTTTTAATTCAGTAAAATGACTATCATAAAGATAATCATACTGAATATGATCGCTCATTTTTTCCCAATCTTGTGGGGTAACGATATTTTTGAGAATCAATTGAGTCTTGAGCATATCATGAAATAAATGACAGAATCTCTTTCTCAATCTTCCAATAAACTTACTAAACATCAATTCATCACGAAGAATTTCAGATGAACGTCCTAAATTAAATCCCCCATCAGAGGCAGTTCTTGACTCAGGAACATTGAGTGCTCTAAACAGTTTCTTTTGGAAATAATGAATATCAGCAAGTTCACCAAGATTTTGTCCACCAGGAAGCGTGGTGATTTCAGTTCCTCTTCCCCCCTCTCTTCTTGGAAGCCAAAAGTCTTCCATCATACTCATGAACTTTTTATCATCACGCATTTCGCCAGTGTTGGCATCATAAACGAGTTTGTTTCTATACCTGTTCATGACATCTCTAAGGTATTGCTCTGCCTTTACCTTAGGGAGGTTGCCAACATCAATGTAAAAAATTCTTCTTTCTGGTGCTCTTGAAAGTCTGTAAATGACCAAAGCATCTTCAATCATTCTAAGTTGATTGAGAGCTTTGATTGCTTTATGTAGATATGAAAGTGTAAGTTTTCTATTTCTATCTACAAGACCTGATGTTACAAAAGTTATTGCATCTCTTGCAATTTGAATTCCTTTTCCAGATGAAGCATATTTTTGAACTGTGGCATCTGGAAAATAAATGAAATACTCATCAATTTCTGGTTCTATAAAAGCATCTTTATTTTTTGTATCTGGAACAAAAGACATACCAGCTTCCTTACCAGTTCTTCTTTCCACCCTCATAAATTTTATTTTGAGGGGGTCTATACTTCTGATATCTTTAATACCTTCTTCTGGTTTCTTTAAATCAATTACTTTATGATAAATTAAGCGACCATCAACATACCAATTTCTAAAAATTTCATGAGACTTTTTATCAAAGTCCATCAAATCTTTTACGTATTTAAATTCTTCTCTAATAATTTTTTTTAGTCCATCACTTGCATTTAAGTTACTTAATTCAATTTCTACTGGAGAATCATTTAAGTCACTTATAATTGCTTCATTAACAACATTTTCAATCGCACTATCACACTCTGGGTGCAGTGACATTTCACGATATCTTTTAATCAAGTCATATTCATTCCTGAATACACCTTCAATATCTACATATTGTCCATAAAAACCAGATGTAATATAGTAATCAACCCCATCCTCGTTATTTTCGGGGACAGGGGATATGGCACCTTTAGGTAATTCTGGCTTATCTTCAATAGAAAATCCAAAAAGCTTTGGCATAGTATAATTTTAAACTGTAAAAGTATTTAGACGATATCTGGAGCTCCTGATCCAGTCAAAGCTTCCCAGTATTGAACCTGAAGGTCTACTGTAAACTCTTCAATTTCATTTTCATTATTATAAGAAAGGTCAATAGTAGAAACTGCAGTTGGAAATACGTGCTTAACAATATACTTTCTTAAAACTTCAATGCTATTAGTGTTTCTTTGATTTGGTGGAGTTGCAGGACCTCTTGAAAGTTGAACAACATTCATATCACACATATACTCTGCTGGATTAATTGAACCAGATCCATCATTAACTTTGACAATATAATTTACCCATCTTTCAAAGAAACTTCTCCACTTGAAGTCTGTGTCATTGATAACAGTGATGGTCCAAATGTCAAAGGTTCTATCACCAGCAATTTTAAGGGTTCTCCCTCTAAATGGAACTGGAATTTCTGTGATATTTGAAGCTGGAAGACCTGCTGCCTTGATCATCATTAAATCAGTATCATTAAAATCAAGTCCTTGTGTAATTGAGGAATCTAATGTAGTTGCTGCTGGTGATCCAGTTTGCTCTTGACCAAAACTTACTTCAAATAAGTTGCTACGAGCACCACCACCTCTTAGTCTTGATTTAAAAGCATCAATACTTCTATCGTTAAAAGTTAAAGCCATTTTAGTTTCTCCTGATTAAATTAAACTGTGCCTACAATGGATTCAAATGAAACCCCAGTCCTGGTAGCAATAAATGTAAGACCAATAAAGTTAATTGATCTTGCAGGTTTCACATAGATGTCAGCAATAAACTCATTTCTATCAATTACATCAGGGGTGTTGTTTGTTTCATCACAAACTAAGAGGAAGTCAGTGATTCCTCTCTTAACTTGTACATCTCTTAAGTATGGTTCAACAATATTAATGAAGTTTGCTCTTGTGCTTGCATCATTAAACTCAAAGAGTTGAGCATCTGCTGCCCCTTTAATTGCTTGTTCAATAGTGATGAACAATCTTCTAACATTGATTCTATCAAATGCAGATTGATATGAGAGTGCAGTTTTATCACCAAAGAGAATGATTCCTGATCCAGGAGAAGAGATAACTGGATTTACTCTTTGTGAATACAGTTGGTCTCTTGCGTTTTGGTCTGGGTTGTATGCAAGTTTGATAGTAAACTTCAGAGAACCTCTAGACTTTCCTGCAGGTGAATACCAGGGGAATTGGTCAATATCAGTCCTTGCACAAAGCCCAGCAACATCTGCTGAACATGGCATATAAACAAACTGCTGATTAAATCTATCATACACATATTGATATCCACTATCAAACACTGCATAAGATGAAGAAGTCAGTGGACTAAAGAATGATAAGACATTTTGAAGTTGAGTAGCAGCAGAAGAGACATTAACAACTCCATCTCTGTATGGTGAGATGAATGCCATACAATCTTTTCTTGATTCTGCAATACTAATCAGTTTGTTTGCTTTTGCTTGCTCTTGTTCCTTTCCTAATGAAGTTCCACCTTGAAGCAAGAAGTTAAGAGGAACTTCATCTGCATTAGCAAGTTTGTCATAAGCAGTTGTAAAATCTGACAGGGTTGCAGCAAATCCCCCAACATTACCAGATCCACTATAATCTTTACCTCCAGTTAAAGTGTAAGAAACATTTCCAACTGAACTAAAAGTTACATTTTCTGCTGCTACTTCCCAATCACCAGAATTAACTGACTGTGGTGTGAATGCAGAAGTAAATTTAACTGATACTGGAGTTACATTCCAATATGCATCATCATCATTTCCTATTGATTTTCCTGCATAAATGAATTGTGAATTTAATGCAAGATAATCTTTGTAGTAAACATTTTCAGATGGAGAAACTTTAGTGTCAGTTGCTTTGGAAAGATTGAGGAATTTTTCAAGTAGTGCTTGTGGGTTTCCTGTAATGTTTCCTACTTTTTTACTATCAACAACTACTATATGGAAAGAATCATTACCACCATTTCTTTCTGTTACATATGCATTTGTTCTTGGTTTTGGTGCAACACTTCTCCAAGAAATTGTGGTGTAATCACCATTTGCAGTATCTAAAAGGTTTTGATTGTTATACCAATCTTGTGTTGCAGAAGGAGTTGCTGTAGAAATATTTGCTCCTGAGTTGTTTACTACAACTAAAGAAGATGCTGCAAAGGCATAAATTCCATTTTCAGTATATTCTTGATTAGTTTCAGTAGCACCAGATACTGTTGAGAGGACTTTTACATGAACTAAAGATGCGCCAATGCCAGTAATGATTCCCTTGAGGTGTCCAGATGCTGTTGAAGTAGTTCCAACTCCAGGAACAATACCACTTAAAGGTTGAGTAACACCAAATCCAACAGAAATTCCTGTGGTGTTAATTCCTGTAAGAGTTTGGTCTGCAAAGTTGTCAATTACACAAACTTTAATTCCTTCTGCCCAAGAACCTTGATTCTTTGCTGCCCAGTATGCTGAAGTTAAAGAAGTTCCTTGATAATCCTCGTAATTATCAATACTTACTGTTGCAGTTGATGCTACACCAACGCCAGCATTAGCATTTTTTAACTCAGTTCCACCACATCTAACTACCTTCAAACTTCCGCCATATGACAGGAAATTAGATGCTGAATACCAATACTCATAATGATAGTTATTGGAAGATGGTTTTCCAAAGACATTTACAAGATCGTTTTCATTTGCAATAGTAACTACTTGGTTGACAGGACCTTTTGCAAAAGGTGCTGCAATTCCTGCTGAGATTGAAGTAGTATTTGTAATCCCACCTCTTGTCAAATCAAGTTCTTTTACTTTAATACCTGGAGATGCTAAGCCTAACGCCATTTTGACTCCTCTAAATGCTTCATTTTGCTCTACAAGTATTTATAAATTTCTCCTTTTACCTGTATTCCCACATATAAGAGAATTCATGTGACCTATCTCCATATTCATCAGTGTGCCAAACATCACCATCAGTATCTACTATAGGTTCATCATCCACACCAGTAAGGACAAATCCAAATGGTGCCATGTCTTGTTCTATTTGATTTTTTTGTTCTTCATATAAACGTTTCCTAACATCTTGCTCTGTAAGTTCTTTGAAATAGTCCTGTGCAACCAACCAAGCATAGATTACAAGGCACATTGCCAAATCATCATTACATCCCTCCTCTGCCTCAAAGGAATTGTGTTTCTGAATGAATGTGGTTAACTCACTGATAATTTCATAGTCATTAAAGATTAGTTTATCTTCCTCAATCATTGTTTTGAGATTAAGACATCCAACCTTCTTGACTGTCTTGGACATTTTTAATCCAAGTTGTGTTTTCTTTCCAGAAAATCCTTGACCCACAATTTGACCTGCTCTACCTCGCATAGAGCACATAAGAAGATTTTGATACTCCAAATCATATTGAATAATTGCTGCCACCTGATCGCCAACATCATTTACTTCACATAAAATAAATGCACTGTTATAATTTTTTGCCACATCATAAATGATGTTGGGAAAAAGCATAGGTTTTATTTCATTATTCCTATACTTTGCTACAATTTTATGTGGGAATGTAGTTATATCAAAAACTACAAAAGCAGAATAGTCACTACCAACACCTCTTGCCACATCAACAGTAATTACATAATCTTTGTCTGGAGTTGAATTTTCATAAACATCCAATCCTTTATTTCTTTTGACTGGAGCATCATATACCAAACTCTTCAGTTTACTTGGTGCAATTAGAGTATCAACAGATCCTAAAAATTCACACTCAAACTCAATTTTAAACTGCTGTTCAGAAGTGTTGGCAATGGTTTGTTCTTTCCACTTTGCATCTCTTCCTGGAACTTCTGACCAGTGAACATCTGTTGGAATGTATTCATTTTTTCCCCTTTCTGCATCATGCCACAAACGGTAGAAATGATTCATACCGTGTGGGGTAGAAACTATAATAACTTTTGTAGATTGTCCAGAAGAAATGGTAGGATATACAGATGCAAAGAAGTCATCTGCAAGATGGTTTTGAACGAATGCAAATTCATCAAGGAAGATGATGTTATAAGAACCACCTCTAACTGCAGATGCTGAGGTAGAAGCAGCAAGAATCTTTGAACCATTCTCAAGTTCCATAGAACCTTTGTTCCAAGCTAGGATGCCTTGTTGCAACCATTTGGGAAGGTTTTCATATGCAGTTTGTAATCTTGATAACAAATCTCTTGCAGTTGATGCTTTGTTTGCAAGAATAGCAATATTTACATTATCATTAAAGATGGCATAATGAAGCAAATAAGATACAACAGTTGTAGATTTGCCTGTTTGGCGAGGCATCTTACAAATGTTAAATCTATTGTTATGAAAATTTGTAATTAATTTTTCTTGGAAGTCATATGGTTTAAATGGTTGAAGACCATGATCCAAGGTTACAATCTGTACATAATTTTTTGCAAAATATACAGGATCACTTTTGCACTTGATAAATTCAAGAATCTGATCTTGTGTAAATTCAATTGCAGTATTTGCCTTTTTTAAAAGGGGATTACCTAAGTAAATATTATCAGCCATAATTATTACCTACTAATCTCTTCCCAGTCCATTGAAGCAAGTACTGTATTATTATTAGCATTAGAAGCAACAACAAGAGAAATTTCAAAAGGTGTTGATGTTAGTCCATTTCTTTCCAACTGAAACTTAAAGAGTGCTTCTTTGAGAATATCAATTTGAGTTGTTCCTTGATTTGAAGCACTAAAAAATCCACTTCCAAGTATTCTTCCACCAGTGTAAGAAGTTCCAGTAATGTTATAATCCACAGCACTATCAACACCAGCACTTACCCAATTTCCTCCACTAGTAGTGCCAGATGCTCTAATCTGCCAATTGTAATAACCTGTAGCAACTGGCATTACTGAAAGTGCCGTGAGAATTACAATTGCATCCAAAAAATTTGGTGATGTTTTAAGACGTAAACTAATGATAGGATAAAAAGTTCCCTGAGTTGTAAGAGTTTTTGGTGTTGTGACTGCAATTCCCACTGCCTGCTGTATTCCACTAAGTTCATAACCACCTTCTGAAATAACTGTAGAACAAACCTGTTTAAGATTACTTACACTCGTAGTTATTCCAGTATTGGCAATCTCATATCTTACTGGAAGTGATGCTGTTGTAATATAAGTTGATTCAATTATGTTTGCATGATGAAATGAATGACAATGAATAAATTTTCCATCAATTACAAAACCCATTCTTACTGTTCCAAGTCCTAACCATTCAATATCCATCCATAAGATTTGTGCTTTGGAAATATCTAATGTGACACCTGATGGATTTAAGTGTCCTGCACCAAGCATTGTGTCAATATTCCAGTTATGTTGCGAAATTTTTGTTGTTGTTCCAGTAGATAAACTTCTTTCCGCAAAATATAAAGTATCTCCATCAAGTTCTAAATACATTCCATTATCTGCACCAAAGTACCCTACTCTTTGAAGAAGATTTGCTTTTGCTGGGTTCATTATAAATGTATTCAATACCTGTAATGATTTTCCTGGTTGATAAGAGAATACTTTTGTGGTTTCCCTAATCACAGAACATCCAGCAGTAGTTCCTATTCCAATATTGACTAAACCTTGTGTTGTTACAAATCCTACTGTAGAACCAGTACCAACAACTAAACTACTCCAAAGATTATTATCTCTATATCTGTGAGATGAATCAAATAATGTAAGTGGAATAGAAGTTCTCAATCTGCCAAATGCATCAGTTGCTATGGGAGGAAAAGTAACTGGAAATGGATTATCAATTGTAACTTGCTCACCATCTCTTGTTGCTACATTATAAACTTCAAATAGAGATCTTTCTTGATTTAAATAATCTTGTGTTGTTATATTCCAAATAGCCATAAATCAAATCCATTCCAATTTTGCTGGATGATACCTATTTACCTTTGTAATGTTTGAAGACCTGGGAGTTGATGGATAAATGTTATGAATGATTGCTCCAGGATATTCATTCTGAAGATGCTCTGTTAATTTATTCTTTGATGGGATTCCATCATTAGTTACCATCTCCACTCTGTAGATGCTGCCTTGCCAAACAAAATCTACAGCAAATTCTTCTCCAACTTTTTGTGGAGTTGGTTGAGATCCAATGTTCAAAGTTCCATTAAAGTCACCTTGAATAGTAATACTCTCTGAAAGAAACTGTTTGTATGATTTCATATCAACATGCCCACTTTCTGAGTGCTAATGCTTTTCTTGTAGGTCTTCCTTTTTCATCTTTCATAGGACCAGGCATTCCTCCCATACGAGCACAGAATGATCTTTTACGAGGTCCACCCTCTGGTTGAGGTGCTTGTAGATTGCTGCCAGGATTTTCTGCTTCATAAGATTTTCTTCCCTTCTCATTCAATCCTCCCTTAGGATTCTTTCCTTCTTTTCTTTGCCATGCAGCAACTTCTGTAAGTTGCATAAATTGTGAGAAAGAACGACAAGCATCTTCATTTGCAGGAACACAGTTAGGAACCATCTTCTTTCCTTTTTTCTTCATTCCAACTTGCTTGTATCCTGTCCAACATGCTTCAGAAACTTCTTCATCACTTGATAAGTATTCTGCTGCAGTATCAATAAAATCTGCTGCTCTGGTAATTTTTGATTGAACCCAAGCAGGAAGTTGCATATTTGGACTTTTAACAATTTTTCTTAAAATTTGAACAGACCTTTCAATTTTGTCCATCTCAATATTTGCCATATATCCTTCTTCATCTTTCATCTTACCAGAAGCAATTTCTTTATGACTTTCATAAACTTTAGATTCATTTGCTGGATGAATCTTAGCAATTGTATATCTGTCCCACATCATAGGACCATATGAACATTCTTCTCTTTTTTCATTCTTTCTACAAAGCAGACAATACTTTGTGTCCTCTTCATACTGCTGTTCTACATTCTCTGATTTATTGCCCCAATTTTTAGCACCTGCTTGGCGACATTTTACAAGTGCTCCAGAAGCATATGCACTTGGCCAAACTTTGAATCTTGCTTTTACTTTATGATAGCAAGCATCCTTTTTACCACTTCCTTTGCCTTTGTTGTCTTTTTCCGAAATAACCTCTTCTTTCATTTTTTTTGGACTATCTGTAGAAACATAAGTTGGTTTTGAAGCACCAGACTTTTCCTGTTGTCCAGGATCTGCTCTTCTTTTCCTTGCTGCTGCAGAACGTCTTTCTTCTGGAGACATACTTGCTCTTTTAGAAGAAGAAACGCACTTTGGAACACCTTCTCCAGGTTTGTCACTGGCACAACTATCTCCAGTTACAACATTAACCCATCCAGGTTTTCCACTCTTATCTTTAGAACCACTAAACCACTGATGTAAACTTCCTTCTTTGACTTTTTCAATTTTTTTTAGTTTAGAATAATAATCAGGTAATTCATCCACATGCTGAAGGGCAGTGATCTTAGCTCCACTTTTGCTTGTGGTGTGCTCACCCTCAACTTTGGTTCCCATTTTTACCTGTTGAATAATTTTATCCAAAGAAACTTTATGCTTTTGGGCAATTTCTTCTGGAGTCTTATATGATTTTACAGGTCCTTTTGGGTCTTTCATTTATAGAATATTATTCTTCTTCATTATTTAGAAGACCTTGTTTTATAAGTTTAGATAGTTCTGCAGTAGAACCTACAAAAAGTGAATTGTTGACTGTTGTAGGTCCTTTTTGAGGTGCATCCAAGTCTCTCATTTTCTTTTGAAGGTCAATTAATTTATCTGTAGTATCTGCAACAGATTTAATTAATTGACCAGCAACTTCAAATGCTCTTGGATGACCAGATTCTTGAGCTATCTCCAATATACCATCAACTGCTTCTTGTCCTTTTGAGATTAAACTATAGAGTTGACCTCTACTATATTCATAATCTTTTTGTGGATCATTAGGAACATCAGTAGATTTGATATCAATAACTTCTTTAGATATAGGAACTAAAGTAGTTTCTATATCTAAAGATTTTTCTAACTTTGAAAATTTTTTATCCATACACTATATATCAACATCAATTCCTTGACTGCTACTGTAATCTTTGAAATCTTGGAAATCTATGATTTGTTCGTTAAATCCAAAATCATCCCCATATGGAATAAGTGGGTCATCAGCAGTATTGATAACATTATCTCCATTGTAGTCTTCAAGTGCTTTAGGAGTAGATGTATATCTAACTTCCCTTCTTGCATTTAAGATAGCATCTGTAGCATAATCAACTTGAACTTTTTTGATAAGTCCTTGATCATCTGAAGGAATTTCACTAAACAGATAAGTTTTTGCAGTAAAGTTTAAGGTATAAATGATAATCCTTCTTGTGGTATAGTCTCCCTCATAATCATCTCTAAACCCAACTCTATTTAAAATTACAGGAATATCCCTAACTTCATTAATTTCTGGGATCATTCTAACAGATATGTTAAATGATGGTTGAAAGAATGGTAAAATTTGTTCTATAATTTGCAGAGCATCATCTTGTATTTTGCTCATAATATTTAATTCAAATCCAATATTATATGGAGTTGGGGAATATACTTTTGCAGCCTTTCCAGTGTCAGATCTTGGAGCAGAGAATGTTTGAATAACTGACGATTTCCTCTGGGCATCATAATCAATAGTAGTCATCTCAAAAGACATTCTTGGAAGAGTTAGAGCAACTTTTCTATCTCCTTGTGGTTGTTGCTCTATTCTTGCTAAAAACTTTTGAGTTGGACCATAAGCAAAAGGAACTTTTAATACAGATAAAGCATTTCCATTCTCATCAAATCTTCTGATCTGTATATTATTAAATAAAGTTCCAAAAGCAGTTACTGTCTTTTGTATTGACTTATGATAAAAATACCTACCAAACATTTTTTATTTTTTCACATTATTTAGTATTTAGTCAAACTTCTCCAAAAGGATTAATTTCACTAAAATCTAAAATATTATCTGCTTCTTCTTCAATAATGTCAGAATTATCATATGCAGATGTTGTTTCAAATTCTTCTCTATTTGAAACTATGTAAATTGCACTTGATGCTGCACCAACTACAATATCACCAACTATAAAGTTAGTTCCAAATCCTGTCACCTTCAATTCTCTGGTTTCTGAATCCCAATTTTTAACAGTTCCAACTGCATTGGATATTGAACCAGTTACTGTTTCATTAAAGACAAAGTTGCCAGTAGAAACAGTGGTTCCAGCAGAAACAGTGATTGTTGGAGTTTGTGTGTAACCATATCCTGCATTGACAATTCTAATAGATGAAATACCTCCAACATTATTCAAGAAAGCTTTAGCAACAGCAGTTACTCCTCCTCCAACTGGACTTGATATTGTTACTACTGGTTCAAGCACATAACCCTGTCCAGAATTGTTTATCTGAATGGGTCCTATGCTACCAGAGGTTGCAATTCCAACTCTAACTTGAGCACCATAACCACCACCCCCAGAAACATCCACTATTGGGGGTTTGCTTGGATTGTATCCAGATCCTGGATTCTGAATGTATACATCACTTAAACTCTTTGATGATAGTAATCCCATTTTACTGGTTACTACACCAACAAGCGTTGCTTTAGTGCCAGAAATGGGAGAAGAAACATTAAATGTTGGAATAGAAGTATATCTGTATCCACCACTAATTATTTCTGTAGTTTGAACCCCACCAGTAACAAGTGTTGTAGTTGCAGTTGCAGTTACTCCAATTCCTGACATATTCAATGTGGATTCATATCCTACATCTTTCAATGACTTATCAATAGAATCAATTGTTGTTTTTATTTCATCATCTTCTATTTCATATACTTCACATCTCAATTCATAAACATAGTTCTTTTGAAGTTGATAGAATGGTTTTCTATTTTCAACATACTTAATTTCCATAAAGCTATCGCTCAATGGAATATAAAGTAAATCACCTTCATTAGGTCTTGTAGCATTTTTTACTAAGGTAATATCTTTCATCAATTCGCCAATATATGTCTCAAATCTTTCTGATGAAATGATAAGAGTCATTTCATCAGTAACTCTTACTCCAAATTTACTCATCAAAATACTATTTGGGTCAAAACCTTCATAATTTACCAAGTATGCTTCTATTGGAAATGCTTTAGTAAATTTTGAATATAAAACTTCTTTTATAACTTTTCCTTCAGACACGAATTCTCTTGGCATATAGTAAATTTCTATGCCATACATTTTTAATTGTTCATTTATCAGGTCTTGTACAAGACCTTGTTCCCCTGATGTTCCCTGTATGAAAAATGGATTTAACATATCTATGACCTACTAAAAGTATATCCTTTATGACTATTCTGCCTTCTTCCGTTCAAACATTTTACAATTGTAGAAGGATCCCCATTAATATATTGAGCACATTCTTTTATTGAATTAAATTCAATATTTAATTCATTTATAACAACTTTGCATGTTGGTAAATGATTTCCATTTCCTTTTTTAGTTTTTGAAATTTTATTCCCTCTTGTTTTTCTTTCAGTTTGGGATAAATTGTCCCAAAAATTTTGTATTGCTTTTATTCTATTAATTTGATTTGGTTTTGCTTTTGGTGGATTGTCTCCACCATCAGTTTTATTATATAAAATCCCAGAACCCAAATCTTTTCTTCCAAAAATTGAAATCATATATTTTTCATGTTGCAATGCTTCAATTTCTGTTAGATTATTTTTTAAAATAATAATTCTTTCAATTGGGGGCAAATTAATTCCATGAGATTTATGTCCATTTTTATGATATGCTCTATCTCCTTTTCCTTTACCAATATAGTAAGGAGTTTTATTTTCTCTTAAATAAGCATATGTGTAGTATTGCATAATATTAACCAATAAGGTCAAAGGGTGCAGTCTCAAACTCACTAAGCATTCTCATTCTAATGTCTTCCAGTTCCTTCACTGCATCATCATAGATTTGTCTTCCATTCAGTTCAATTCCACCAGGAAGTTTTACGCCATTGAATTTAATTAAATTTTGACCCCATTGCCTTTTGAGTAATGCAGTAAAATAAAGTTTCAAGAAAGAATCATTATAAACTTTTATATAATTATTGGGGTCCAATATTCTATAACATTCCATTATAAGATAATTATTTACAGTAACAGCATCCCAACTCATATCCAAGTATAATCTGTTCTGTCTCTTATTAAATCTAATTTGTCTTTGTGGATTTACAATCCAATCAATATCTTCAAGATATCTTTTTGTTACATAATAATTCAAAAGTTCAGTAGAGCTAAACCAGTAAATATCATTTAAAAATAACTGATAGTTTACATTGAATAAATTAGATGTGATTGTTCTGTTATCTAACTTAAAGATTCTTTCTATACCAACAATTGTATCAGGAACTGGAATATAATTTGAGTTTTCTTCCCAATTAAATGACCCCAGTCCAGTTGTAACTGTAGTTGTAACTATACCTACATTTTTACTACCACCTCTAGACCTTCCCCTATCAATATCATCTTGAGTAATTTTATACTTAAGAAACATTTTTTCAACACCATCAAAATGCCTCTCATTAAAATACTGCAAAGCATCATCTAATCTGTCATCAATTTGCTCTTCAGAAACATTGATTTCCAATACAGGGGCACCAAGTTGCCTTAAGGCATAATCAATAAGTTCTTGTCTTGATGCTGGTTTAGCCATTATTGTGCTCTTTTTAGTTATTTAGATTTGGTAATCCTAAAGAAGATACAACTTCTTCTTGTTTCATATAAAGTTTTACATAACATTTGCAAAGATTTTTGAGCAAATCAATATTAGTGCAAGAATCTATTTCTCTGGAAATTTTTTCAAATTCAAAAAGTTTTGAAACAGTTTCTAGATTAAGTTCATTGGGATTCATTTGCAACTTTCCTCAATAATTGTTTAATATCTTCAAGTGAAGATTTAAGTTCAGATATAGATTCTTCAATATTATCAATTCTTTTTTGCTCATCTTGTCTTTTTCTTTTTGCTAAAGTATAATTATCAAATCCAATTTTATCTGTATTAACTATTGCATTTGTAGACAAATCCCTCAAAAGATTGGGATGTCCTTCAACCTTAGCGTATTTTTTTATCATCTCAATGCAATTGCTCTCAATTCTCTAATTAATGGTGAGTATGCTTGATTTGTTCCAGTTCCAAGAATTTTAATTTGGAATCCAGTAAATGATGGTAAGTTGTCAATTGTAAAAGTATAATCTAAATATTCACCATTCAAACTACTTCTAACATTTAAATCAGACCTTCCATCATTATTATCAGAATTAATTACATTTCCATTAACATCCAAATTATCATAGCCTGGGAACAAATTCCAAATTTGTTCATTATCTGGAGTATCATTTGTAAAAATCTTATAAAGAACTCTTACATCAGATGATGAGTGTCTATAAGCAGAGAACAGAACTTTGAGAGAATCTGCACTTTGCTCTAAGTTCACCCTGTTTGACACATATGCAAAATCATGAGAATCATCTGTATTTGAGTTTGCTCTATTGTCAGATGCATAAGATGACAGACCAACTGGTTGATTAATATTATAAATTTTACCAATTGCAAAGTTTTGTGTTAAATCTATCAGTGGAGAAACATTTTGGTCATTTGTGCTAAGATTCAACTCTAAAGTAAATGATCTACTACCAGCAAAGTTTGTGGCATTTAGGTAAGTGGTTTCATTTACTCTAGATGCAACCATTCTTGGAGTTTCTAAATTATTGATACTACTAATTCCTACAGTTTGAGAACCACTATCAATAAATGACACTTCACTACCATCAACACTTGTAGATGTGATAGTTCTTACAGATGCTGATACTTGTGTATTGTTAAATCTTTCAATAAATCTATCATTGAAAGTAAGTTCGCTAAATTGCTTATTCTTAGTTGCATAGACATTTTCTCCACCACCAAGTTTTGTTTGGGTGAATGAAGACCCTGCACTAACTTGAATATAATAATTGTTTAATGTTGGATTTGGATTGGATATTAAGGTGTGTTCTGTATTGATTCTATTCAAGGAAACATTATTGAATTCATACTTATAAACTAAATCATTGATATTGTGGTTTTGTAAAGTTGTTCCATAAAAACCTCTTGTAACATTCAATAATTGGTCAATTCCCACATCTTCATATTTGATAATTTCATTTGAAATTTGAACATAACCTGGATTTGCTACACTGACTGCAGTTCCTTCAAAAGTTGTAAAGATAGCAGTGCTTGCAACTGAAATGGCACCACTGTCTGTGGTTGCATAGGAAACTGTTAGTTTTTCTGGAAGAACATCAGACTGAACGCCAGTGATTTGAACTTTATTTGAAGAAGAATGCATTCCATGATTTGGATGGAATACTAAAATATGTCTACCATCACCCACAACTTGACCAGCAGTTGAAATTGCAACTATTGGATTATCAGCAAGTTTATTTTCTGGACTTGTCAATGAAACTGTAGAATTATATAATCTTGCAGTTCCTCCGCTGGTTATAAACTCTGCTTTTTTGAGAGTGAATTTCAAATCTTCTAATGGACTTGGAACCCAAGTAGTTCCATTTTGAGATTTGAATAAGGTTCCTAAAGATGGTTGTTTGCTGATAAAGATTTTATTTACTGTTGGGAGATTTACAGTAGAAATATCTTCTGCGCCAAGTTCAGACACCCAAACATTATATTCTAAAGAATCTGAAAGAAGAACTATTGAATATTCTCCTGCTGAAAGATTTGTTAAAGTATCAAATGTAAATGTAGTTGCAACACTTGCATTAGTGCTTATGTTTACTTGTGAAGCAGATAAAACTTTCCTCAATCCAGGAACAACCTTATCTGTTCCTCCAGGAGTTCCAAATGACACTTCTCTAATTTCTAATGTAATTGGGAGATTATCATCTTTAGATGCAAAGTAAACATCAACTGATGTTGGGATAATCCCATTTTCTTCTTCTACCAAGAATGTTTGTGCCAATGGGTCATAATATGTCACTGTTAGGTTGTCTATTTTTTGACCCTGAGATGTAAATAATGTAGATGCAGAATTAACTACAGACTCTCCTGGAAGGTTTTGTGTTGTTGTATTTGGAACAACTTCAACTAAACTTTGGCCAGTTTTAAATTCATCACTTTCATCAATCCAAATACTTCCAAGTAAAACACCTTCATTGTCAGTAATTAATCTAACATCAGATACAGTAGCATTTGCTTTACTTGTAGAACCTACAAGTTTATTTCCTTTATTGATTTTGCCCCAAAATTCACTTACTTCTTGTCTTGATAAAGTTGATGTATCTACATTCAAGAATGTTGATTGAACTCCATATTGAGTTGAAATGCCAACTGATGGGTTATATGGGTTAGATGTAAATGTTGTTGATGGAGAATCTATAGGACCTGACTTGTGATTTGGTGTACAAATTCTAAAAGAACAATCTGTGGTTCCTTTAGAATTAATACATTTTACAGTTTCTCCAATTTGGAAAGTTCCAGAAATATTAGTTATTTCAATGAATTTTGGAAATACTGCAGATTTTGAAGTATTTGTAGTTAAATCTCTCTTATCAAAAAGGAGTTTAAATCTTGTGTTTGGTTTTAATTTCGCAGCAGTGAAATTAATATTTCTGGTTCTTATGAATGGGATTGAAGTGACAGTAGTTTCAACTCCCCCTCTGTTTCTTTCTATTCTTATGAATGGAAAGGTGTTAATAATTCTAATAGATATTCCACCAAAACGTCCTCTTACCCTTCTGGTTCTGTTTACAACAATTGACCAAGTGTCAGTATTTGGACTTAATTCTAAAATTCCAGACCAAGTAACAATATTAAATGGGTTTACATTTACAACTTTACTTGCAAATGGTTGCTTTGATGATTCTACTTCAGAATAATTTAAGGATAATTTTGTTCCTGTCAATCTTAAATTACTACAGTTAGTATTGTTGAGATTTATATTTGAAATTGCAGTATAATCATCTGTGCTAAACAAAGATAAATCAATTCTTTCTTCGTTTGTAGTAGCACTTAAAGTTTTATTTTCAATCAATGCATCAAAGTTTAAGTCATCAGCATCTGAAGTATCATAATTATTAAACTCATCTACAAAAAATCCAGATTTAAATCTATTTAATCCATTCCCATCAACAACAAGTAAGTTTTGTGTGGAAGATTCTAACAAAGAGAGAGTAGTATAAAATTCTAAATTAGATACTCTATTTTCAATGTCTCTGATATCAGACATAGTAAATCTTCTGTGATCAGAAAGAATTATGTCTACATCTTCACTAATGTTATAAACATATGCATCACTAACTATTGTTGCTAAATCTAAAACATCAGATGATATTGGTGGTTGAATTGGGACTTCGCTTGGATCTCCAAGAACTAAATTAAAATCACCATTTTTGGAAAGAGTTAGTTTATCAATTCTTGGTAAGTAAAAATCATAATCGAATACAAAACTTTCATTTGGTGATAAAATTTGTGTTGGGTTATTTGATGAAGTTGTAAAAGTTCTTGAAGCAAAATCAAAAGGACTTATAGTAGACGAAGAGTAATTTGTAACTCTTGGTCTAACATCTAAAACATCAGTATTTCTTAATCCATCAAACTCTGGGATTAATTTTTTAGTAAGAGTTGTTGGATAGCTATTAACTGCTACTAAATCCCCATAGTCATTAGTATTGTAAGTAAATTGATCAAAGAAAATTGTCAATCTTCCAGATGGTTCTTTTGATGATTCTTTTCTAATTAATCTACCAAAATCATAAAAGTGAGTTCTTTGTCCATTATCTAATATAAATTCATTGACAATATTTTTATCCCCAGCATTAATTGATGCAGTGGTTGCAGTATAACCACTTTCTGAAAAAGTAACAGTTTCGCCTAAAGCAAAGACAGAATCATTTTTGTAAATGATATCAATTCTAGCTGCAGATTTCTTTTGAGCATATAATGCTACTGCTCCAGATGTGGCACCAATAACTAGTTCTCCTACAATCAAATCATCAACACTACTGTTTGTGCTATTCAATCCTGAAAGTTCAAGCCAAGAAAGAGTTGGATTGGAAGTGGAAGAAGATTCAAAGACACCATGAACTTGGATAATATCAGAAGTATTCAAACTTATTTGATCATCTTCAACTCTTGTTCCATAAACACTAGTTTGAGCAAGACCAGCATTTGGGGGTGTAGTGTATTTTGTTTTATTAATAGTTAATGAAGCACATCTTGTAAGTTTTTTAGACTTTTGACTTACATTAGATTTAATTTGTGTCGTAATGACTTTGCATGGACCTGCAGTTGCAGAAAGATTTGTAAACTCTGCATTTTTGCCACCACCAGTTATTGTAAAAGTTGCAGTGGTTAAATTTTCTATTGAACCATCTACATTAACTACAATATATCTTTCTGGATTAAATGTAGAATACACATAATCAGTTCCAGAAAGACTTGGTAATGTTAATGTAGTAGATGATTTTGTTACTGAGTTATATGAAACTTTGGTGTAAATATTTGAATTTAAGAAATCTACATTAGCAATATTGTTGTTGTTTAAATTAGTTGTTAATGAAGGGTCGTCTGTTTGTATTAGTTGGGATTTGATTACAGAAACTGTTTGAAGAGAAGTGCTGATTCCAAGATCGCCAGAACAAACATTAGGAACAGTTGATGTAGTTGCTAAAACAATTTGATTTTTTGTTGCATTAATTGATGTAATTTTTGCAAAAATATCAGAACCAACACCAACTTGAGGATATTTGACTATATCTGCTACTTTTAAATTTGATGCAAATGATGAACCGTTGTTTGATCTAATTGTACCAACACCAGCATCAACAGAAAGAGAAAATGGTCCAGTTAAAACTACTTCTTTGGAAAGTAAAGAATCAGCAACAAAAGTTCCATTTGATACTGCTTTAATGTCATCTACAGAATAATTAGTAAATGTTCCAACTGCAACTGTAGAACCAATACCATTGACTATTAAAGATTCATTTTGAATGAATTGTCCAGAAACTTGATATAGTGTTAGTGTTTGTCCAGAATTAGTCTTAACAAATCCTGTTGAACCACTATTATTTCCCTTGATATAATCGCCTACAACAATTGATGTTAGGGGTGAGTCTGTGTCAATTTTGCTGTAAACTTGAATATCAAATGCATGTAAATTAAATTGACTTGCTTGATTTTCGTATGAAGTTATATAAGATGAGAAATCATAAACTCTTGCTACTCCAATTGTTGTCCCAGAAGCAACATTAGCAGAAAGTCTTTGATCATATAATGAAATAGTAAAATCTGTTGTTAATCCAATGTTTGGAATATTTTTTACATTATTGACCCTCAAAAGATTTCCAGTAGAAAATACTGCTGATGATGATTCTACATGAGCAGTTGTTCTTGGTTTGGGGAAAGATAAAACTTCAGTAGTGGTTGGAATTTCATATCCTTGAACATAAGCTTTACCAGCAGAAACTTTGATGATCCCAGTTTCTTCTGCTGGAATTATTCCATTTTCTGTTGATTCTCCTTCAGAATACAATCCACCATTACCTAAATTATCATTTAAAGAATCTATAGATTCTACATTAAATGGGTTGACATAATAATTTCCAGATTCATCAAAAGTTCTTCTTGCTAAAATGTCAGTAATATATGAACTATCTGTTTCATTTTTTATTTTACGTAAATTTCCATTTACAACTCTAAAGAGTTCTATGAAATTTTCGTCATTAAAATCAGTTAATGATTTTTTAGATAAACTTAAAGATATTTTTAACCTATCTGCACCAGGAGCAGCAAAGTTTGAAAAACCTTGAGCATTATCATATAAAGAAGAATCCTGATTAGCATTTATAATTTCTTCGCTAATATTTAATCCTACTCTATAAGAGGGGGTATTTGAATATTGGTCTAAAACAAGAGTATCCGTAGAAACATTAACAAAATATCCTCTTACGAAATAAACTCCAGAGTCTATTTTTGCTGCTGATGCTATTGAAGTAGATTTTCTGTTTGTTGGTGCAATAGTTTTGGCTACTGAAGACCCACTTAAAATAGAACCACTATCAAAAGTAATATTTTGATTTATTGTTAATTCTTCTCCATCTGAAAAAATATTAGAAGTAAAATTTTCAGATGATGAAGATTGATATTTTATATACAGTGTTGTGTTGTTTCTAATAGAATCTTGTCTAGAAAGAACTTTTTCTACTTTAGCAGTTACGTTTGAAGTTCTTCCAGTAAGAGTTGTTCCTACAAGTTTGCTAAAATAATTTTCTACATCAATTCCTTTGTAAGAACCTTCAATTTCTACAGAATAAAATGTAGAGTCATATGCAAATCCACCAGGAACAACTACAGTGTTTTTCTTAAAAAATGCACTTCCAAGTTTTTCAACTTGATTTTGTAAAATAGATTGGAGAGTAGTTAATTCTCTTGTTTGTACAGTGACTCCAGGCTTAAAAAGAACTTTATAAAAGTTCTTAGAGTCGCTAAAATCATCATAATAAGGATTTTTATTTAAATTAGTACTTTGGGGCATTTTTTTAGAATTCTAAAATGATTTTAATATCTTCTCGTTGTTGTGATGATCGAGTTACTGAAGCCCTATTATCAACATAAACAACATCACCACTCTTTATATTTATGTCTGGATTTGATAGACCTCCATTGAATGATTGTCCAAGATAATATATTGTTCCTCCAATATCAACTTCATTTCCAGTGTACCCTGTGTTTATTGTATATGAATTTCCTCCAATAGTTAATGTACTATTATCAAAATCATTTAATGCATATTGTGTTGCAGTTTGAATTCCAGATACACTATCTGCAAAATGATAATCAATTTGAATATTTGGAGGGACAGAGTAAGTGTCAATATTATTATTTCTGGGTTGAATATATCTCAATACTTTAGTTGTGTTATCAAAACTAACTAAATTTCCAATAGCTCCTGTGTTTGTTTGAGTAATTATAGAATCATATGTTTCTGCAGAAGCATCTTCATTTATTCTAAAGGCATAAACACCAGAACCTGTGTTTGGGGTAAACACCTCATTACTCCCATTTAATTTTACATCCTTTATAATTCCAACTCTTGAAAATTGATTTCCAATAATAAAATCTGGATTTATTGTATCATTTTCAATTCTACTATAAACCAATGCCCTAAAAGCACCAAGTTCATTATAAATGTTTGCACCATGACCTCCTGGTGGGGAAATTATTACATTAAAAATTGCTTTTTGTGCTCCAATTGGTGCTAAAATAGAATCTAAGTCTAAGGTTGCAAATGTATAACCACTACCACCATTAGTCACAATTACATTAATAGGTTTTCCTTGTTCATCAAAAACTACAGAAGCTGTTGCTCCAGTTCCATCCCCCCTGATGGGAACATTAGATAATGTGCCAAAGAATGGATAATTTACTGCATTATATTCTACTAAAACTGTTTCAATTTTTCCATCTACTGAGTTATCTCTAATTCTATCAATTTCAGCATTGAGACCTTCAGTTTCCCAATTATTTGGAACACTTATATAATTGGTAGAGTCAAATTTCAAAACATCTGCTGGAGACAATGTATACAAATATTTCCACATGTACCCATCAGACTCTAATCTTGGTGTCAAATCAGTATGTAATGGTTCTTGAGTAGAGATAGCACCAGTGTTATTGTTAGATGGTAAAGAATTATTGTTGATACAGATGTAAACTCTATAATCTCTATTCATTACATAATAAGAAGAATCATACAGTCTTGTAGAAGACGTTACTGGTGATGTATTATAAACACTATAATCATGCCTATACATCTCATATTTTTTACCACTTGACCAAACAATTTTTGGAATTACTCTAATAACATCAGATGAGGTTATTTTTTTGACACCTAAAATATTATCTCTATAAGAATTTAAATATAAGTAATTGTCAGTTGGATTTGGTCTAGAAGAATCCCAACTTGGATAAAGAGAATCTGCGTTTGGAAATCCAATGAATGTATAGTAGTTACCATTCCCAATATCACTTACAAAATTAGAGCAATTTATTATCCTTAATTTGTCAGTTATTACTGCCATTTGAATCTGTATTTTATGTTATTTATTATGATTTTCTGTAGAATGAGAGTAATGATGTATTAACTCCAACTGGAGAAGATGAATAACTTGTAGAACCTATCCCAATAATAGATGATCCAATTGATACAATTGAAACCCCTGTTCCAACATAAGTACCCTCTACATAGTCTCCAATTAAAATGCTGGTTGTAGTAACGCCAATTGTATTAGTGCTAACTCCAGAAAATGTGCCCACATATGTTGCAATTTTAGTAAAAGATGTTATTCCAGAATTTTGTTCATCTCTAGACTTACTTACAAAAGTTCCGTCAATAATTAAATCTTTCTTTTGTGGTGTCCATGTTATAGACCTAAGTTGGGAAGAATTTTCAGACAATCCAAGATCAGAGTAAATATTAGTTCTTAAAACATCAGCACTAACAAATTGTTTAATAATTCTATCATTTTGTTCAAGTGGTGGTGGATTGTAAATGTCCTGAAGAAGAACAAGTGAATCGCCTTCTTTTAATTTAGATGCATCATCAGAATTGAAAGAGTCATTTGTATACCCTCTATAAAAATAAACCTTTACATTACTTCCTGTAGGGATAGGTTCTGTAAATGTAATAATTGAACCACTATTGAAAATGTATGAAGAATTTGGAATTTGAAGAACATCATTGACAAAGATTAATAGATTATATTGAAGTTCTACTTCAGATTCAGATTCAGTATCTAAGCTAATTCTTTGACTATTTTTTGTAATGTCAAAAGTTCTTCTGACACCATTTACCTTATCACTCAAATCATCTAATTTTTCTAATATTCCAATATTCCAAGCATTAAATGTATCTTTGGTAACTTCATTGATTGTAATGTGAATTTTATCATTTGAAGTTTGAGTTCCAAGTCCAGTAGCATTTGTGGGAATTAAAATTTCACCAACTTTGTAATTGTATCCTCGATTGGTAAACTTAAATTCTTTTACATTTCCATATTCGTCAGTGTTAAATGATACTGATGCACCTATTCCAGAAATTGAACCAGTTACTGGAACATTATAGTAAGAAGTAGAAAGTTGATAACTGCCTCCTGAGGTTGTCCCATAAGAAACAATAATTCCACCTCTTGGATATCCTTTAACATTTACATCATAATCTTTTCCAGTGAATCCTGTTGTTCCAAACCCAACAAAATTTACAAATGTTTCTGATGCAGTTTCAGAAAAAGAAAATGCTTCATTAGAACCTGGATATTGGAAAATATTATTTACTAATAAAATACCATTATCACTTGATATGCCAACTGTACTAATTCCAGAAATTTTCAATTCAAAAGAGCTGGAAATTCCTGTAAATTGTTCAGAAACATCATCAAATACGTTATTTGCATCGTAATTTGACCTTAGAAAAACTCTTCCATTAAAACTATTTTCTTCACTTGGATAAAAGAAAACAACTTCAAAATTACTTACTGGAAATTCATTATCAGAAATATTTGAAAATGTAACTTTTACATCATTAATAGCATTGGCAAAATTTTCTGCAAAACTAAAGTTATTTTCACTATTCTTAATTAAATAATAAAACTTTTGTGTAGGAATTTCTTGTGGAGGATTTGACCAAATTACTAAAACTTGACTCCCAGTCTGTAAAATATCAGTAAGTAAATTGAAACTGTAATTACTATAAACAATGTCTGAAGATGGGATTCTGTAATTTATTTTTCTACCTTCTAAAGGAGGTTCATCAAAATAAATGATGTCTTTTATAATATTATAATTGCCAGACAAAACGTCAATATAACTTCCAACAAGTGAATTTGTGAACAAATTAGTATTTGTTCCTAGAACTTGAGGACCTCTAGATAAAGATACTTCTTTTGTGTCATAATTTACAGAAGAAATTCTAACAATTTCATCATTAATTTTTAAACAAGTGCCTAATTTTATATTTCGTAAACTTTCTAATACTAAACTTGAGGGGGTATATGACAATACTTGAACTGTAGAACCAACTGATATTGGAGATTGGATGATATTATTAATTGAGACTAGACATTTTGAGTTTTGTTTAAATGCTTCAAGTGAATGTTCAGTTCCTATTCCTAGAGAAGATATATTAACATACTCATTTGCTAATGCATAAGTGCTTCCCAATGCCACTCTAATATTATTTTTATCTATAACTATGGGATAAACAATATTTGGAAACTGTGAAATTGTTCCACCAGCTCCAGGACTTAAAGTTGAAATTCCTATTGGTGTATCAGTATTTGAATCATTAACATTGTATGCTAATGGTTCTCCTGTTTTGAAAAAATGATTTGGAATATTGATTGTATCTTGAACTATGTTTACAGTACTAGAATCTTCTGAATTAAAAATTTTATAAAAAATAGCAGACGTTTTATGCTTTAATGGAAAAGAAGTTCTCCCATATATTGATGGTGTGTATATTGTTCCTACTTCGTTAATGGGCATTTTTATGAATATTTATTATTGATTTGGAGATAGAATGTTTGCTTCATAAATTTTAATGGTATAATTTGCAGAGGTTACAGGGTTGAAAGACAAAGTGTATTCATTTTGTGCTAAACTATAATTGGTTTCAAAAACTATGTCAGTCAACTCAATATCACCATTAATATCATATACAATATTATTTAAGTAGTCACCAGAATGAACTGAATTTAATTGTACTATTGACCTGTAAGTTGTAATTCCAGTATCTTGAGATATCTCCATAATATATTTGGTAAACCCATATATTCCAGATACAGTTGAAATTCCAGTAGATAATGAATTTGTTGTTATTTCTGAACTTGAAATTTTTGAAAAAGTTTTGTTAATACTATCATATCCAGCATAAGTATTTGTCAGAAGTTTTAGGTTTGCATATAAAGTAACTCCAATTCCAGTTGTATTGTCAAAATTAAATTCAAGATTTGAACCATTTGCAATTATGTTTATGTTGCCATAATTAACCAAATCATTTTCTGCATATTTACTAATAAACAAATCATTTGAAGTATTGGTAAATGAAAGTTCTAAAGATTTGTTGATACTATTTTTTGTAGAAGATATTCCCACAATCAAAGTTCCAGACTTGCAATCTGACAATGGAATAGAATAAAATGTAGAAACTCCAGATGTATTATATTGTTGAGTCAATTCTACATTTTTTACATATCCAAAAGCAGTTGTTGCAACTCCAACCGTGCTGGGAGTAGTTTCTTTAATTGATTTTATATCTATTGATATAAATGGATTTGTTGGTCTAAATGATAAAACTAATTCATTATCATTTGATGGATTTATTTCAGCAGTGAATCTTCCCAAAACAGCATTTGCTCCCAAATTTTCTGCATCAAAATAAGAAGCATATGATGTTAAATCTACGTCATTTGCATTTCTGACTACCAACAATTCAAAAACTTCAGGGTAAACGAAGTCACCTAAAAATCCTTCAGAAGCAGTCAGATAAAATGTATACTTCAATGCTATTGAGTCAGTGCTAAATGTAGAATCTATTGCAACTTCAGGAACAGTGGGCTCAACATTAAACAAGTTTGATATGTCATCTATTGATAAAACTCTATTGTCTACTGATTTTAAACTTTGTCCTAATTTTAATCTACTAAACTTCAAATATTGAGAATATTCATAGTCAGTGTCCTCAATATCAATTTCATTTACCAAGTCATAATCGCTAATTGAATTTACATCAACATAAGAATCTAAAATAACATTTAAAGTTGATGTTGAATCTGTTTTAATTGATTGAGTAGTTCCAATACCAACAGATTCTACAGATAAGTCACTGAACTTTTTATATCCAGATGTATGAGTTATGTCAGATACTGGAGACTCCCAATCAGAGAAAGATTTATTACTCTTCAAAGAATATGAAAACTTCTGATAATAATCATTATCAGAAAGTTTTTGTATATTTGATGAAAGATATCCCCTATTTTCTTGTCCTCCTAATATTTCAGAAACACTGTAGTCAGAAATAAATGAAGATTTGAAATTATTAATTTCTACAACTTTACCTTTAGAATTTGATGATTTTCCAGTAACAATATCATTTATTTGAATATTTTCAGATTGTTTGACTTTTAATAAATTGGTTATTGGATTATTTTTTTGATTTTTTATAATTCTCAAATCATTTACAAACTCTTCATTATAAAAAACATTTTGTTTCAAAACAGGTTCTATTTGAGGTAAATAAGAATATGGAATTACATTTGCATCATAGGTCAAGGTGCTGCTGTAAGAACCTGGATTTTGTGTTGTTTGATATCTAACTATCGCAGCATCCTGAGACCCAAATGCAGGGTCTACGAAGGTCACAGTGAATGGATTATAGTTATAATCACTTGAGTTGAATCCATCACCTCCAGTGGAAACAATTTTTTCTACAAATATTTCATCACCAATTGAAATAGGTAATGGATTTGAAGTGGTAAATCCTGATGTGGGAGTTTTTAAGGTCAGGGTAATTGTGTAAGGTCCAGATCCAGTTACTGATGCATTAATAATATTGAACCCATTGCTATTATCAATAACAATAATTTTATTATCATTAGATTTTAATCCAAATCCAGGATTTAAAATTTTAATGTCATCTATAGAATTATTTTTTAAAGTTGCAGAAGCAGAAAATTGTGATATGATAGAATTATCACTTTCACTGTACAGTTTTATTTTTGGCGAGAACAAATAATTTTGTCCTGTAGAATTTACAATTAAAGAATCTACAGTATAATTATCAGTTAATTTTAAGATTGAGAAAATATTTGATTGTGGCGTTAATGTTTTATCAAAAGGACAAATTAATTGTGAGTTGTTTACTCTAGACCTTTCAATCTTACCTATAGAATTGCTCTTAGCAAATAAATTACACCCACTTCCAAATTCACTATCAACAGATGAAATAATTGGTAACTTTTTGTATTGGGATCCTTTAGAAATTATTTCAATATTTGATATTGGACCTAAAATTCCCTCAGATAATACTGAATATGATAAAGTTGAGGGATTAGTATAAGAAGACCTTTCTGGGGTAGAACTTAGATTAAACTTAAACTGATTACTAGTAGATTCTGTGATAATTGACTCTATGTTATATTCGCTAGCATTGATGGATAATTGATTAAAGTTTTCTACTGTAATGTCAGTAATTGAATCTGACAAATTGTAAAATAAAGTTTTTGGAGTATAGTCACTAACATTTAATGTTAACTGGGTGGTAGTTCTTTCAACTTCAATTCCATTATCAATATTTCCTACATATAGGTTTAAAAAGTCCTCATCAGTATATAAATTAAATGTTTTACCAGACAATGAAACATCTGATAAATCAAATACTACTGTGTCATTGGTATAGACATCAATTTTTGGATTAGTGTCAGAGTCAATCAAGACTCTATTATTTGAGTAAGTTACATCAAAAGTTGTAGTTATTCCAGATTTAACATTAAATTTAATTAAACTCCCAACAGATAACCCATGAGTAGATGCTGTTGAAACTACACAATCATTTTGAGTAATTGTCCCAGTAACAATATTTTTTTCTGTTTTAAATTTGTGAAGATTTCCTGAACCAACTGAGGTATATGTTAGAATTCTACTTGGATTTGAAATATCTGTTTTGCTAGTTACAAGTCCAACAACATCATTTTCTAATTTTAAAACATACAATTCAGAAAATGCATTTAAGTCACCATAATTGGTTACAATAGTTGCTGTATCTTCTGTATAATTTAACTTATCTCCAGTGCTGAACTTATTATTGGGAAGATATATTCCACCAGTTTGAACATATTTTACATAAGGAATTCCAACTCCAAGAGGGTAGATGGTTAAAGTATTTCCAATTCCAGGTGAAGTATTTGTCCCAGTAGAAACTGCGTTTGATGAATCAAAATAATAATTTTGATCTACTTCTGAAATTACTGGAGTAAACTCTGATGATACATATTGGAACTTATTTTGGAGTAATGTAATAGTTTCTAATGCTGCATGTGCTGGAGCACTTGGGGGTCTCAAAATGTTCAATAAGTTATTTTGATAATCTGCTCCTACAACTTTGACTATTTCATTACTAATAGTCAAGTATGAATCAACATCAAAAGTTCTAATGGATTCATTAACTTGAATTGATGTGACTATTCCAGTAATTGATGATGGTCCAAGATTTGATGCTAAAGTTGTAACAATAGATGGCACAATAATCTTTTCAAATCCCTCTAAAGATTCATAAGAACTTGTTGAAATTCCTGATATGTTTATAAAGGAATTAGTTTTTAGTGAATGGTATGTTGATGCTATTCCAGTTACAGATGTGCCATCAGAAATAAATGTTACATTGGAGAAAGATTTAGTTTCTGAAGATATTGATGTTACAGAAACTCCAGAAACTTCAGATACTTTTGCTATTGCGCCAAATCCAGAAGCATTACTATTATCAAATATTACAGAATCTCCTACTTGATAGTCAATACCAGAATCTATAACATTAATAGAATCAATGACTCCAACAGATGATTTTTCAATAATAACATCTTTACCGTTACTATTTTTGAATAATTCAAAATACTCATACTTGTAGTCTTGATCAGAAATTCTATATGGACTTGTCCATTTGATAATGTTTAAATTGTTGAAATTGAGTGTTTGATTTTTATTCAAATCAAAATTTTCTTCAATAGGAGAATAGTTGTATTTTGGACCCACTACATATGGAAATTCTGGAGTATTATTTTCATCTAAAGTGCAAAAATATGCATAAACTCCATTTGGATACTCTGGAGTAACGCAAAATCTTCCATTGTACTCATCTAAAGTACCAGAATTAGTAAACACATATTCTTCAACTAATCTACAAAAACTACCAATAGGATTAGAATAAGAATATCCACTTCTCATTCTAATTATTCCACCACTGCCATCTATATTTGTATAAGCATATGGTCCATAAATTGGACACCCATCATATGCCCAACCAATGATTGGAGAGTGTGTTGAAGGTGAACTTGGAATGTTGAAAAACTGTCTTAAATTTTGATTTAAGAAAAATGTACCATAAGTATTGCCAATTAAAGAATAATTTTTTCCAAACAATAATCCATCTTGAATATTATTAATTCCATATCTTGAAATATCATCTATATTCCAAGACTTGATATTTGCTTTTAATTTGACATCACTTCCAAGAGGAATTATGTTAATGGTAGTGTTTGTTGATGCATACCCAACTCCACCATTAACAACTTTAACATCAATTATTGTTCCTTGGATAATAGTTGGTACAAGTTTAGCACCAAATCCATTACCATTAACAACAAGATCGAAAGAATTGAAATAACCAGAACCAGAAGTTTTGACTACAACTTCTTTAATTTTTCCATCTACTATAATTGGTTGTAAAGAAGCTCCACTACCCTCTACTATTCTTATTTCTGGGGATTTTTCATAATCAATGATATCAGTTCTTCCAAAAGTATCTACTATCAACTGAGGATTTCTTTGTAAAGATGCTCCAACAACAGAACCCTCAACAATTGGAACAATTGTAGCATCATATCCAATAAAAGTGGAAACTCCTGTAGTAGAAACTGCACCTAAAATGCTAACTCTAATTGGAGAATATTCAATAAAGTATGTGCTAAAATTTTCCTTTGAAAGTAGATCTACATAATCAGTTCCATTTTTGGTATATGTTAGTTTAAATCTATTATCGTCAATTTTTACTATGTAATAATAAAGATTTGTGTCTAATCCACCAATAGTGTTTCCATTGAATCCTGGAGCTGGTTCCCAACTATAAACAACTTCTTCTCCAGTAGAAAACCCATGATTTTCTACTGTAATAATATCATCTTGAAGATTTATGTCTTCTGCAATAAAAGATACTTTTTTATATTCAAATTCACTTTCATTTTGAATGATATTTACTTCATCAATAATTTTTTTGGGTAAAGTAGAAATAAAACTTTGAAGTCCTCCTCCAAAAGTTCTCAGATTAATTAAATTTGTTCCTTCATAAGCATCTTTTTGATTGAATGCAAGAGCCATGGAAGTTCCTGCACCAACATTTACAACATAGTAAATTGAATTATTTGTTAAAAATCCATCAGAGACTTGAGTTCCAATACCAATAGACGTAGTATTGAATGTTTTATAGAGAATAGGTTCTCCAGTAATAAACCTGTGTTTATCTGAAAATACAAATATATTGTTTACTGTATCAACTACATTGTCCTTTGATGTTGAATTGAATTCAATTTCATTATTTGTATTTTTTATTTTTACTTCAGTTACAATGGTAGGATTATTTCCTCCCAAAATTTCCACTGTTGGAACTTCAACATAATCAAATCCAGGATCAGTTACAGAAAGTTTTGCTAATTTCCCTTTTAATTGTGGAATTATTTTACTATTTGGATATTTTGCATTATTGAAAAACACCTCAAATCTTGGTGGATTTGATAAATTATAATTAGAACCAGAATTAAGAACTGAGACTGATTCTACAGGACCATAATAAATTTTATTAAAAGATTTATAATTTCGTAATTCTACTCCATTAACAAAAACACCCAAATTTCCTGGAGAAGTATTTTCTTTAGTTAATGATAATTGTGGGGTTTTTGGTATTTTTTTAAATAATTTAGTTGATGTAAATGAATTTCCATATTGAGCAGTTGGTACTAGTGTTATATTATTAACTCTTCCAGACTCAATATTGAATTGATTGTATTCAAAGAAAAGAACATGAGATAATATTTCTATATTTTCTCTTGATTGCGATAATCTAATTTGAGCATCGTTAACTTTAGTTACATAATATGAAATGCCAGTAGAAATTCCTATTTCATTTTTAAAACCTTGAGATGCAGTAAAACTTACAACAGTAACTTCATCACCAGTATTAAAATAATGATTTGTATCATCACTTAAGGTATCAATATTTACCACAGAAAAAGATTTATCAAGAGTTAAAGGACTTACTTGATATTCTGGTAAACCATTTGTGGTCAAATAATATGAATCATTGTCTACAAAAGAATCTTGAATATTTGCAGTTAAATTTAAGTTTGGAGATTTTTCAATACGTCTTCTAAATAAAATTCTTTTCCCTAAAAGTGAATTTAAATTTCCATATTGTTGAGAAATTACTGTTGTTGATACGGAAAATTCTTTAGAGTTAATAAAGTTTACTGCAAGATTTGTTGCAATTGTAGCATTAGTGTTTTCAAAATATAAATCAACAACATCACCAGCCTTTAAATAATGTGGAAATTTGCAAAGTGCAACTCCACCAGAAATAGAAAATCCTTCCTTTTGATTATTTCTAATTTGTGTGGTTAATTCATTAACTACATTTCCAGGAGAAACGCTGATAGCATGATTATAAACCAAAGAGTTTAAAAATATAGATGATTCCGAAGAACCAACTTGAGTTATTTCAATTGGGTCTTCGTCATATGCTAAAACAACATCAGTATTTGAAAGGTCTAACTTTGACAAAACATTACAAAGTTTAAACTTAACTACTGCTGAACTATTTTCTTCTATTGCATAAATGAAATGATCTGAAAATACTTTAGTTTTTTTGGAAATTGAAGTATTAATTCCAGAGCAGTTTAAAAATTGATTATTAGTTTTATCTGTGTAGGTAACTATTTGACCATTTATTTCTAAGATCCCACTATTTGAAAATCCTATTGTAGAATCAACTGTGAGGATTGTTGAATCCACAGCAGTATCTTCTACTACAAATGTTTTTGGAGTGGTCACGAAGGTCCCCTCAATGCTTCCTCTGGGGTTTAAATTATTAGAGTATCCAGAAAAAATTTGTAATTTGTAAAAAGTTTCTCCTCTAGATTTGAATGATTCTACATTATAGATAGAACCATTTGCAGTTTCAATGTTATATTGAGAAAACTTGTCTTGATATAATGTTTGTCCATTAATTTTAAATGGATCTCCATCAACTAATTCACAAACAAAAGTTTCTACAATTCTCCATTTGCCATCTGATGGAGTAAAGCAATAATCATCTGGTTTAATGATTTTTACATTTTCTGCATATAATACTTTGAAAAGAATCTTAAAGGCTTCATCAGTTCCCTTTGACTGATAAAATGTTTTTGCTTTGCTAATAAAATTTTGTGGATTAATTTGGGGAGCAAAATCCCTGTTTTCAAATCCTGGTGTAAATTGATACTTAATTTTTTCAAAAAATTCTTTTAGAAAAAGATTACTTAAATTATGGACTGTACTATCTTCTGTGTGTTCTGATGCTTCTGATTGAGAAAATACTAAAAATTCTGGATTATTTTCTTGAGTCAGCGAAGATATTCCACTAAATCCTCTAATACATCCAGTAAATGATGTTGAAGTAATTCCAGTGTAGGTAATAATTTCATTATCAACTTTTAGAAGACCATATTCCTGTGGCCAACCATGAGTAGATTCCACATTGATAACATCATCAAAAAATTCTACATCTGATGATAAAGTGGTTTCTGCTATTAAATTTTTACTGTCAAAACTATCAAGGTTTTTATAAGAAATTAAATTTTCAGCAATGTCTATTGTGGAACCTTGAAATTCCTGTGAAATATAATATTGTTTTAAAAATTCTACAAAGTTTGGGTTCTCTGTAAGAATAAACTCTGGTATTTGGTTTTGAACTACGTCACTAACCTTGACTACTTTATTTTCTTGATTCATCTTAATTTCTTATTTTAATTCCAGATAAGTAACTTGATTCAGGTGTGAACATACTACCAGAGGCATTTTCTCCTGAAGAGATAGTATCTTTTAACATAGTAATATCACTTCTACCAACATCCAACTTTAAATAAATGGACTTTTTGGCAATGATATCATTTGAGTATGGGGTTGCTTCAATTTCTATAATGTTATTTGGTCTCAATGTTGAAGATACATTTATATTATCTATATTTAAAATTCCAGTGACATAATTGACTGTTCCAATTTCTGAAACCTCATTTACTACAGTTCCAGTCAGGTAAAAAAGGAATAATTTTCCAGTCTGCATATCATCATTTGGTTTGTCTGAAATGTAAAGAACATTTGGATTATTTTGAATATTAAATCCAGTAGAACGAATATTGTATCCTTCCTTATCAACATAAAATCTATTTTCAAAACACACCAAATAGTTTGTTGGATCATTGATTAAAGTTCCAACATTTCTCCTAATTCTAACTTTTGTGATGTTAGATGTAATTGAAGTATTAGTAGCATCAATTATACGTAATGCTTTGCTATATTTAAATCTTCCACCAAACTTATTCAAGTCTGTAGAGTTAGAGTAAGCATTCAGTGAATTTGTTACTTGTGTTCTCAAATCACTAACTGAACCAACAAAGTTTGAATTATAATAAACTGTGGAATCCAATTCCACATAAAGAACATTAATATTGACAAATTCTGGTTTGATGCCTGCCACAGAATATTGTCTCAAAGAATTCAAAATAGATTCTTTAGTAGATTCAGATAAGTAATCTGAATTCTTTGGTTTTGCTGCAATGAATACTTTACCATATTCTGGTGGAGTCAATTCTTCGCCACCATATGCAGTAACTGATTCAATGTTTGGGTAGATTGATGGTATCAGTGCCTCATAATCCCCAGCAGTGACTGCTCTGTACTGTGATGCATACAATCTTGGGGAATAATACCTTACTGATTCTAGGGATTGAATGTTATCGCCATTCTGAGAGACAGTATTTGTGATTACAGGACCTATTGTTGCATTTAAAATAGCATCATTATTGTCTCTTATGGTGCCAGAGAAACTAAAATTAGATGCTCCATTGCCTGCAGAACCATTTGTAGTGATGTAAGAGGCATTAATTTGATTATTATTGTTTAATTTTTTGCCAAAAATGCCATCACCAAAGAAAATTTCATATTTTTCATCAGAAATTTCTTGAATTAAAAAGATTTGTGACTCTGAATTAATTCCAACAATATTGTCAATATAATTATACTGCTCTGTAGTGGTATCTTGAGCAGTATTTTTGACATTTATCCTAATTGTTGAAGTGTCAATGTAAGGATTTGGTAAAATATACTTCTGATTTGGTTGTGAAGTATTTACTGTGAAAGTTTTTGTGAGATATGTTCCTTCATAAATGTCAATTTCTGAGAAAATTGCTTCACTATTTTCTACCCCAACAGTAATATCTTCTGGAATTGAAAAAATATAACTCGTATTGTCCAATGACCCTGTACAAACTATACCTGCTTTGAGGGTAACTGTTTTGACCGAAGTGTTAATATTGTTTACTATAAAGGAAATGTTTGCTTTTGCTGCTCTTCGTGACAATGGAACAAACCCTATGTTCCTTGCAAGAGAGACTACATTCTCTCTAAGGGTTGCACTGTCAAGGAATGCCTCATTTGCCACCATATTGGTGTTGTAGGCAGTCAGATAAGTGTTATAGGCAAGTACATCAATCAGAATAGAAAAGTTAGAACCTTCAAAATCAAAGTCAGTAAAGGTTGAATTTGACCTTAAGTAATCTTTAATGGAGGTTCTAATCTGATCGAAATCCAGATTAGTGAAATCTGTAAAAGCCATTAGTACCTAGTTGGTTGTAATATGAAGTTAATTGCCTGCGTTGGAAGAGGAAGTCCAACAATATCATAAACAATTGTAATATCTAACTCATTATCTTCTGGAAAAATTCCAACATCTACACGTCTGACTGTAACTCTTGGTTCAAAGTTAGAAAGAAGTGTTCTAATTTCTTCTTGAATTGGGTCTACAAGTCCACTATCTGCAAGTTCAAAGAAGTAATTTTCTACATTAGACCCTAACAGTGAGTTAAAAAACCTTTCACCTATTCTTGTTCTAACTAAATTAACAACAGAACGCTTAATTGCATCTTCATTTGTTAATGTTCCGATGTCATTTGTTACAGGGTGCCTTAAGAAAGACAAGCTGATATCTTTAAATCCTCTTGAAATATTCTCTAAAGGCACCTGCAACTACGTAATAAGATACTTTTATTTATTGAGGTTTCCCATAGGTTGGTTCAGTTCCATATTCCCAATCATCATAGTCTTCATCATTACGAATTGTTTCATGAATTTCTGCTTGTTCCTTTAATAAATGCTTATTTCTTGGAACATCATCATGCATAATTTCTTGAATTGTTCTTTTATCAAATTTTGTATCATAATCAGTGACTAAATTTGTAGTCCCCCACATTTGATACATGTAATTTTTGTCTCTATCTACAGGTAAGTTTGCCATTGTGCTCCTAATTCGAGTGAATTAGAACTTTTTAAGGGGTTGCCATCCCTATTTCGTACATAAAATCATCAGAAGTTTCAATTTTTCTTTTATTTTCAACTGAATATTCAGTCAAATCTATTTCATAACCAGGATTTTTTGTAATTCTGTTGCGAATCCAGGCATCATCATACCACAAAATCTTATTATTTGGGTATGCATAGTAATTTCCATTGTCCATTTTGAAAAAATGTGCACATTTATGCTCTGGAGTCTCACTGAAATTGGTATTCAAGGTTGATTTTGATTCCCAAGACCAATCTAGGGTGAACAAATAGACCCCTTCATTCTTTTCGCCCTTGTAATTAATCAATTCTGCACGCAATCCAGCAAGTCTAGACCTTACTTGAACATCAATATAAGGCGAAAAGCAATCCCACCACATACACTCCTCTAATTTTGGCACTGGAGCATCAGGTTTCCAGCAAAATGCATGAATTGGTCTTCTAGTCCAGTTAACGCCATTCTCTAAAAATGCTTCAAAGAGGGGCACATGCTTCTCCAAAGATGCCACTGAGTGAACATCACATAATGTTACCTCACCATGCCCTTCCTTATGATTGTAGAGAAACTCATTTCTTATATAACATGTAAATGTAGGAAGATTGTGATTCAGATATGACATAAACACCTAATAAAAAAGCAGGAGTTTCCTCCTGCTCTATCTATATCAATTACCTTGACCCCTATAACGCTTCTTCCTACCATTCCTTGATGTGGCAGAGAGTTTGGTATTTTGAGAACAACCCTGACGAGTCTTCTTAGGTTTTGACTCAATAACAACTTTATTAGTCAGTGAAGGACGCTTTGCCATAATTAATTTTCCTCTAGATCACCTACACATTCTACCACAAGATCCTCTGGATTGGGAACCCCTGTCTCATAAAACTGTTGAGACAGGTCTTCCATAATTTCCCACAACTCTTCTTGAGAGAGATACTGGTACAGCACCCTCCCATCACAAAGAATTCTAAATGATTCTTGTTTTTTCATGACCTACACGAATCTGTGGATTGCACCAGATTTCAAAACCTGCCTTCTTTGCCTCTAAGCAGAAGGAAACATCCTCACCACACATATCCTGAACATCGCCAGACTCAAAGACCTGCATCTGAGGGGCAAACCAAGGGTACTTCATGTCTGGGTGCTCAAATACACCATGCTTAACCAGAACCCAACCAAAGCCTGTGTAATCCACAGTGAATGGTTTCTTTCTGTTGGAAATGGTGTCTACCATCTCATGGTTCATGACGCCACCATTCTTGGCAAAGTCTTCTTCTTCTAACCAATGTGCAACTGAGGTAGTTCTGCCATCCTCTGTGGCATACCAACCTGCAGCAATATCCTTGTCCATCTGAACCAATGCCCAGAATGCATCAGTGTTGAAAACAATATCAGAATCAATCCACAACTGGTAGTCGTATTGAAGTTTACCCTGCCAAGGTAATTGATCAGGACCTGCAAGAACATTAGCACCAAGAACTTTACAACGTGCAAAGTTTACCATTGATGAATAATCTTGTGAAATCTGAATAGATGCTCCTGCCTGTACTAAATCAAAGCACAGTTGCACGAAGTTCTTCAGGAAAATATATGATACGCCCCGACCTGGAAGACAGAATACAATAGTCTTACCCCTAATCTTTTCTAAACACTCTTCTCTATTAAACAGGGGTTGTTGTTCTTCTGAAGGTGCTTTTGCTTTTACAGTAAATCCTTTTGCCATAAAATTATCAAATGTTATGATGATACGTATCAACTCAATGATACTGCATTATTTATTATTAGTCAAATACTGCAGTTACACTGATAATCTTTGCCTTTGGATTTCGTGCCTGGGCAGTTTCCTTTGCATCTTTATAATCTCTTGCATAGACTTCCTCATAGAAGATCTTACCTGCCACATACAATTGTACTTTACACTTCATTTTTAATTCTCCAATAATTCTATTTTCTGTCCCCACACCCATCTTGTTTCTCCTGTAGGATTTGGATGTAATTCATAATATTCATCTTCACCTAATTTTCTATAAGCATAATGGGTTCCATCCTCGCGTTCACAAATATACTCACACTTATGGGGAGAGTATAAACGGGCCTCAATGATCTTATCGCTTCTTTTTAGCATCATATTCAATTACAATTTTCCTGTGTTCTGTATACTTATCGCTGCAAACTAAGTATGTCAGTTTGCCACCTAAAAGTTTTGTAACATTCTCCAATTGATCCTTTGCCAATAATTCATTAATTTCCATTGTGATACCTCTTACATTGTATTTCATAGTTTGGGAAATGGTGCGTCCTAAGAGCATTGTATACAATAAATGCATTAGTTATGAAAATACACAGAAACATAACCAAACGAACTATAGCAACTTGGTCTGCTTCTTTGTCTGTACTTCCACTCTTTTCCCCCAAGGACTTTGCCACAATCCTCCACAGGGTCTTCTTATTCTTTTTCATTGTCAATTACTATAAGAAACTCTTCTACCTGAAAATCAGTAGAAACACCTGCACTAATCATCTGGGATATACCTGTGAGTGTTTTCTGGCATTCTGATAAGGTGCCCTCACAAAACACCCTGTCTCTTGCAATCAACCTATATGTCATTTTTTATACTGGGAAAATTTTTTTATATAATGGGTTCCAATAATACTTAGAGTGGCACACAGGCAAAGCACAATATACTCTAATTCCTCAAAAAAGTCTAGGAAATTTTTTACCTGGGGAAAATTTTTTTTATTCATCTTGATATCGCTCTCGCTGTTTGTCACCTCTGTAGGTTAGGGTAGTTGTGGTTTTTCGCATTACACCCCCCCACCAACCCTCAAGGGCACAAATAACTGCCAATTCACTATAACACACATCACAAATACTGTCAAGTTACATACACTGCCATTCTCACACATTCTCACACTATATTATAACCTGTGGAAAACTATTTTTCCACAATTTGTATAGTTTTCCACAGGGTTTTCCACAGGTTTGACTATAGTTTTCCACAGGCAAATTGACTGTCATTTGTTATAACTCCAGTGGTGCACTGTGTTCTCACTGATTCACACTTAAGACCTGTGGAAAACTATACTGTCAAGGGGTCATGTGCCAGTCCTAGGAGTGACTGGGGGTGCTTGACTTTTCAGAGAGTTTGTGATACACTGGAGGCCAAGATCACAACAACTAGACACATTTACAGGTACATACACTAATTAACACAAACAATACACATCACACTATTACATTTATTAACACATTTAATTTATCCACAAATCAACACACTTTCTGTGGAAAACTATCATAAACTGTGGAAAACTTCTCATCTAACTCTCCCCACAGTGCTGTCACATAATCATACTCAATCCAGGCACTTTCCTGTTCACCATTGGGATCTTCTTGCCTTGCTTTGTTATACTCATGTATCCGCAACTCCCATACACCTTTGAGAATACGATTAGCATCCTCTTGGCATAACTCAAGTTGAAACACTTTGTTCTCCTTCATTCTAATCTAAACAGATAAACTCATAGTGTGTCAGATCTTCACCCATCTCAAAGTTCAGTGCTTCACTAATAGTTTCAGGAATGAACTTTCTAGGATGACTGTTAGCATCAATCATGATCTCCAACTTAACAACCCAGGTCTTTGTTTCCAACATAATTCTAATTCAGGACATGAACATAATCAATGGATTTAATACACCAACCAGTTGCACATGTAATCTCTTCAACTAGATCATCTTCATCATCTGCATCCCATACTGTACTCAATGTATCAGCAGTGATGTTATCATAATGATGCTGCGTGAACTCTTCATCATCATCAAAATCAAACTCAATTTGTGTAACTTTGTACTTCATTTTTGTTGGATCTTATTGATAGCAGTGGTGATAGATGTGGTCAGGAGAATACAAACATCTTGCCTGAAGACAGCATACACAGGTTGTTTGGTTTGAATGTCGAACGTGTATTTAATGGTCATCAAACTTCTCCTCCTTCATGAATCTCAAACATCATTGCATTGATCTCATCATGATCTACTGCCAAAGAATCCCACCTAACATCATCAGCAGTGGCAATCTTATCACAATTGTCCATGCACCTAATGAACTTGATGTAAGGTGATTCTTCATTAACATTGTGATACTCTACACATGCAACAGCAGTGTTATACAGGAAGGCATTATTCTGCATCCACAGAGATACATTCCAGGTTTCATAATTTGCCCAACCATTATAAGTTTGCTGGGTCATTGCTTTGGTTTCATTCATCATACATGTATGATAGCACGGATTCAGGGTTTTCGGTAAATGTTTGTGCCAGTTCTACAAGTGGCACATGGTATCATTTAGGCAGCAGCAATAGCAGACTCCATGATTACATCTTGCTCACGCATCAGAACATAATCATAACTCCACTCAACTTCCAGGTGATTCTTGTATGCTTCAGCAGCAGACTTGCAATCAAACATTTTCAGAGAATCAAAAGATTCTCCTTCATAATCATGCCCACCGATCACCACATAAACTTGCATTTGGTTGCTTTTCTCATTCATCATACATGTATGATAGCACGGATTCAGGGGTTTTGGTAAATGTTTGTGCCACTTTAATTAGTGGCACATGGTATCACCCAGGATCAGAAATCAATGGTATCATCATAATCATTCTCCATGATGTAGGCATCATCAGGCACAGGAACTTGATCCTCTTGAGTATCTACAACTGCATCCAGTACAGTGAGAAGATCATCACCAGTTTGTGCCTTTGCAAGCATCACCATAGCAGCAGTTTTAGGCAGGTTCAGAGTAGCAGTCATGATGTTAATTGGAGTGAAAAAGTGTTAGTGAAAGAGTGTGATTCAGTAGTTCTTGATGAACACGAATCCATTGTTGAAAGCATAATTATATTGGAGATTTTGTTCCCAGGTTGCTTCCCAATCTACCACAACAAACTCAGGAACTTTATATCCCATGTCATCACAGTAGACTTCAGCAAAGATCTCAGGAGTTTCCCATTCTCCATGATAGGCATCCTCAAACCTTTCTACTTCATGAATACCAAACTCTTCAATGAAAGCATCAACAGCAGCATAGGAATTGTCCTCACCAAAGCGAACATAATCATCATAATAGTTGATGAAATTATCATCGCCATGCTCATTGATGAAGTCCAGCATATCATCAAGATGGAAAGAATCTTCCATCAATTCTTCAATCTTACTGCGCAGAGTATCACTAACCTCAGTCAGATAGTTGTCAACAGTAAGGGCAACAGGTTGAATGTTAGTTTGAAGAGCAATCATTTGGTTGGTTTGAGTGTTGTTTTGTTTTTCCATACTAGTATGGTAGCACATTTTTGGGGTCTGTGCTCATTTCGTGTGACGGTTCTACAACTGGCACATCAGTATAAAGGAGGCAGACAACATTGTGCATTTGGATAATCATAAATGCCAGAACATTGCCTAGCATTTTAGGATCATTGGTCACCATAATCTGCCCAGAAAGCATCATTGTGGGAAGGACGAATACAGGTTACAGCATGATCCTCAATGACTTTTGCATTGAAAGGACTATCATCAACCCAGAACTGAATGTCATCCCAAAAGCGAAGAATATCCATCAGTTGATGACCTTTAGCAGTGGAACCAGTTGCATCATCATCTGCATTTTTCATGTAGAGTGCATCAAACTCAGGCAAATGTTCCTGCAACCAATATGCTGTACCATCTGCAAATGTATCAGGTCTGGCAGTAGCAATGACTAGATCAAATCCCATAGATTTGCAGTGCTTTGCAACATCTACAACTGCATCAATAGCAGGGAATTGATCACATTCTTCAAACCCTGATTGATCACCATGATGACACAAAGTTGCATCTAGATCAAATACAACACACTTAGGGTTTGAGATGTTGTAAATTAGTTTTGAGAATGTTTTGTTTTTTTCCATACCTGTATGATAGCACGTTTTTAGGGATTTGTCAAGTGTATTGTGACACTAGTACAAGTGGCACATGGTATCACTCACTCGTCGATCATTGATGATACATCTTTTTGCATGAGTTTGAGACTATGTTCATTCCAATTATCCAAGTTAAAATCACCACTAGGATAATACAGTTCAGATAACCAGAAATCATAAATCATCTGATTTGAGGATAACTTTGCAAATGCTTTGTTAATAGCATCCATCACATCAGTCTGATTCATTTTCAAGGTAAGATTTAAGGAGTTGAACATCATCTAAAACAGATTTCATTGCTGCTCTACTATACCCAGCAGCATAGGGATAACCTTTCTCAGGATCATTGATTGCAGTCTCTGATTCATAGATTGCCTGCTCAAGATCACTCATAATTCTATTCAGTTTCAGTTGCACAGTTTCATTCATCAGCAAGCACCTGCCATAGGATTACCAAGTTGCGGAAGGTTGCTGTTATCTTTGGTCACAATGTAACCAAAACCAGCATACTCACGCAGTTGAACTTTCTTCTCAACTTTGTTAATGAACTTCTTGGAAATTGTCTCAATTCCTTTCCACTCAAGCACCTTAAGTGTCCAGGTTTCAGATATATCACCAAAAGGTGTTTTGACAGGATAAAATGACACTACCATTGTGCCATCTTTAGATTTAATTGTGGGGAAGTCAGTCATTTGTTTTTCCATACTAGTATGGTAGCACAGTTTCAGTGGTTTCGGTAAATATAGCGACCAGTTCTACAACTGGCACATGATATAATCAAACAGGGAGAATAGAGAAAGTTCCGCACCACTTGCGCACCCACAGCAGAGTATCATAATATCCACGAGGATTGGACATCACCATACTCACATTCTTCTCAGGATTGAAAGCAATAGCAACATACTTATAAACATCATGGGATTCTTCAATTTCTTGAATCCACATTTGATTCACTTTACCTTCCTTCCAGTTAGTGTGATAGTGGAAGATTTCAGATGCAATTTGATTTTTCATACATGTATGATAGCACACTTTTGGGGGATGTGCTCATTTCGTGTGACAGTTCTACAACTGGCACATGGTATCATCCAAATGCCACACATTTGTGGAATAAAAGCTAGTGACAAGATTTGAACTTGCGACCTATGGTTTACAAAACCATTGCACTACCACTGTGCTACACTAGCAAAAAAGTTATTTAGTTATCATTTACAAATTGAATGATGAACCAAATTACCAATGAAATTGCACCAATAAGTAGAATCCACTTCCAGGCATAGATTAACAACATCACTACAAGACCAATGAGTACTAAACCTCCACTAATTTCTGATGATGAACTAGATTCAGATTCATTATCACTATACTCACTCCATGAGTTAGTTGTTCTCACAACACAACCAGGATTTGCACGTTGAACTCTTGCAACAGCATCATGTGAGGTAGGTGCCTCTACAGTTTCTGTGTAGTATTGAAAGAACTCAGTGTTAGGACCTGGACGAACTTCCACTTCATAAATCATAACTCAGTTACCTTTGTTATTGTATTCCTGAATGTATTGCTTGAGAGTATCAACATAATCATCAGGGTTCTTAATAAAAACTTGCGTTTCACCTGAATGACAAGAAATCAAGGTCACAATTTGTTCTACTTTTTGACCAGTCATTTCCTCATACATCATAGCATAACCAGTCTCCTGAACAAAATAGTTTTGAATCTGATTTTCATACTTTGGTTTAGAAGAACTCTTGAAGTCAATTACAGACAGTTTACCATTGTATTCTGCAATACAATCTACACGACCTGCAATTCCAAGTTGTTCAGAATACAGGGCACATTCCTGATAGTGAATGTTATTCACATCATCAAGAAGTGCCTTGAATTGATTGAACAATTTCAGTGCAACTTCATACTTCTCAGTATCATAATCTACATCAAGATTGTTGACATAATCTTCCACAATTTTGTGGAACTTAGTGCCATTGTTTGATGCAAATTGACTAATTTGATTTGCTACATCAACACCTACACGTTCCCTCCACTCTGCAATAGATTTGCGATTCTGATAGGAAGTAACTGTAGTGACAGAAGGCAACAGTTTACCATTCACAACATAACGACGTGAACCATCCACAGTTTCAGTGGGAATATCTGCAAGAATAGGCAGATTGAGGTGATTAAACTTAGTTTGGGTTTGCATAATGTTGTTGTTAATAATCAAAGGAACTCAGCAATATAATAGTCAACAGTTATTTCTAGTTCTGCTGCTTTTGCTTCAAGTTCCATAGCATACTCTTCTGCCATTTGTGTATCTGCATGATCACAGAAGAGATCAAGAGTGGAATCAGTCATAAACTTATCTTTCATACATGTATGATACCATAGATTCACCAAAAAGTCAAGCATAAGTGGACAGTTCTACAAGTGTCACTCAGAGTAGATTCATGCTCACAACTAGCAGACCAAAGTGATTAACTTGATCTGCAACTTTCCTAATTGCAATTTCTTGATTCTGTGCATTAACTGTGTGAGTTCGATTAGACCAAACATCAACAATCTTAAACACTTTCATGTCGTTTTGATTTATCATACATGTATGGTAGCACGTTTTCAGGGGTTTTGGTAAAAATAGCGACCAGTTCTACAACTGTCACATTGTAGAACTTTGGTGAATCATTTTTTGTGTATCATGTTTCATTTGTTGGTCAGCAAAAGCATTAACAATGTTCAAGATTGCAAGGCAAGTGATACAAAACAGTGCAGATTTCATTCTTCTTCAACAGGAAACAGGTTAGCATACTCTTTATCAGTGAGAGTAAGATACTCTACATTAGCATACTTGTGTTCTTCAGCATACACCAACTGATAGTGAACAAAGTCACTCAAACTGGTGCTGCCATACTCAACAACACCATCAACCAAACAAAGATAATTCATTTATACAAATAAGAACCTGCCCAATCAGCACGTTGATACATCTCTTCACGAGATTTGTCATCAAGAAGATTATACCTTACACCATTCAATGCAGGTGCAGACCAAGTTGCAGATTTGTATACATCACCAGTATTCAGGTTCACAAATGCATGAGCACTGCGTTGCTTACTGTCATTGGTAACATGAATAATCTTGGCATACTTTCTGCCTTTGGTGTAAGTGTATTCATCAACACCTTCACCTTCACAGAGTTTATCAATCTGCTGTTGATGCCATTCTACACTATCACCTTTGGCAATGTAATCTCTGTGCCTTGCAATAGAATAAGACTGGTAGTTAGTACGAAGAACTTGACACATTTCTTCAATCTTATCAATAACTTTTTCAGTCATGAGAGTGGTTTGTTTGTTCATACTGTGTATGATAGCACAGTTTCAGGAGTTTTGGGGATTATAGCGACCAGTTCCACAACTGGCACATCACTATACTTTAGGAAGGTCACATTGTGTCACTATTTCATAATCAGATCCATCACTAAATGCTGCTGCTGTGTTATAAATCTCTTTTGCCCTATACAATAAATGCTCAAGATCTTCAATTAGTTCACTCAAACTATCATCAGTTTTACCAAGCAAAGCATCATCAATTCTATCAAATGCTGCTGCTGTTTGTAGAGTATGCTTGTGGATCATGATACTTTATACTTTGCCTTTATTGATTGCAATACTTGTTTACGTGCTTTAATCTTCCCTTTGGACACACCTCTGGGATTCTTTTTCTTGCCTGAATTGTGTATCCAGTTGGGAGTCATTGTCTTAGAAGTGTATAGAAAAGGAAAGGGGCATTGTGCCCCTATTTATTATCAAGCAGCAACAGGTTCAGTCACACTATCAATAACTGTGCTGTCATAAGCATCAAGTGCTTCAACAAGTTCAGCACCATTTTGTGCACTTTGCAGACTCATAATGAGTTGAGAAGCAGCGAAATTGGTATCAGCAAGATCAGCAGCAAGAGACATCAGATTGATAGACATAATAAAGAAAGTGGTAAGTGAACAAAGTTGTGTAACTTTAAGGCAAACACATTCCTATAAATCAAGCAGTGAGTTCTACTTCTAAATCAGACTCATCCTCATCAGGAAGATGATAAATGAGTTGATAATAATCATCATAATCAACACCCAAATAGGATGCAAAACCCTCTAAATCATCATGCAATCTACAAGTGTCAATCATGTTTCCTCAACTGTTGATGTAATCATCATAGCACATAAACTTAGGTTTTGGGAGTGTTATGTGCCACTTCAACTTGTGTCACAGGCATAGCATTAACCTGTGGCAAGTTAATGAAAGGATCTCCCACAAGCAGGATAACGCACAGGCAGACACCTTTCCAAACTTTATTAGACATCGTAGATTTTGTTGAAATTAAATTGATCCTCAAACCATGCTTTTTCTGCATCATCCCAGATGCTAAGTCCAAGCAAGAAACTATAATATTCTGCCCACACTCTACAACTATCCTCAAACCATTCATTACTGGGTTTGCTAACAGAATAATCTTGAAAGTTCATTTGTTTGTTTGTCATGAATACATGATAGCATAAAAACTGGCACTGTGCTCATTTACAGTGCCAGTTTTACAAGTGTCACATGCTATACATCAATTTCAGCAAGTTTTTTCTGTTGTCGTAAGTCTTTGATGATAAGTTGCAGTTCAAATACATCTTGCCTACAATCTTCAAGGTCTTCACACATGATTTCATACTGATATTCAGACTTACAATTCCTAATCTGTTTAGTCAGTTTATCATACCTCTTCTTTGCTTCTTTGAGGTCTTTTTCGTACTCTTGGATGCTTTTCATTTGATGTAGGGACTATTGAAATAACGACGAAAGACAGTAATAACAATAATGGAAGTGCTAATGACACCAACCAGACCAAGGAAGGTAATAGCATCACCAGTGAAATTGTAAGTAGTAGGCATTTGTTTTTAGATTACTTTGTAATGATAACAGATTTAAGGTCAAAAGTCAAGGCATAGTGGACAGTTGCACAAGTGTCACAAGATAACTTTATACCCACTGTCCTCTTTGATAAATAAAACAGTTACCTGTTGTGTTAAATGTTAAAAGTTTTAGATTTTAGTCATAGAATTGGAAACAAATACTATGACAATGTAATTTGTGATTGTGGAAATCAATTTATTATTAGAAGAGATTGTTTAAGAAAGCAAAATAAATGTAATGATTGTGCCAATCAGTCAAGGAAAAGTAAAAATACAAAACATGGAGATTGGAAAAGTTATTTGTATGACTGTTATCATCAAATAAATCAAAGATGCAATAATCCTAATAAAATAAATTACAAAGATTATGGTGGAAGAGGTATTAAATTACATGAAAAATGGGATACCTATGAATCATTCAAAGAATACATTATCAATAATTTGGGAGAAAGACCATCATCAGATTATTCATTAGACAGAATAGACAACAATGGTCATTATGAACCAGGAAATGTTAGATGGGCAACAAGAAGTCAACAACAAAGAAATAAAAGAAATTCAAAAAATTAGAAATTCCACATACCTCTTTGAATCAAAATTTTACGAATTTCATTGTAAGCAAACTGTTGAATCTGCCTGTCAGCAGCATTATCCAGAACATAATACATTTTGTTCAAATACTCATCTTGAGTTGTAACTTTGACTACTTTTGCATTAGTAACTCCAAGACCAGAAATAGGAGAACCTGCTTTTACTTTGTTCTTACCAAAGTTACCAGAAACCCTGCCACTTGTGCGAAGTTTAGGTTTAATCTTGGAAAGATTAGAAGTAGTGAAGGAGTAAGTCATCTGTGATTCATTCATACAAGTATGATAGCACACAAAAGGGCACTGTGGGGATTTACTGTGCCACTTGTACAAGTGTCCTCTCGATGTCCTCTACAGTGCTTTGCAGTTTGTTATACAGGGCACTGAGGGATACTTTACCACTACCTTCCATAATCTTCTGCTCTTTCTTTGACAGCAACTGTAGGGCAGTCTTCAGTGCATCCAACTCATCAAGGTTCAAACGTACAAAATCTTCATCCATTGTCCTTTAATTCCTCATTTAAGTTCACTTCAATACCATCAGTAAGGTCTTTCAATCTATCAAAGAAATCTTCATCTAATGGAATCACTTTTTCTTTACCTGTTCTCACATCTTCTGCCATCTGCATCAAATGTTCAAGAAACTCTTTGGGTAAAGTATCATCATCACCAAGATATTGCCAGAACCAACTATAACATTCTTCATAGGGTTCATCATACCACATCAGGGCATAATCTTTATAGTTTCCTGTCATTAGGTCACTCCAGATTCTAAATGACCCACGAATGTTTTGCCATCCTGTCATCCAACAGTGACCAATCCAATACTCCCACCAATTTAGTTTTTTACTCATTAGATTAGTTTCCAATTTGGATCGTTAATCTTATCTATCCAAAAGAAGTATTGTTTGTTGATAGATGCAAGAAACAATTTGGTATCTGTCTCTTGTTCTACATGACAACCATGTAGTTTATCCATTATATTTGCAAACCTATTCTTTGCTTTATTGGAAATAGGTTGAACATTTACCATTTTACGTTTCACTTTAGTTTGCATCAATTTACTCCACAAAAAGACCACCAAGGTTGATCTTCACCTACAGTATCATCAAATGTGTAGATGTACTCACATCCACAATTTTTAGCATACTTATACATTTGCTGATGATTTTTGAAGTGTTTAGGATAGATTGAATCTTTATCAGTGTCTCCCCTTTCATAATAGTAAAGAGGTTGTTCTTCACGAGTATTAGTATAAGCATCTTGCTTGAAAGTAGATTCCCAAGTAGTATTTGTCTTTAGAGATGACATATCACCACCATCAATAAGATCAACAACCTTACTGCGTGCTTGATAATCTTCTTTGAGAATCTTACCATTGTGCTCAACACTACCATCCCAGTGACAATATACACCAGAATAAGTATTGTCTTTGTGTTTGATTGTAATGAAACTGCGAGTTCCCATGTGTTTTACTGATTACAAAGTAATCATAGCATACTGTCAAGGCATTTGGGGGGTTTGTGTGCCACTTCATCATCTGGCACAGAGTCTTCATTTCATTCTTCTACATCCCAAGGTGCTTTTTTGTTTAGTATTTCACGAAATCTCTTCTGTACTTCTGGGTCTGGTGGTTCATTCAACCTTTCTACAAGTGTATCAAAATCTTCTTTTGGTAGTACAATTGTTTCAGGTTTTTGAGACAATCTCAACTTACGTTCTGGACTGATAGTGAGATTGTAAGGGTCATCATAAGGATAAATGTATTCTTGCATCCAACCAATATTCAAACTTTCCCAAAACTCATCATATCCCCATACATCACCATCATCATAACAATCCAAGATATACAGAACATTACGAAATCCATCAAGGAAAAGTTCTAATTTCGTTGGTTCTTCCACTCTCTTATACTTCACACCCATAATGGTTGCGTATTCTCCTTCTATGAGAACTTTTGAGATGTCGGTTTCAGTCATTCAGTTTCTCCGCAAGTTCTTGTGCGGTGTATTTTTCTCCATCAAAATTGAAAAAGGTTCTATCTTTTCCAAGAACTTGATGTTCGTAATAAGTTTTCCCAGAGACTTGTGGAAACTCACCTTCTACTTTTTCTTTTACATAGTTGATGTCTCCAATATAGTCGTCACAATCAAGACTACCCGTAAATTGTTTTGGATGATTGTTCATAAACTTCACAGTTGCTTCTACCAAACTCATATCGGGTTTGATGGATACTAACTGAAACCCAAATCGGGCAAGTAATTTGTTGAGTAGGTTAATCATTTTGTGCCTCCTGTTTTTCTATAAGTTTCCTCAGTTTCTCTTTTGCGTATTCAGTAATTTCGTATTTTTGTTTGCGGAGTTCTTCTATTTCCTCTGGATTGAGTAGAAAACCATCAGGAATGTGACCGTATTCTTCAGTCATCATCAGGGTCTCCAAATACTTCAAGTCCAAGTTCTTCCACAATAACCTCCATTCTATTCAAAAGGTCACAACGAACTTTCTCATCCCCATCATCTACCATTTCATTCTCACTCAATACCAGAGCATTCCAAATCATATTGAATTGCTCTTCTGTGAGGTTCATTTGGATTGTTTTTTCAGTCATTTACCTTTGCCTCCAGTTCGGCAATTTTCAGGTAGAGTTCCTCAAGGTGTGATGTGAGTTTATACAGGTTGACTTCTCCCATATCATAAACTCCAGCATCTGTGAGGTCTCCAAAGATTGTTCGCCAGTCGTCGGTTCTCTCAGTCATCGTAGCATTCCTTTAATTTTTTCAAGACAATGATTAAATCCATCCACAAGCAATTCAGTATTTACATTTTGACTTCCTGCTGCTGATTGTTCTTTCGGCAACCAACTCTCCACCAAATCTACAATATCATTACAGGCATCAAAATCATAACCAAGTTCATCTACCAATCTATTAAAAAGTTTTTGTGCTTGGTGTTTTTTAATTAACCTATTCACAACCTCATCCATAGGTTTTGGATTATCTTTCTCATCCCAATATGCTCTCACATTCCTATAAGGTTCATCAACTACATCATCATACTTCCCCTTCTTTACATCGTTGAACCACACACCTTCAAGGAGACGATGAGTTTCACCATCAGTAATAGCAACCATTACCACACCATCAACAGTATGCTTTCTCTTATACCAACCATGACTTTCATCAGCAAATTCAAGACGAAGATATTCTTCATCATTATAAGAGACAATCTCAAACTTCCCACCAAAATCAAACTCCATTCTGGGTTGAGATTTATGTGTCTCAATCTCTTTGAGGAGTTCAAGTTTCTTTTGAAGCACTTTGATTTCTGCTTCTGTTATTTCAATATCGTTCTTGTAAGTCGTTTGTTTAAAATAAGGAGTAGCATCCATCACACCATCTTTGATTGCTTGTCTAAAGGCATCACGAAGCCCTTGATCCACTTGTTCTGGTGTTTGTGGTTTTGGTTGAAATTCAGTCATTTTCTAATCACAGCAATTACTTTACGATTTGGATACTTCTCTACAATTATATCACGAGCATTCTCATAATCAACAGCATCCTTTACGGTTTCATAATACACAGTTTCATCTGCGTCATCCCAAGTTTGAACTTCGTAAGTCATCTTTATCACTCATAGTAGGACATATCATAACTACCTTCATTATAACCCATTTGAAAGATTTCTTGGGCAAACTTCACAAAGGCATCAAAGTTTCCAGAATACTCCCAACCATCATTCTCATCCCAATCTTCTTCAAAGTGTTCTTTCACAAGTTTTAGGATTTCTTCATCTAAAATCATTAGAGTGCCTCCACATCATCAGCAATCTCATTCAGTTCTTGAGCAGTATGAGTAAGCCAAGGTTCATTTGATAGCACTCCATCTCTATGAATGAGAGAAGAAATCACACGAATAGAAGATGCTAATGCTTCTTTCATATCATCTGTGGGTTCTACAATCAATTCTGCTTTGAATGTTTCCCAGATTTGGTATGCTGTGTTAGTCATCATTGTGGTTCTCCAAAAAGTCCAGTGTATCCAGTGGAATAAGATGTTTCGTAGCAACCATCATCATAACCCATTTGATAGATTTTTTGGACAAACTTCAAGAAGTCTTTTTCATCACATTCCCAGTAAATGTCGTGTGTTGTTTTACATATGTGTCTATCAAACCCATAGGTGTTAGCAAGTTTTAGGATTTCTTCGTCTTTCATCAGGCATCCTCCAAACGAATGTACTTTTCAAATAATCCTCTCATATCATAAAAATACGATTGTGCTCTATCAAGAACAGCAGTATCATAATCTTCTTGGGTTGGTTCATCTTCCATTTCCATATCCTTCCAAACTTCCAAGAAATCTTCAACAGACATATGGTATTCCAGAGGAATGTATGCGACTTTGGGAATGATTGGATTAGTCATCGGTTTGGTTGCTTATGAGAGTATTATAGGGCATCACAGACCACTTTGGGTGCCCTGCTGTGCCAGTTCTTCAAGTGTCCTTACACCGATGTAATGGAATACGAAGAAACTGAAAGAACCTTCCAGTCCATCCTATCTGTGCTCCACATTTAGGGCAACAATAAGATGGGTGAGTCATTTTTGTTTCTCCTGAAGTTTCAAGTAATCATAAGTGGTCTTACAATTCTTTAGTTGTTCCATACAATACACAATACCCCCATTCTTTCCATCTGCGACACCATCATCATAACCAAAACGAGCACCTAAAAGGAAAGTCACACCAATAGATGCGAGAACAGCAAGTAGAAGTCCCCCAATCAAATTATCATCGTTCATTTCTTTTCTACCCAAACATTTACAATACCATTAGATAAATCTTTTTCATTATTATCTTCATCATAAACAGAGAGTTCTACATTATCAGGAGGATTGAGAACTTCTTTGATGTATTCTGTGAGTTGTTTGTTTTCCGTCATCCTCCCAAATCTCCACTCACTACAATAGGTTCTACATCACCACAGACAACTTCTGCGTTCATTTGTTCCATAATAATAGACACCTTATCCATAACTCTTTCTCTGGTTTCTTGTGTCCAAATGCTGTTTCCAACAACATTCAAACTTTTATAAAGAGTGTTATGAATTACCATAAGGTCTGCTGCTGATAGTTTAGTCATTTTCTTTCACCCAAACCGAATCAAAACACAAATACATCATCCACCTCACAAAACGATTAGGCACTCTTCCTTCTGCTGGTATATAAACAATACCAGTATTCACATCAGGACGATTACCAAATAAGTAGCACTTGTAGTTAGATTGTTTTGGTTGGTGAATAAAAAATGTATTATCGGTTGAAATATTCACATAAGGAATTTCTTGTTCTTCAGTCATTTGTTTCTCCTATACCATTCAAAGTTGCGTGGTTTTGTATCAATCACATCCATACTAATCTCAAACCACTTCCAACGAAATGTAAATCCAAACAACTGAGTGCTCCCAATACTCATAATCAACAAAGGGAATATTTCAGTGGCAGGAAACTCATCCCACTGGACTGTAATATCCAACAGAGCAAACTTTGGGGATGTAAGAACTTGGAAGAACCATTCCTTTCCATAGTCCTGATAGGTTTCATAATCAAAGAGTTTCATAATGTTTCATCACTATAATTAATCCATAAATTATCACCACCAATGTTCAGGTGATACATCTTACCATTGTTTAGATAGATTCCTAACCATACTGCTTTGTTTGGTTCCATTACTTCATAATGCACCATCTTTACATCTTCTAGAACAATCTCATCTGGGTTCTTTACAAATCTTGTCATTTTAGTTGTTTTCCTGATAAATGGCATTTATTCAGAATCCTGATATTATGCCAAACTTTTCAATACTTTTCGGAGAAACTGTATAGAACCATAAAACTCCTCACCATCCTGTCCGCCAATCACAATCCAATCAATTTCTTCTAATGCCAATTGAATTCTTTGGTCTTTGGTAAGTTCCTCAAATGATTTGTTTGCTAGTTCTATTCTCTCTGCTTCTTCAAGCATTTCTTCGTGAGTCATTTCTTTGACCTCTAATTTCATTTCTGGTGTTTGGATTTTTCCCCAAGAACTATCATCAATGGTGAGAGTTTCTTTTCCTTTATCATAGACTCTCAACTTACCATCAGTCATTGTCATCCTCAAAGTCAAACCATGTATCAAGAGAGTTCATAATCTCATTCACAATAGCATCAGCAGCAGCATCAATGTGTGGTGTGCCTTCTACATGTTTGTGAGCACGATTCCATCCAAACCTAACACCTTCTTCCAGTGCCATTTCAAGTACATTACGAAATTTAGGTTTCATTTTTTAATTCTCAGGTCTCTGGTTGGGTGTTGTTCTGGATGAAGAACAGTATAATAAAAGTCAACCATACCCCTACCAAAGTTAAGAGAACTCACGGCAAATAACACAAACATAAAGAACTTGATAAATTTGATTTCTTTGTCTGTGTTTGCATCTTTCCTAATTCTATCCAAAATACTTTCTTGGTGAAGTTTTGGAATCAAACTATCTTTCTTTTGCTGATATGTCCATACACTATTTTCAAAATCATACTCCACAAAATTTGTATGATTAAAATGATTCATAACTGGCATACAAACAAAAGGAATCGTTGGGTCAATATGCCTTATACTACAATCAACCAAAATAGGAACAGGAGTTTTTGTAAGACATACAACGTGGGTTTCCATTTGTGTCTTAGTTGGAATTTTGAAAGTTCCTGGATATCCAACCAAATGTAAAGCTGGAGGATTTTTCATCACAACCATAAGGCTGCACTCAATTAATTCACATTCAATTCCATTTTTATATAAGAGTTTTAGTATCATATCACTCATACTAAAACAAAATCCCACACCACGTTCAATTAGTCCTATATCATTTATATTTTCTAGTACTGTTTGAATTTTTTTATAGTAATCAGACTCTAATACTTTTTCTAGTTCAGTATGCATGGGGATATGAAATAAATGAATTTTAGTATTAATTAATTTATTAGTCAATCCTCAATCAAAATCCAATCTTCCATGTCACTTTCAGTCACAGACTCCCAGTTATCATCAAAGAGATCAAACATGGATTCATTTGGAATGATACAATCAAACTCATCAATTTGAATGTCATCGAGAAATGCAGTAGACATGGTTCACATCAATTACAAAGTAATTATAGCACATTCTTAATGGTTTTAGTGGTCTATTGTGCCAGTTGTACAGGTGGCATGGACAATAAAAAAGAGGGTCAAAATGACCCTCTAATTATTAGGAAATTCTCACTAATTCAGTTGTATCTTCTTCATCAAGAATTTGAGGAATAAATCCTTCTATAGTAATCAAATCATTAATTACATCGTCATTATACTTTTGTGCATAATTTCTAAACATTTTATTCAATTTTTGAACATCTTTTTTTAATTGTTGCCTTGCTTTTTTTGCCTCTTCGGCAGGAACATCACTCAAAAATCCAACTACCTTAACATTTTTATTGTTTGAAATAGCATTAAGTGCTTGAATAAATGCTCTTTCAATGTAAGTGCTTCTTTTATTATTAATTGCAATTACTTCTGTTTGATTATCACATTCAAGCATTTTTCTTGCTTTACTTTCTGCTTCCTCTTTTTTCAGAGGAACCATGCTTGATTTGGTTCTAATCTTGTTGAGAACATCTTCACAAGCAGACTTTACTTTTTCTTCTTTAATAGAATGTCGAATGGAAGACCACCAATCTAAACATTGATCAAGTGTAGGAAGTTTATCAGAATTTCTTTTCTGATACCTATCAATCCAATTTGCAAGACGAACTTTAAAATCTTTAATATCTGCAGCTTTTGATGGAGGATGGTCATTGCAACCAAGACCCAATTCATCTTTTAGATCTTCAAGTTCATACCCATCTTCAAGTTTAACAACAGTATATACCCACTTATTTTGCCCAAGAGATTTAAGAGCATATCCACGAGTAAACCCATCAATGGAAGTTCCATCTTCCAAAATAACAGGGGGAAGGCTATCAATTTGAATACCTTTTACTTCAATATTATTTTTAATTTTATCTGCATTTATATAATCAGTTCCAGTTGCTCTGACAACATTTACAACTTGACCTAGATTATTAGTGTAAATGATACTATCACAGTCTCTAATTTCAAATCCTACAAATTTTGCTGTGTTAAATGTAGGAACTTCTAAATCAGAAAACCAATTTAGATCAGGAACTCCACAAGGGATTTCAATTTTTTTATATGTAGTCATAGTAATTAATAACGTAAAACAACGTAGTTTAGATAGTTTTCACAACAGTGTAACTATCTAATGGAAGCATCGGGACTCGAACCCGAAACATCTTGCTTGCAAAGCAAGTGCTCTACCAATTGAGCTATGCCCCCAAACTCCCCCACCTGGACTCGAACCAGGAACATTCTGATTAACAGTCAGACGCATCTACCATTGAGCTATAGGGGAATAAATTAAGTTTGTTTGTTCAACAAATACTCTACAGTATTTGCTACATCATTCATAGCATCACGAAGGTTTTCTCTTTGACCTGATTCCATATCAAAATGTGTAGGATCAGTTAAAGTCCAACGCCATTGTTTCATGTCTGCATTATACCACAAATTAATTATCATGCTTCTGATGTTCCAATTTAATCCAATTAAGAAGAGCATTTACTTCTCCTCTCTTTGCTTCAGTGAAGTCATTACCTTTACTAAAGATATAGAAATCTAATGCTTCTATAGCAAGGTTTCTATCTTGTTGTGAAATAAGTGACATAACAATAATTTAGTTGGTTGGAGATATTTAGTTCTCCTATCGGGGCGGCAAGAATCGAACTTGCACCTCTGCTTCCCAAAAGCAGCATTCTACCACTATACTACGCCCCGTGGTGGGAAATCACAGATTCGAACTGTGGACTTTCTGCGTGTAAAGCAGACACTCTAACCACTGAGTTAATCTCCCAAAAAGGGGCAAGAGTGTCCACCTACGATAATCTACGATGTGGCCTAGGGGACTCTTTATTTAATACAACTTTCCTGGTTGTACCCCTTACGACTATCAAGCAGACAAGTTTATCTCCAGGCGCTATGATAGAAGGTGTACAATACTGAAGTAAGTTATTGACTCCCCACAGGCATCAATAACACTTTCAGTAAGGTTGATCTCCTTCTAGGCTATGTGCCTAGCGAGTATCAACGGAAGGAACAGGAATCGAACCTGCGAAGTTTTTACACCCAGCCGCTTTCAAGGCGGTGTCCTCGACCAACCGGACTCCTTCCAATGATGGGTTAAGTGTGATATACCTCATAAGGATATAACAGGGACTTAACCTCTATCTAATTATGTATCACATCTGAATAGGAACAAGAACTTTATTGTTCTTCAGTTGTGAGATCAGTTTACCAACACTCTCAGCAGTACGAATTTGATCCTCAACATCAATAGGATTTTGGCAAGAGAACACATAAGACTTATCAGGATTGCTCTTATAAGTCACTCCAACTTGCATTTCATCATAGTCAAAGGAAACTTGAGAAATAGCAGAAGATTCAACAGCAAGAATAGCAGTAACAGACATGTGCTTTTGATTGATTACCTAGTAATAATAGCAGGTTTGGGGAGGAAAGTCAAGGGGTTTGTGCCACTTACAGAACTGTCACAGTGTTCCAATCTTGTCTATACACTAAAAGGAGAGCACTGCTACCATTTGGAGTGAAGGTAAAATATTGATTATCCACAAATACAATTCTTCCCTCCATATTTTTATATGATATGAGCATTTTCTCACTGAATGTTTGGGGGTTGGTCATCACCTTTTCCTTCTAATGATTTAACTAACAATGATGTAAAAAGTTCCATTTTATCAGGATGGACAGTAGCAGGATTGATGTTTATAGCATCTTTGAGTGCTATCATTTCGTTCCATTCTTCAATTGTAAGGTCTTTTTCTGTGGATCTTGAGTGAGTCATAGTTCTCTACAATTATCTTCAAATCCTAACACACTATCTATCCAATGATTGTTTTCTTAAGGGTTTCTTCGAAATCACTTAAGATTTCTTCATAAAATTATCAAGGGCATCTAAGTCATCTTTGAGATCTTGTTCTTGTTTCTTATCATGATAATAAGACCACAGAGCATTGTGAACTTCCATAAGATGGTCTACCCAGAAACCAGAAGGATAGATTCCCAGTTCATTCAATAGACCACGATGAGATGTTCCTTCACTTTCTGCCTTACACATAATATAACAGATTGCCTGAACCATATCAAGTTTATCTTCTTCAGAAAGCATAAAATACTTTCCTACAGCACGGTGCTTTGCTTCTTCATTTGCTTTTTGCATTTGTTTACAGGCATCAGAGTCCCACCAATCTTGTAGTGCCTTACCAAATTCATTTGTTTGTTTATCCAAATGGTCCCCAGATTCCACGATCACCCTCCTTTCTGTTTTCTAACTTATCCAAAAGAGCATCAGTATGAATGACACTATCAATCCTACTAATCAAATCTGCAATCACAGAAACTACCATAGGACGTTCAGTTCTTGATGCATAAGCAAGTGCATTTCTTAGGTTTGACTCTGCTTCTTTAAGTGATTCTTCAACTTGTTGTCCCAATGCCATTTTCATCCTCCATTAGCATACAATCAATGCACGATTGCAATCGTAACATATCTTCCCTAGAAAGTCCATCTAAGGTAATAGATTGCTTTTCAAATGCAATTGTTAGCGAATACTCATCTTCATCTGGATTAGAAGACCCACAGGTTTGAATGGTTCTCATCAACTCCCAGCCTTTTTGAGGGTATTAGTCATTGTTACATGACGAAGAGTATAAGTTCCATCCTTGTTATCAACCCATTCCACATTATCTCCTGGTTTTAGGTTTGCTGCTTCCAATAGGTCATCAGGGAATATGATGAAGTATTCATCTTCTCCGGTATCACCATTTTCAATCTTATCAACAGGAAGTTGCCACTTAATGACTTTATCTTTCTTATTTTTAATGAGATACTCCATATCACTATGTCCCCAAGGAGGCATACAATGGTCTTCCTCTTCTTCTTTCTGTTTGACTACAGTTTCTTGCCAAGCAAGTTTGAACTTCTCATCAAACTCTGCAAGATAATACTGAAGAAACTCATCTACAGCATACATCAATTGTTCAACTTTATCATATTGATGTTCTTGAAGTCTATCTATTGCACAATCAAGAATTTCACGGGCAGAACAAATCTTAGATGTTACTGCATCAACATCATTCATCGCTGTCCACATTTTGCTAGGCATTTTGTTCTTTCAAGTAAAGTTTGACTTGTTCCATAATCATAGCACCAATCTCTTCTGATGTCAGTCCATTGAGGACACTCCATCTACTGTCACAAGGATCCCACTCTATAGTAAATGTACCATCAGCATTTTCAATTACTTTGAGACCATCATCAATCTTTTGGTTTTGGTTTGTTACATTCATTGCAGTAATAAGAAAATCCAGATTTAAATTGTTTTACCACCTGATAATGTTCTTTGTCAAGTGGTTTTTCTTCTTTACATTTAGAACAAATCCTAGTTTGGGTAATAGTCTCCATCCCATTCAGATTTTTCTTTTTTACGGAGGCTCTTAAGTTCTTTGTAAAGTTCCTTGATTTGCTGATAAGCATCTTCTGGCGAGATCTTATCTGCAATTTCAAGTCCTGCAATGAGACCCACTTTATCACCAAAACGGGCAAGTGCTCTCTCGAATTCTGTGAGGGTTTCATACATTATCAAATTGTTCCTTCCATGGATTCTCTGCAACAATATCTATACGAGCATCAACTGCATCTACTGAATGCATAATTTCATAGAGAGTGTTTGTAGTTTCTACATTTTCTTCTTCTAACTTTATTATCCTTTGCTCAAGTTCTTCAATTTTTCTGAATAAAATATCAGTAGGTACTTCTGGCGTTCCCCATTTTTTTTGAAACCAATTTGGGTCACTCATTACAAAACTCCTATTTCTTTTAGATAATTTCTATATCTCATAAATCTACCAACACTTGGTTGATTGAGAACATTTAATTGGTAGCAGATCTCACAATAACATAACCATTCATACCAAGGAGTTGTTGGATCTAATACATGATAACTATTCACTTTGTGCTTTTCCTTGTTTTCTTTTTAATTGGATGACTGGTGCTAGTTACATCAGTTCCAGGTTTGATATAGAGTTGATAATCTCTAGATTTAAACTTTGACTTTGTTATGTACTTATCTGCATGATCTTGAGATTGAAAATAGCAAATCTTTTTGTCCATCATATCTTTCCCCTCCATGTGCACAATTTTGAATGGAAATTGTGTATGAGGAAAAGTTGTAGAATCTTCTGTGTTAGTTGTTTTTTTCATTTTACTTTACCATGAAGAGGACAATCACCATTCACCCATTTCTTACTAGCAGGCATGTCTTGATTGTCAAGAATTGGACACTTGCAACCTTTTGCATATGCTTCATCTGTACCAGGAACTAAACCATTCCAGACACCATACTGTTCATCATAAATGTCTGTATCATTATCAGGTTGCTCAAGTTTAAAAATCTTTGCTTTAAGTTTACTAATTTCTTCTTGCAGTTCAGCAACAATTTCATAATGATCTTCCATCATTTTGATATCAAACTCATTAGCAATCTTGCGCATGTTTTCATCACTGCGCATATCATTGAAAGCAACATAACAAGCACCTTTCATAATGCCAACTTCATTATGTCCCATTGCTTGAAGAAAATTTTCCCACAATTTAAACAACTGTGTAGTGTTTAGATCTTCTGCAGGAACTTCCATAGTAATATGTTGCTCGGGAAGAATTTCATCATCATAGATTCCACCTTTAAAATCCCAGATAGAATCAAACTTAAGAGTGATTTTTGCTGTGTAGGTCATGCACCTGTTGATGAATATGCTCTATTATACAGCATCATCCTGCTTTTGAGAAAGTTGTTGTGCCAGTTGCTCAACTGTCCTCATGTATTTTCTCATCATCCACCATTTGCCAATAGGATTACTAATCCAGAAAGGATGAAATCTAATAATCCAGATCATCCTTTCAAAATTTAGTTTAATAATTTTAAAAACAAGTAAAAGATAATCACCTACATTTTGATCTACAATCATCATTACTGCAACAACAGTAAATGCTATGAATAGTGTGTAATAGTAGGTGTTCATTTATTTTCTATTTTTACTGGACAGGATGGAATAATTTTTTTGATCTCAACTAAAATTTCTTTTTTCTGAATTTCAGTTAATCCCACAACATTTGTAAGTTTGTGTATTATTCCAACTGCTTGTGTGCAAGATATAATTGTTGTGAGAAATAGAGGAGTCATACACCTCCAAAATTTATTTACTATCTAGTTAAATTGTAATCCACCTTTCATTTTCCAAGGTCCAATTAGTTACATCTGCAATTCTTTCTCTAACTGACTTGGCAGGTTCCCAACCCATTTCTCTCATCTTATCACCATCAAGTGCATACCTAAGGTCATGTCCTGGTCGTGAGGAATGGAAGTCAATCAATTCATAATTAAGTTCTTTGCCTTGTGCCTCTGCAATGATTTGTGCAAGTTCAAGGTTGTTTAGTTCTTCTGAACCAACAATGTTGAATTTAGGACACTTAGCACCACCATAGGTATATTCAAGACTACCTTGATAGTTCAGAAGGAATAGAATTGCACTAGCAACATCCTCAGCATGGATGTAATGTCTAGACCCAGGAATTGTACAAGTTGAGTCACTATGAATGGTTACTTTTTCACCATCTCTAGACTTCTTGATGCACATAGGAATGTACTTCTCTGGATGCTGACGCTCTCCAAATACATTCATAGTATGAGTAATATAAATGGGAAGTCCATAAGTATTCTCATATGCTACAGCAAGTTCTTCACCTCCTGCCTTGGTTGCACTGTATGGGTTAGTAGAATTATATCTATCATTCTCTTTGTATTTGATTCCATCTGGAGCAGGACCAAATACTTCATCAGTGCTGAAGTAAATGAATCTTTCTAGGTTGTCTTTCTGTGTTCTTGCAAACTCTAGAATGTTACAGGTTGCCACAACATTATCAAGAACAAACTCCATAGGATACTCAATACTGCGATCTACATGAGAACCAGCAGCAAGATGAAGAATGTAATCAACTTTACCAATTTCTGATTTAATGAGAGGATTGAGTTCTGCTTTAAGGTCATGGAATACAACTTTTACACGTTTACGATCATCTGCTGTAAAATCAGAAAGAATGTCATTCAATCTATTAAGATTTCCACTATAGTCAAGTCTGTCTAGAGTTACAACATCCCAGTCAGTTTCTTTGAGAATGTATCCAATAAGGTGGTGAGCAATAAATCCTGCACCACCAGTAATAAGAACTCTTTTAGTCATATTCAATCAAGGTAGTAATCACTATTATCCACCAAATTCCACTCTAAGTCAAGTTCTTCCAGAAGTTTAATTAGTTCTTCATCATTATCTGGAAAAGTTTGTTCTTCCTCAAAAGTAAAACTTGCCTCACACAATCCAGGACCATACTCAGCAGGATCATAGAAAGTTGGCGCATAAGTTTCAACTGCATCTTCAACTACAGCAGTTACATAAACAGATCCATCATCATCAAGACTAATACTTTCAATGCTCAAGATACTCATTTCTTTTTAGACTCCTTCAGTGCAATTTTTTTGGCAGTTTCTATTGTATTGTGAACTGATATTTGCTGTCCTTTATATATCAACATATACTTATTACAATAAGGAATTACTGCCCACTCTTCATTCTGACTTACCCACCAATCTTTTGATTTCATAATTAATCTAGTAAATTGTGATCATATTCCCAATGGCAGTTTGGACAAAGTGCCATTAGATTTTCTCTTGAGTTTATCACACTTATCATTATATCATCACTAAATGAAGAAATAGGTTCAAAACAAACACCCCGTGTAGGATTTGCACCCACGACCGATTCTTTAGAAGAGAATTGCTCTGTCTCCTGAGCTAACGGGGCATAGTCCCTCCTGTTTGTGCATTGTTAAGAGGCATGGAGGGGGTGGGACTTATTCAAAGTTTGGACCTTTGATGCCCATAAGTAGAGAGTGGTTGGATTCGAACCAACTACTGAATGTGTTGTCCACGTGCCTTACCCTTTGGCTTCACTCTCTGTGGGGCAACCTTCCACCCCTACATCTTACATTGAAACATCATCAAAGTCAACATCAGGATGCAGAAATTCTAAGTAATCTTCGTAATCAACACCAAGATATTCTGCAAACTCTTTGAGCTCCTGATGATGCTCTGTATAAATGATTTCCTTTATGTTTTGAATCACAGTAAACCTCCTCAATAACCATATCTGGAAATCATTTGTTCCATCCTATCCTCTCTATATTCATCTTCCATGTCTTCTGATTTATTATCCTCTAATTCATCATAGATGGTATCAGCATCTTTTTCGAGAAAAAGGGAAGTCATAGGAGTTTATAATTATAGGGGTGATGTTATGTATTTAGGAAAGGGATTACTCCCCTTCCTGTTGCTGAAACTCAGCATCAATCTTGTCATACAATTCAACAAAAGTTGTTTTAGTTTCATCATCAAAGCGATTGAGACAAACTTTGATTGCCTTATCTTTTTTTCCAAAGATGGAATATGCTTTGATGATGTGAACAAGACGACGAGTGGAAATGACTTCATCAATACCACCATCTGCAAAGGTCTTACGAATAATCTCAGACCAAGTGCACAGATGTTTAATAAAATCAGTGTGCTCTCCAACCATAGGAATACTAAGTGATTCTGCTACTTTTGTCAAGATTTTTGTCTCAACATTAATGGTAGGATACTCTTGCTCAAAGGTAATAGGGAACCTCTCAAGAAATGCCTCATTGAGCACATTGGTGCCAATGAACCTACCATCATCAGAACCTTTACCTTTAGTATTAGCAGTAGCAAACACATTGAACCCTTGTTTAGGGGTAACATGCTTACCAATTTTCTTCAGGAAGACACCCTTACCCTCCAAAATTGACTGAAGACACATGATTTTATTGGAAGCAAGGTCAATCTCATCAAGAAGAAGAATTGCACCACGCTCCATTGCTTCAACCACAGGACCATTGTGCCATACAGTTTCGCCATTGACAAGACGAAAACCACCAATTAGGTCATCCTCATCAGTTTCAATAGTAATATTGACACGAATCAGTTCACGACCCAACTGTGCACATGTTTGCTCTACACCAAAGGTTTTACCATTACCAGAAAGACCAGTAATAAAAGTGGGATAGAATAGACCAGAGGAAACAACTTTTTTAATATCACTAAAGTTACCAAAGCTGACGAAGGTATCATCTTTCTTAGGAATGAGGTTTTGGACAACTGACAAAAGGGAAGAAATGGTATCTTTTCCTTCTGCAGCAGGAGAGTTATAGGTGTCTTCCAGTTCTTTTACTGTTGCCTCCAGATTCCATTTACCACGACTAGTTTTATATGCTTGCAGATACTTCGATGCTGTAGCATAACTAGTGTTCATTTGATTTGCCACTGATTTGACTGCATTAGCATCAATTTCAGTACCAAATTGTTCCTTTAGCAAACTAATAAGTTGTTCCTGCATGGTCTTGGGTTGATTACTTTGTAATGATAGCATGGATTTGAGGTTTGGGAACCACTTAGTAGACAGTTCCCAAACTGGCACATCAAGCAATCATATCAACAAAAGAGGACAAAAGTTTCTTATTTGTCTTCTTTTTATTCAACATTTTAGCAAATGCTGATTTAATTTGTGCTTTGGTTGCACCTTCCTCAACTTCAAACTTTTCATCTTGCGAAAGTGAAGTAGTGGGAATTACATGGAATTGATCATAACCAGTTCCAGTGAATGTGATGAATTGTTCTTTCTTGTAAATTGACTTTACTTTCTCATAATCACCAAATTCCTTGCCATACCAATCATAGCAAGTCTTGAAATCCCTACCAGGAACAACCCTAAAGTTGATGAAGTTTACAGTAGAAAACCTATCTTTCAGAGTAGAAAGAAGAACTTTGGAATACTGTGGGAAGTTTCCATAGTTATAGGAAGAATAGATTCTACCATTAGTCCTGTTACGAACAGTAGTGTTAAATGCTTTAGTGAGGCTAACATATTCCTCACCACTATTATTCTTTTTCTTGATGGTAGTTGCATTCACATAACCCTCACCATCAGTCAGGAAAACAACATTCACCTTTTGAAGTTTGTTTTTCTTTTGAAAGTCAGGAATCAGCGAATGCAATGCAAGCATTGTATCACCAATAGGAGAACCAGACAAGTCAAGATGACGAGGAGCACAACCATTACCTTTCTGAAATGCCCAACATGCTGCCCAGATGTGCTTCATTTGAGCATCCAATTCACGAGAATTACTCTTACTGGTAAAGAAGTTCATCAGTCTAAATGACTGTTCTGGTGCAATAACACCTCCTACTTTCTTGTAGATAGGAGGATGATTTGGCTGCAATTCAACATAAGCATTGCAATCCACAGTGAAAGCATAAACTTCAAAGGGAATGTTGACCTTTTTACAAAACCAAATCAAATTAAACAGTTGCTTACAAGTATCCAACATCCAATGGGACATTGAACCAGACCAGTCAAGAATAAAGATAAGACCATGATTCTTACCATCAGGAATTACTGACACTTTTTTGAACAAATCTTCATTGAATTTGTAAGTATGAAGTTTGGATGTGTCAAGTACACCAGTACGTGCAGTAGAAGAACGAGCATATTGGTCTGCTGATTTCTTACATTCAAACTCCTTAACCAGATAAGAAACTTCTTTCTCTGCAGATTTCTTGTAAGAATTGTATTCTACCAGAACATTCTGATACCAATCCTTCATCCAACCAGAATGACTTTGATAATATTCTTCAGTTTTCTGATGAATGAAATCATTAGGAATAATCACATTCTCAAGAATAATTTCAGGAAGTTCCACATAGTTAGTCTCTTGACCATACTTGTTGGTCAAATCCTGTGCCTTTTCCTCAAAGGATTGTGAAGTCTTGGATTCAAACTCACCATGCTCATTGCTGGGTTCACGTCCACCACCAGCAGGAGTTTCTTGCTCCATAGTAATAGGATTTTCACCCTGTGATTCTTGTTGAGACTTAGAAGATTCCTCTGATTCTTGTTCAATATCCATAGAATCTTGAGTATTTTGTTCAGCATTCTCAGGAAGATCTACTTCTTCTCCACTTTGTCCTTGATTTTGAACAATTTCAGGCATCTCAGTGAGTTGTTTTTTCTTGTAGTTCAAGAACTGAACAATCTCACGAGCAATATCAAGAACTTCTTGGAAAGTTTCCAGTTGACTGATACGAGTCACAAACTCATTCTCTTCATCAGAGAAAGCAATATTGTGAAATGCACCAATCTTAAAATACATATTGATGCGATCAATAAAGGTAAGATTATCAAGATTCTCATCCTTCACTGAGAAGAAATCATCATTATTCAGTTCATTATATCCATTGTAAAATGTCTTAGAAAGACCAGGATACTTTTTCTTCATCAAACGTTCTACACGAACATCTTCAATTACATTGATAAAGTCCTTAGGAACATCAGCATACTCTTTTGTCCAATCAATATTATCAGTAAAGAGTGCATGTCCCACTTCATGACCTACAAGAAGATCATAAACAGTTGCAGATGCTTTATCCCATAAAGGAAGAACAAGAACCCTACGATCAACATCAAAGCACGCAGTAGGAACTTTCTTGTGTTCAATGATAAGGTTCTCAGTTGCCAGACATTTGGCAAGAGAACCTTTAACTTCAAGATTGACTGACATGTGGGATTTCTTTACTGTCCTTATAGGATAGCACAAAAAAAGGGAACTGGAGGTCTGTATGGACCAGTTCCCAAAGTGTCCTATAGGAGTTAAGTATTACCTATCCTTCAACCCTAACAGAGTGATTATAGGTAGATTTTAGATACTTGTCAAGTACTCATGCATTATGTCCTTCTAATAAGACACTGACACTTCCTAAATCAAATGTATCAGTTCCGTTAGCCATGGTGATGCGGATTCTGTCGAGGGTGGCAGAAAGAGATTTAGACCCTGAGGTTAGATATCCTATAGAGCTGGTGTGGCCGCTAATACTACCAAACATAGACCAAGTGTTTGTGCTAGCATCTATCAAGGTCAAGATGCAACTACCTGAATATAGGTTAGCTGCAGCCTGGTAACTTGTATTGAGGGTTAAAAGAAAAGCTGAAGCCAATGTTACACTAGCAATTCCACCTACAAAAACATGATTCGATCCATTGTAACCACTAGTCTCATATCCTCCAGAGTCACCAAGTTGTATTTGCATAGGTGATGTACTGTTTGTACTTACACCATTAAGCATAAAAGTAATTCTCTTTACCCAACTTGGGATGCTTGTGAATTCAACTGCGGTGCCAGTAGCAGATTTTACTGCTTCAAGTCTCATTAGTTCATAAAAAGAAGTCCCTACTACATCAGTTGCTTTATTTACAGCTAAAGTACTCATATCTTTATAATCTTTTTAGTTATTTATCAAGTTCTATCAAATGCAAAGGGAAGATAAGGTCCATTTGCATTCACATAATGAAAAAAGATTTGATGATGATATGTATCATCTTTTTTAAACACTCTTTGAATCCTATTATATTTTGATTCTAAAGGATACCTCCAGTGCTCTCTTTCACATCCTTTATAAATCACGGCATCACCATTTTTCATATTTACAAAGCTTTCATTACTATTGGGTGTCTCAAACCAAATAGGCCAAGGTTCTTTTCTATTTGTACTGATTTGAAGAGTAACACTCACTTCACAGGAAGGTCTATCACTATGTCTTTTTAGTCCTTGCCCAGTAAAATAAAATCTATCAAAATAATAAGTAGAATATAAATCAATACCTAAAGTATCTTCTACTTCTTTTTTGATAAGATAATGAAGTTCTTTATATGGAGGAAAATTATATCTTGATAATGAACCTTGAACTTGTTTTTCTTCTGGTTCATAATTAGATTTATTTTTTCCAAGATAATTAATTTGCCCTCTTTCTTTTGGAACTGGGCAAAAAATCATTTCTGGATTTGTTACCATACCTGGAACAAAAAGATATCCATTTTTTTCAAATGACTGATGATTAGTCATCTGATAGGTTGGTAAGGTTTGTTTTTGTGGATATTCTCTTTCCATCACTTCCACCGAGGCCCAATTGTCCACCCAACTAAAGATTTTCTTACTCCAGATTTTACTTTCTTTACTCTATGTGGAGTTCTTGAATCAAAAAATGCAATAGTCCCTTTTTGCTTTGGCATAAAATAAGGTTTCCCAGAACTATCAAGAAACTGGACTTCACCTCCAGTATATTCATCAAAATTTGAAAGTTGTAAAGTAAAAGAAAGTTTTCTCACATATTCTACATTTGTTGCAATAAAATCTTGTGGGTCATTAACACAAGAAGTTGTAATATTTTGTGGTTTATAACAAACATCTATACCTGAATCAGTATGCCAATTATAAAATTCACCTTCTGAGTATCTTGTATATTGTAGACTTTCACCATCAATACAAGTTAAATCATAAAGAAAATTTTCTCTATTTGCTCTTGTAGCATAATGCCAAAGAAACCCACCAATCCAGTGTGTAGTAGGAATCCATACATTTTTACTATTTCTAATGTCCTTATTTACTTCTCCCTGTCCACCATATCCAACCGCAGAATCATCAAAATTATTTTCAAAAACTTTTAAATCTTTTTCTAAAATACTTATAATATCTTGAGGTAAATTAGTATCATACCATACTGTCTGAAATGCCATAAAAAAATCAAGTCATTTGAACTATTTATTTTGAATCAATCATATAAAACAAATCTCAAATATCCCCTTCCTCCTGCACCACCTGTAGCAGAAGGACCAACTCCCCCAGCACCAGGAGCACCAACTTGATATGGATATGGAGAACCTCCAGTTATAGTAAGTCTTGTGTGAATTGCACGTCCTCCTCCACCTCCACCAGCACCACCAGTCAATCCAGTCCATGACCCTCCACCTCCTCCACCAGCAGGTTCACCAGCAACACCAGGCCCTGGAAATGGGGTTGCTCCAGGACTTCCAGGTCCTGCACCAGCCCCACCTGCTCCTGATACTACACCAGGAAATCCTCCAGCATTGCCACCATTTCCAGTTCCAGGTCTAGATGCTGCTGTAGTTCCTGATGTATTTGTTGTTCCTCCAGTTGCAGTTCCACCAGTTCCTCCACCAGTTCCTCCTCCTGGAGAACCTCCAGTTCCAGAATTTCCAATAACAGTTGAGAAAAATGATGGAGTTCCATTTGACCCAACAGTACGAGCTAGAGGAGATGTCCCAGCACCACCTCCTCCACCTCCAATAGCAAAAACATAAACTCCAGATACAATTGGATTTACAGTTACACTTCCACTTTGAGGTGTTTCAAGTATCACAGAAGCATCTGTTTTTACTCCCACAACAGTTGCTATATGCCCAGCACCACCAGTAGCACTTGACTTAAATGCTGTTCCTCCTGAAATAGTGAGACTTGTGCCACCTTCAGGAAAAACTCCAGTACCAAAAGTTTCATTATAAAGACTTGCTTGTGCAACACTAGTATCATCAAAAATTATAGTTGGTCCTGAAACTGTGATTGCCATTTTGTGGTGGTGGATAAATTACTGTTTCTGGAAATGTGGAGATTTTGTGAGGTATATAATGTCTTTTATGGGGGGTTCTTAACGGAAAACTGTGATGTTGACTTGAGCACCATCAGTAGAAGTACCAGAAAGATTTGCTGTTACAACCCTCACCAATAATGTAGTTCTGGCAGTTGTATCATCCAACGTTCTGCCCGTTAACAGGCCTCCCGTTCCCCCAAAAGACCAAGCAACTGCATAATTTGCATCAGGCATCGCAGTCGTAAAGTTCACAGTATAATCACCAGTATTATTATCAGTAATAGAAGTTACATTAAAAGAAGCACGAATAGCAACAGTACCAGTACCATTAAAGTTCACCCAGGCTCTGCAAAAAGTTCCAATTGCAGTTCCAGCACTATTATTGATAGTTGGTGGAGAAGTAGTGTTACTTTGAATTGTACCTACACTTAAAGTACTCATAGTTTATACCAGTGGATTTGGACCTAAAACATTTTCATCCCAAACTTGCTTGAGTTCTGCAGTTACACCAAGAACATCAGTTGCTGTTGGTTCTACATTATTCACAATAGTAGTCACATCTCTGAGTGCTTGTTTTTCTGTAGTAACTTCTGCAACTTTAGCAGAATCTCCTACTTCAAGTGCTTTCATAAACTCTACATCCTTTTGCTCAAGTAAAGGATTTCTCACTTCACGAATTATATCTTTGTGAATTTCTTTTGCTTTATCTACATTAATTCCAATAGGCATTTTCAAACCTCCTCATAAGTCCAAGCATTTCTGTAAGTTCTATCATTAGGAATTTCCGAAACATCAACAACTTGATATGGTTTTCCTTCTGGTACACTTTCAATTAATTTTTCAAGTGAGAGACATTCCATAGTAGGAATTATTACAGAAACGCCACCTTCATCATTTGGATAAATTATTCTTGTATTAATCATAATTCCTCAATTAAACAATAACCCAACGAGCACCAGTATTTATAGTGACTGTGATTCCACTATTTATTGTGGTTGGTCCCACAGTTAACCAATTGTAGGTGGTGGTAAGTGTTTGGTTTGCACTAATAGTTGGTTCACTACCAAGAAAATTTCCACCATTTGCACCCAAAACAGCCATTTTTTTATCCTAACAATTTGGAATTATTTATAATGTTGCTTAAATTTTCAATTTGAACTTGTTGCTCTTTAATTGCTTCTATGAGTAATCCAACAAGGTTTCCATAAGCAACTGATTTGTATCCATTACTTTCTATAACAAGTTCTGGATATACTGTTTCTAACTCTTGTGCAATCAAACCAATAGTATGAACCTTAGTATCAATACGATCATATTCTACACCTCTAAGATTAAGAACTTTTTCAAGTGCATTTTCAATAGTATGAATGTTAGTTTTTAATCTTTCATCAGAGTTTGCAGTTATAGTTCCACCAACAGTTAAGTCACCTGTACTTGCATTAAATGTAAATGCAGTTGCTGTAGTTCTAACACTTGCAGTTTGGTTTGAACCTGCTGCTGCAACAAATACTGGATAAAATGTAGCATTTGTTGTTGTGTTTGTAGCATTAATTAAAGTTGATGGTCCTGCAGCTCCCTGTGCACCTGGAGTTCCTTGAGCACCTTGAGCACCTGCAGAACCTTGTGCTCCTGCAGATCCTTGTGCACCTTGAGGTCCTCTAGCTCCTTGTGCACCTGCAGTTCCTTGTGCACCTGCAGTTCCTTGAGCACCTGCAGCACCCTGTGCTCCTTGTGGTCCTTGAGGTCCTCTAGCTCCTTGTGCACCTGCAGTTCCTTGTGCTCCTGCAGTTCCTTGTGCTCCTGCAGTTCCTTGAGCACCTGCAGCACCCTGTGCTCCTTGTGGTCCTTGAGGTCCTCTAGCTCCTTGTGCACCTGCAGTTCCTTGTGCTCCTACAGTTCCTTGTGCACCTGCAGTTCCTTGAGCACCTGCAGTTCCTTGTGCACCTGTAGATCCTGTAGCACCTTGTGCACCTGCAGTTCCTTGAGCACCTGCAGTTCCTTGTGCACCTGTAGATCCTGTAGCACCTTGTGCACCTGCAGTACCTTGAGCACCTGCAGTACCTTGAGCACCTGTAGATCCTGTAGCTCCCTGTGCACCTGCAGCACCTTGTGCACCTGTAGATCCTGCAGCACCTTGTGCACCTGTAGATCCTGTAGCACCTTGAGCACCTGTAGATCCTGTAGCACCTTGAGCTCCTGTAGATCCTGTAGCACCTTGAGCTCCTGTAGATCCTGTAGCTCCCTGTGCACCTGCAGTTCCTTGTGCTCCTGCAGCACCCTGTGCTCCTGTAGATCCTGTAGCTCCTTGTGCACCTTGAGGTCCAATCTCGCCCATAGGACCAAAGGAGAGTTGGTTGAATGCAAGGCCGGATGTATAAATGGAACTATCAAGATAAAGAGCACTTCCAATTGCTCTTGCAACAGTTCTCAAGAGAGTTCCATTTAAATAGTACCTTACATTTGCACCATCATAAATGACATAAGCAGTATCACCTGTGGTATAAGTTCCATAAGAACCTACTATTGGAACATTACTCTCATAAATGTTTACTGTTCCACTATCAAAATAGAAAGCATAATCAATTGAAGCATAACTTGCATTTGTTGTTGGGTCTGTATTGAGACCAAACATTGCAAATCCAGTTGTTGAGGATATTCTTGCAGATGCAAATGCTCCCCTCACATAACCTTGAGATGAATATACCTGAGAATCCCAAGTACTTGCAGCTCCACCAGTTTTGGTGAATGTTGAAGAATCTGTTGTGGACTGAGTGATGTTTGTTAGGTTTGGTGTCCAATCAGAACCACCTCTTGCACCTTGAGCACCTGCAGCACCTTGTGCACCTGCAGATCCTTGTGCTCCTGCAGCACCCTGTGCACCTGCAGTTCCTTGAGCACCTGTAGATCCTGTAGCTCCCTGTGCACCTGCAGCACCCTGTGCTCCTGTAGATCCTGTAGCACCTTGAGCACCTGTAGATCCTGTAGCACCTTGAGCACCTGCAGTACCTTGAGCACCTGTAGATCCTGTGGCTCCCTGTGCACCTGCAGCACCCTGTGCTCCTGTAGATCCTGTAGATCCTGTAGCACCTTGTGCTCCTGCAGCTCCTTGTGCACCTGTAGATCCTGTAGCACCTTGTGCACCTGCAGCACCCTGTGCTCCTGTAGATCCTGTAGCACCCTGTGCTCCTTGAGGTCCTTGAGGTCCTCTAGCTCCTTGAGCACCTGCAGTTCCTTGTGCTCCTGCAGCACCTTGAGCACCTGTAGATCCTGTAGCACCTTGAGCACCTGCAGCACCTTGAGCACCTGTAGATCCTGTGGCTCCCTGTGCACCTGCAGCACCCTGTGCTCCTGTAGATCCTGTAGATCCCTGTGCTCCTGCAGATCCTTGTGCTCCTGCAGATCCTTGTGCTCCTGTAGATCCTGTAGATCCCTGTGCGCCTGTAGATCCTGTAGCACCTTGTGCACCTGTAGATCCTGTAGCTCCCTGTGCACCTGTAGATCCTGTAGCACCTTGTGCTCCTGCAGCACCCTGTGCACCTTGAGGTCCTGAGTTTGGCGTAACCCACCTCAATCCTACTCCAGTAGAACTTAATACTGAACTTGCAGAACCTACACTATTGCTTGAATCATAAATTCCACCAGTAATTCTTACATTACCTTGAACATGTAATTTTTGTGTTGGCCCTGTGGTTCCAACTCCAATATTACCACCATAAGGTCCAAGTTCAATTGTTCCGTCAGCATCTACATCAATACTTGGAATACCAGAAACATCATTAACTGAGAAGATAGATCCAGTAGTTAGATTATTTGTAATACTGAAGAGTTGTCCAGCAGAACCTTCCCAAGAAAGTGTTCCTGAATTTAAAGTATCATAAGGAACGATATCAATAATAGTACCAATTCCAAGTGCCCCAGTAGAAGGATTGAATTGAAGTTTTGTTGAAGAAACATGAGCAGTTTTGGCAATTCCAGATGTTACAGAAAGAATGCCAACATACCAATTAGAGTTCTGAGTAGTATTATTGAAAACAGTAAATCCACCATCACTTGCACCTTGTGCTCCTGCAGTTCCTTGAGCACCCTGTGCTCCTGTAGATCCTGTAGCACCTTGAGCTCCTGTAGATCCTGTAGCACCTTGAGCTCCTGTAGATCCTGTAGCTCCCTGTGCACCTGCAGCTCCTTGTGCACCTGCAGAACCTTGTGCTCCTTGTGGTCCTTGAGGTCCTCTAGCTCCTTGAGCACCTGCAGTTCCTTGTGCTCCTGCAGCACCTTGAGCACCTGCAGATCCTTGAGCACCTGTAGATCCTGTAGCACCCTGTGCTCCTGCAGATCCTTGAGCACCTGTAGATCCTGTAGCACCCTGTGCTCCTGCAGATCCTTGAGCACCTGTAGATCCTGTAGCACCTTGAGCTCCTGTAGATCCTGTAGCACCTTGAGCTCCTGTAGATCCTGTAGCTCCCTGTGCACCTGCAGCTCCTTGTGCACCTTGTGCTCCTGTAGTTCCTTGTGATCCTTGAGGTCCTATAGAACCTTGTGCTCCTTGTGCTCCTGTAGCTCCTGTAGCACCTTGAGCACCTGCGCACC